TTCTCCTCGTATAATAAGTTTCAAAGTTAATAATTTCAGGTATCAGCAGGCTTTGAGGTGCCCGTGATACAATAGCTGTAGGACAGCAGGGTCAAGTTCTGAGTTCTCCGGTTGAGCCGTAAGGCTGCTTCACGAAAAGTCCGTTCCCCTGAGCCGGAAGTTAGCTGCAAACTCATTGGCTGTTTGCCAGAACGTAGGCCGCCCTTTCAGCAGTGAGGGCTATCGCATTGGCTGGTTCTGGAATGATTCTGATACGCGAGGTTGCGGATGCTCCGGTTATCATGGGTATCTCAAAGCCTGCTGGCCTGAAATCTCCATGCGGGGAGGTGAAAATTATGAATCCATTATTCGTTGGCATTGATGTGAGCAGCAAGAACAACGTAGCCTACCTGATGAAGCCGGACGGCAGCAAGCATTCCAGTTTTTCAGTGCAGAACAACCTGGGAGGTGCTAAACTGTTGTCGGAGAAAATCGTGTCGGCACTTCATTCCATGCAGCTCAACGATGTGGTAATCGGTCTGGAAGCCACCTCCATCTACGGGGACAGCCTTGTTTATGCGCTCCGTGAAGATGGCAGCCTGGGCCGGTTCCAGCGGAAAATCCATGTTCTGAATCCAAAACAGGTTCGGAAATTCAAGGAAGCCTATCCTGACCTGCCAAAGAATGACTGGGTGGATGCCTTTGTGATTGCCGACCATCTCCGTTTCGGCAGAATTGCCAAGGAGGTCTATATGGACGACTATCGCTACCAGGCGCTCAGAACGCTTACCAGAGCCAGATTTGATATCATTCAGAACCTGACCCGTGAAAAACAGCGGTTTGCTAACTACCTATTTCTCAAATGCTCTGGTATCGCTCAGGACAAGGACATTCAGAATACCAGTGCCACCACGATTGCACTCATGGAACACTTTGAGACTGTGGACGACCTTGCAAATGCTGATTTGGACGAGCTGACGGCCTTTATTTCCGAAGCAGGCCGAGGCAGATTTGTTGACCCGGATGCTACTGCCAAAGCAGTGCAGGCTGCGGCCAGAGGGTCCTACCGTCTGCCAAAGACAGTGAACGACACTGTGAATCAGGCCATGTCCGTCTCTATCGCTTCCATGCGGGCGTTGAAGGAACAGGTCAAGGTGCTGGACAAAGCCATTGAGCAGCACCTTGAGATTATCCCAAATACGCTGACATCCATTCCCGGCATTGGCAAGGTCTACTCTGCCGGCATCATCGCTGAAATTGGCGATATCCACCGTTTTAACGCTCAGGCATCTGTTGCCAAATTTGCCGGTCTTGTCTGGCACAGGAATCAGTCCGGCGACTTTGAAGCCGAACATTCTCAAATGATTAAGTCCGGCAACCGCTATCTCCGCTACTACCTGCTGGAGGCCGCCAACTCCGTGAGAAGATGCGACTCCGAGTTTCGGCGCTACTATGACCTCAAACTCAAAGAGGTCAACAAGTACCAGCATAAACGCGCACTCGCCTTAACTGCCAGAAAACTGGTCCGGTTAGTCTTTCGACTGCTGAAGGACAACCGCCTGTATATCCCGCCGGAGGGCTGAGTGCTCGCTCGCTACTCTGACACATAAGCCCTGTTTCAAAATTTGCAGAGGCAGGGCTTGGGTTGGTGTTGCCTTTTTACAGCCAACACAGTTCTTTTGCTCCACTTTTCTTCAAAATCTTATTCCATCACCTACTTGACTTCATACCATTGGACTTTCCAAAAGAACCTATGTAAATTTGAATATGGATGCAATAGCGTCAGCACTACCTTTCAGCAAGTCGTTTCTGAGTGCTGCCACATACGGAAGAAGGAATCCCCTTTCAATGCGTCCGGTCATAGCGCCAAACGCGAACCAAAGCATAAAGGCAAGAAGCAATGCCCAGATGCAAAGAAAGAGGATAGTTCCAAACCGGCCAAGGAAAATCCAACCGCCGCCTGAATCCGATTTGCGGTTGTTGCATTTCGGACAAGAAGCGGTCAGATTATGTATACTGTTGATGTCCCCGTTCGGAACGAGGATACGATAAGCACGGTGCTTATTGGCGAGATTGATAGACACAATATGGTCTACCTGCATCGTCTTGCGGAGCATAATGCGGCCGCAGTACGGGCAAAGATAGAACTTGCCGAAAGCGCCGGGATGCGCTTTGATGAACCTGTAACGGTAGTCATCCGAGCGCTCATAGCGAGGATGCTTAGACATGGGCAGAATGAATCTCATGGGCGCGGTTTGCTACATCGACCCAAGGATGGGCTGCGGGAGCCTTGCGGGTCGGGAAGCCTTCGGGCAGATGCTTCGGGAACTTCAGGCCGTCAGCCTGGGTGCCACTGTTCAACTTCTCCCACTCATGCTCCCATGCGGCAAACTCCATGCCGTGGGTCTTCTCCCAAATGGACAACTCGCCATAGGACATGCCGCCCAGGTCCGCGAGCTTGGCACGCATGTTCAGGTCTGCGGCTGCGGTGACGGTCTTGTTGTTCTGTTTCATTTTTTCTACCTCACGTTTTCTCTGTTCCCGCTCCATCTTGCTCCGAGCATTGCTGCGCTGAGCGGCGTTGCGGCGGTTCTGGTTGTAGCACTCCTCGCAGAAAAGGCGATTGCCTTTAGCCACGATAGGCGCACCACAAATAACACAATGGACGATTTTACCAATTTCGCTTGCCATAGAATTCGCTCCTCCTTCGAGCGGCGTTGCACCGATTTGCAACCTTGCTTTGTTTGACTGAGAGAACCACACGCCCTTGTGGCGATAAGGTTCAGCGGAATATCCACAGCGGCTAAATGCCGCTCTGAAACATAAGAAGTCCTTCAAGCTATGCCAATTCCAGTTAGTTGCAGATTTTGCAACCATGAATTTCTGCGCAAAAAACGCGGAGCAGGATTGAAAACACCCTATCGATAACTAAATGTCACAATCCAACTTGCAAACATGATGTAAATAAAAGTCGATATATCGGCTAAAGAACGCTGCTGACTTACACGCTATTGCTGTAAATGCCAAACGGCCACTGATTCTTTAGCGCAATACGCAATTCTTGCAAATTGCACATTTTGCAAGTTTGATTTTGCGCGTACAGACTGGCATCCGTGCCCTGCCGATACGGGGTACAGATTTATAGCTTAAAGCTGATACCGAATCTTACTGCAACAGTGACAGTAAGGATTCAATGTCGCAGCCCCAAAGAAGGGCGGACAGAGCGGTAAAGGCTCTGTGCTTCTTTTCGGAGAAGTAACTGCTGTTGATGCCGACTTGCTCTGCGAGCTTGGCTTCATCCGTTCCGTTTGCGCCATACTTCTCATTGACGACGAGTTGAAGAACGTCATAGAGCTTTGAATCGCCGGGGAAGTCTTTGACCAGCTCAATAGCCCCCCGAATCAGCTGGGCGTACTGGGCCAGAATCTGTGCTTGCTGGCAGCGAGCATCGCTTTCAGTGGTGTTGCCGCCGCTGGCAAGGATACGAACCGAGCGGTTCTCATCCACAATAGAAGGGTTTGCAATGCGGGAATACTCTCGCAAGAGAACCTCTGTGTTATGGAAAAGGAAAGATGCTTCTGCACTCTGGGCCTCGCCCTCGTTGGGGGCCAGTTCCATGACGAGCGGCTTGATAGTGCTGCTGCCTACCTTCGTGACATCTTCCACAATGGAATCAAAGTTGTTGCGGATTGCAACCGCCGATACCGGGTCACTTTCCAGAATCGAGCCGCGCATCATAGCCATTGCCAGGCTGATTTTAGAAGGCTTGCTCTGGGGATTGAGGAACACCGCTTTGTTCATGGCATCATCAACAGCATCTACCAGCTCCTGGCAGCGGGCAAAAAAGACTTTGCGCATCTCAAGACGCAGCTGAGGTTTCGCGCAGCCGACGGAGCTCTCCAGCATTCTCTGGATGTTGCTCATGCGACAGATGGTTTCATCCGCGTTCTGTTCCCGCAGTTCATCAATGACTTTGTCAATATCCTGTGCTCTGAGAATCCACTGGAGAGCCGGATAGCACATCAAAGCGATAACCACGAACTTTTCGTCTGTGCCCTTGCTTGCCATACGGTTTGCATGACGGGCAAAAGCGCGAGAGCGGTTCACCCCGTTATATTCAATGAATGTGCGTCGAATATCCACTACGATTCCCTCCGAAGACAACACCGTTTGCAAAAAATCCTTGAGCTGATTTTCGGTGTTTGCCAGTTTATTGTTGCTCACCGCGTCCATCCTTGTGACCCTCCTTTTTGCTCATTTCTCCCAGCTGCCTGTAAAGCTCTGCCTTCGCCTCATTGCGCACCGCAGAACCAAGCAGACTGTTCTGGCTGAAAACGAGCTGGTAGCCGCGCTCCTCACAGAGTCTGCGCAGCCGTTGACACAGCTTGAAGTTATGTACGGGATAGCTGATTCCCGTATTGATAGCGTTGAGATAGCAGCGGTAGTTGTCGCTGTCCTTTTCGTTCGAGGTGTAGACAAGGATTTCTCGGTCTGATGGGATGTGTCTCTCGTCACCTTCCTGTGCGCCGAGCACATAGATTAGCTCGTTGAGGAAGCTCTCCCCCATCGTTTTGTTGTCCGCCTTGGTCAACACACGATTGTGCGGCATCACTGTTGTGCCGTCACTCTTCGCGAACAGGACCTCACTTCTGGTCACGCTTATCGGCTCACCATAGACTCTTACCTGTTCAAGATACATAACCACGGGCCTTGCTTTAGTCATACGTAACACTCCAAACCTCTTATTTGTAAAAAGTGCAACCATGATTCTGGCCGTGTCACCTCACTGCCCGAACCACAATCGCCACTTTTCATGGTACGCAGTTCGCACAAACGCGCAAGTATTTTTTTAGAACGCGTCATTACTATATCTTGTGTAGCTTCCTAATTATAACACTATATATAGTGGTTTACAATCAAAGAGACGATTTGTACACAAAATATAGTATATTTTGACAAGTGTTAAATGATAATTCGCACGTAAGAAAAATGGTATGAGCTATGATGCTCTATAGGGAAACGGCAACAGGTTCTTATTTCTCTGGAAAGTAATACTTGGAAATTTAGCGCTCAAAGTTGTATTTTTTGCAACCATGTGGTATCATAATAAATATGAGGTGATTTATATGAGCACATTACGAGTAGACGAAGAAAACTACAGAGAGTTTGTCGAGACGATTTCGGATGCTCGTCAAGACTGGATTGACGCAGTCGGAGATGGAGCTATCACCATCATGGAACGTCAACGATACCTTTTGGGAATGTCGATAAAGACTTACTATACAGAATTTCTCGGTTGTAAAATGAACTATCGCACAATCCGAGACGTGGTAGACAGAACAAGCCCGGTCCCTACTGAATTGATGCTTTCCTTCTGCTTCACATACGGGTATGACATCAAACGCTTCTTGGAGGTTTCTGAGCTTATAAAACAGGGACGGTCATTTGACCATTATCAGCAAATAGGAGCGTCTATAGAAGCGTTGGGGAAAGAGGGCATCTATCAGCTTGCCGAAAGTGTTTTCAAAAACTGTACCGATGCAAACCTTTATAACAGACGTCGCTGCTCTGAGACATTGCAGGCATTTGCGGCTGGCTTGAGAGAAGGCCATGAAGATACGGATAGCCTACGAGTAAAAAATGCCGCCAAGAAAATTGTACGGAAAGCAGAGAAGGCTACTCTGAATATAAGAGCGGAATCGAAGAAGTTGGCAGATACCATTGAAACGGTAGAATACAATATCCCACAGAAATAAAAAGAAGCTGTTGCACTGACAAGGTGCAGCAGCTTTTCTTTTGCTCTTAATAGAAGGCATCTGCCATTGAAAGCAGAGTATTCATACTGGTATCGGTCGCAGCTGGCGTGGGAGCCGGTTGCGAGGGATAACAGCTCTGTGTTGGTTGCGGGACCGGAATGGGCGGCACCGGAAACTTCTGGATGGGTTCGCCGGTTTTAACGGGAGTGGGGTCAGGGGCAGTTTTATCTTCCTGCCGGAGATTATGCTTATTCAGCGCAGCTTCCATTGACTCTTCTACTACCCGGCGGATAGTATCTTCACTCAACCCGTTGCCATTGTTCTGAATGGTTGCATCCCCTTTGGCTGTAGTCTTCAGCGAATCGAGTAGCGCATCCACGATGATGGGTGTCCGCTTACCATATCCGGCGTTCTTGAGGATGTCGTAAGCCGCTTTTTGGCGGGGGTCAGACATATCAAAGGAGACAGGCAGGCGCAGCTGGTTTTTATCGTTTGTAGCCAAGGTGTATCACCTCGCAATTAACGATTCTCGGCAGCCAGCTTGGTCTCCGCCATCATCTTGAAGCCAATCGCATTGGCGCGGGGGTCCTCCACAAACAAGTAGTCGTCACGACCCAGCTCGCTCTCAATGACGGGGCGCATCAGGATGGAGCCACCGCCGATGAAGACAGGATAAGACAGGGTCAGGTCAACGCCCTTCTCTTTCAGGGAGCGAATCAGCGTCCGTGCGTAGTTTCGAGCCGTGTTGTGAACCAGCTCATTGATTTCGCGGCCCGGATTGTAGCCACGGCGCAGGATGTTGTCAATGCTGAAGTCGTCCATGTCAAGCTGGAAGCGGTTGCGAACCGCACGCTGGACTTCATCGTACATCTTGATAACGCCGTTGTTAAAGCTCTCGCAGAAAGCCATATCCACCTGGCCGCCACGGCTGAACTTGACAACATCAGTGGTGTAGCCACCAATGTCGATGATGTAGGTGTAGGCTTCGGGGCGGGCCATGATTTGCGCCATGTGCGGAGCAATCGCGGCAACGCCCTGCGGGAAAACCATAACGCGAACGACGCGAATCTCGAAGTGAACTTCATTGTAGGTGAACTCCACCCGACGGCCGTCGCGGCCGAAGTAGGTCTGATACTTCGGGGCCAGGTCATGGATGTGCGTAGGAGGCAAGCCCATCGCCAGGCAGATGTCCTGCTTGATTGCCTGCTGACCGGGGCGAATCATGCCACATGCCTGAAATTCCTTAGCGATAGCAAAGAGGGTCAGCACGTAGTAGGACCAGTCAGCGGTCTTGTCGTACATGTACGGCACACGGGACTGGGTCAGGCTGTAGTAGTTGCCGTCAAAGTAGAGCGTGTCGGACTTAACCGCCGGGGGAATATTCCCGTGGCAGATAAGGCCGGAGTTGAACGGCTCGGTGTGCGGCGTTTTGATGTTCTTGTTGCCGGTATCAACGGCAATGACCATAGGATTCATAATCAGTTCTCCCCTCTTTAGGTTTCCTCACGGAACGCCAGATACTTGGCCGTAGCCAGAGCCAACTGCGCGAACTCGCTCTTAACACCTGTTGTGACGAAGCGGATGCTCACAGACATCATGGCATTCCACGCCAGGTCAATGTACTTACGGCAGACTTCCGATTTGCCATTGATAAGACGGTTCGCGTTCTCGTTCATGGCTTTTGCCAGTTCAGGCTCGGTATAGACGACCACATCGTGGATGTCACGCTCCTTGATAGCGTTGAACATCTCGATAGCACCCATCAGTGCAAACTCTTCTTCGTTCGGTGCATGACCGCTGCGAGAGGACTGAACGAAAGCGTCTCCCATGTCCACGCACAGACCATAAGAGCCAATGCCTGTTTCGTCGTTGTAGCGAGCATACAGGAAGACATTAGCTTCTTCCGTCTCGGCTTTGCGGGGAGATTCCCCATACGCAACGAGGCTCTCGGTGAACTGCGGGCCTTTCATACCGACCGGCCACTGCATATCATCCGTTTCCTGCTGCGCCAACGCCCCGGCTGGTTCAGAAACTTCTTCGCTGCCCGATTGAGGTTCATCGGAGACGGTATCGATAGGTTCTGCTGCTTCTTCCTGTGCGGGAGGAACCAGAGGTGTAGAGAAGTCCTCTTCGGGCTGCTCCGGCATCGGTTCCGGGGTCGGGGTAGGAATCGGTGCGGCAGGCTCCACATCCTCAATATCCGTCATATCGATTTCGATGGACGGTTCATCAACGGTATCAACGGTGTCAACGGTTTCCTTCACAGCGGGCTGAACACGCTCGATGACAGTGGTCGTTTCAGGAACCGAAGTAGCAAACGTGGGCTGTTCTTCCGGCTGCGCGGCAGGCTTGGCAGCAAAAGCGTTCTGCACAAAACCGGGCTGTTTGGGCTGACGTTTCTGATTGGGAGTTTTGGCCTGCTTGTGCGGCCGCTTGAAAAGGTTCTGTACGAACGGATTACCGTCACTGATTTCATCCATGTCCTGCTTGGTGACAGGCTGCTGCACGGACGCGCTGTTCTTTGCCTCCGGGGCACTCGGATTGTTCTGAGGAATCATTACGACGGGCTCATCCTCCACGTCGTCAACATCATAGTTGTCGTCAAAGACGTGGTATTTCTCGACAGCTGACTCGGCTGCTGCCTTCTCACGACGCTCCTGCTCGGCAGCTTCAGCTTCGAGCTTGCGCTTGCGGTTTTCTTCCTCTGCACGGTTTGCCTTAGACTGGTCGAGGCGTGCAAAGATGTCATTCAGACTGCTGTGTTCAGCCATTGGATACATCCTCCATTTCGGGTTTTACGGTTTCGGGCTCAGACACGACGCCGGTGGTCTCAACGGACGATTCCGTCTCCTCTGCCAGCTCTTCGTCCGAGTCGGGATATTTCGGGGCGGTTGAGATGTTTTTCTTAAAGCAGCTCGGCCAGACGCAGTATTCCTTATTACTGCGCCAGGGGCAGGCAGTTTCGGCACAGAGCGGACGGCGCTTCTCCGCCTTAGCAACAGCTGCAAATGCGCCGCCTTTCGTGGCATGAATCTCTGCTCTACGCCGCTCCGAAAGCTTATCAAAGCCGCGCTCCACGGCTTCCGGCGTGATGCCGAGGGTACTGGCAATCTCATCGGACGTGTGATTCGTCCGCTGGAGCGTGTCAATCTGGTCGAGCAGGTTCTTGGTCATTTTGGGGTGAGTGCGAAGGGGTTTGATTTCCATGTGGTTTATGTCCTCCTTTTAAGCTGCGCGGCGCTTCAGGCGCTTGCGATAGAAATAGCGCTTCTTCCAAGGCACATCCTTGGCCTCCAGCGGAGTTTCCATGAATTTGAGCTTCTTGAGCATACGCTGCATTTCGGCATCTTCCTTCGCAGCGAAGAGACAGATGCTTTCAGGAACCGCCATACTGATGATGAAATCCAGCATCGCGGTGGCGATTCCGCGATTGCGGTATGTCTCCTCGACTTCCAGGCTGTCGATGTAGAGATGCGTGGTAACAGGCAGAATCATGGCGATATTGTCATTCTTCTCGCGGTCATACCGCTCATCAACCTCTGCACTCTTGTCGCAAAGATAGTTGATGGCGAGCTGCTTGGCCGGGATACCGGGAATCATAAGGTCGTTAGCTGGCATGAACTTGGTCGGAACCTGCAAGACAGATGCTTTCATGGTAGCAACTTTTTTCGTGCCGTCCATTGCCGTACAGGTGATGGTCGTCTCAGACAGGAGATTCTGCTCGCCAGGACGCTGCCCACGGTCCTCATAGATGGCGCTGCTCGCGTCTACCAGAACAACAATGGGGGTAAAGGTCTTGTCAACAACCGTGATTTTCTTTTTCATAGCGCATATCCCCTTTCTTACTCGCAGCAGAACTTACGTTTAGAACCGTCAAAGACCACAACCATCGAAGGTCGCATACCGGCACTGGGCTTTTTATTGCTCTGGCCGTACGCCGCATAGGAAGGCAGCAGCGAGTTGACGAACTTGACGCGCTCGGGCAGGAAATGTACTCTCACGCCGGGCTGGAGATAGATGTTTTCCTGAAACCACTTGGAATCGGTGGACACGGGCAGGAGCATGACGACGATGGTGTTCTTCTTCTTTGCTTCGGTGCTGGCCTTCTTGACCCAGTGGCGCAGACTGGCAGCACCGCTCGGCGGGCAGCAGTAGACCGTATGGCCTTTCCAGTCCTGAGCAAGACCGTCATCCTGTGCGGTAAAAAACTTGGCGCATTTGGCATTCTCAGGACGGGCGCAGGCATCAAGATTGAAGTGGTACTTGCGGTCCAGCTCCTTAAAGAGCTCGTCGGGCGTTTCCCACTCCCCTGCAATGGTCCGGCTCACGGCGGTGCTGACGCTCTTGGTAGATTTGTCGTTCATAAAGGGGTCCTCCTTTGATGTGATGATACATGATAAGTTGAGATTGATTCAAATTGCACTTTTTGCAACTATGATTTCGGCAAAAAAAGAATAGGACCGCAGAATTTTCAAACTGCATCGTCCTTTTTGCTCCGTAATTCCATTATCTGCAATTCGCACATTTCCGCAACAAGTTTTTGAAAAAAGATTGCCCCTTCGCCTACTTTTGGCAAAGGGACAATGTCACAATCTCAATCGTCTGTCACTTCTACCGGATTCGTAGTCCATTCTACATTCCCGTCGGGACAAGAAAGGCTCAGGGTTACAGTAAAGGACGCATCATCTTTGGCAACTATGTAAACCTTGTAGTTGCCGCCATTGAGCTTGATGGTGTCATAAGCTGTCTCAAGGTAACGAGACTCGACCTTTTTGGTATCGGTGTTCACAAACAGAATCTTACAACTTCCGATACCGCAGCTGATGGTGTCATATACATCAACATTAGCTGACTTTGCATTGATGGTAAAGGAAAACGCCAGTTTAGCACCAACCATATTGGTTGCTCCGGCGGTATAGTCGATAGTGCCATCATCTGTCAGACTGCTTTCAGCCCAGTTCAATGCTTCGAAAGCGGAACTGCCACCGGCAATCGTATCTTCGTTATCGTACAGTTCTTTGGGGTCGGTACAGCCCGTGAGAAGACCAACAGCAAGCATCAGAGTCAGGAGCAAAGAAACAATCTTTTTCATGTCCTCTCCTTAATTCTGGTTCGGATAGCCGAATGTGATATGGCTTGTCTTGGCAGTCACATGGACAGTAGCTTCTGTTTCAAGACCATATTCATTCTGGATTTTGACTGTGCTCTCGCCCACTGTGATGCCTGTAACCTCGCCGTTGACATTCACAGCACAGATAGCATTGGAGCCATTCTCGAAGGTGTACTTGGTGCCGCCTTCGCCTGCTTCCAACTCCTCTACATCGGTATACACATTGATGCTCTTAGTCTCACCGATTTCCACATACAGGTCATCGGCATACAATTTCTTGGGAGCTTCCGTAACCTTGAAATTCACGGTTTTAGACGGTCCCTTATCGGAAGATATTGTCACAGTTGTAGTGCCAGCAGCGATGGGGATGATATTGTTGTTCTCGTCTACACGAGCAATGCTCTCATCTTCCACAGTGACGGTCACATTACCTGCATCGGCGTTTTCGGGAATGGTGGTATATTCGACCTGAACAAGTTCACTCTTGGTGGAGGCATAGATGTCATCAAGCTCAAAGCCCTGCAAAGGTTCTACCACGTTTACGACTGCCCCGGCGGTCAGTCGATTGTTCTGGCTGTAAATGCTGATTTCGGTCGTGCCGTGTCCGTTAGCCGTCAGGCGGCCGTTCGCATCAATCGAGGCCACGCTGTCTGCCATACTCTCAAACCGAAGACCCTTCCGTTCGAGGATTGCGGCCAGTTCATCACCCGTCACCGTAGTGCCGTCACGGAGTACGCCAGTCAGTTCTACCTGCTTGGACTCGCCCAGCTGGAGGTTGATAGGACTTGCAACCGAAATTGATGCCAGAGCCTTCTTATTGCCGCAGCTGCAAAGCATCAAAGCAGCACAAGCTGCAAGTGTCACCAATGTGATAATCTTCTTGATTTTCTTCACGATAAATTGTTCCTTTCGCATAGAGTTGGCGGGGTGAAACCGTGCCCCGCCTGCATCTTCCATTATCTGCAATTCGCACATTTCTTCAACGCGCCAAATGTGTAATTTCCTGGGAAAAACAAAAAGAGGGCGGGCAGCCAATTTCTCAGCTGTCCGCCCAAAATTTGTACAGAAGCGACCATCAGGTCACGCTGGATTGTTTAGTTATCGTCCGAGGTTAGCCCACATCTTTCAGCCAATCCTGAGACTCGACTTTCTCGTACTCTGCTTCATCAGGCATCGTGCCACCGTAAGGAGCGATGGTGTAGGTGACCTTAGTAACAGGAGTGCAGACATTGGCATCGTTCACGTTGCCTGTAGCGGTGTAGACCGCCATCGGGATACGCATTGCCGTACCAGTAATCTTGTTGTTGAGGAAGTCGCCGGTAGCCTTGGGAATGACCCAAGCCGTATCGCTATGGTCGATTGCGTTATCACCCGAGGTCAGGACTGTATCACGCAGACGCATGTACAGCTCGCCACGGCGCAGGGTGTTCTTGCCCATCGTGTAAGCGGAGGAGGCATAGTCCGTACCCGTGTAGTATTCCATACCAGGGACGTTCTTAACCGTCCAGGGACCGCTCGTCTTGATGTTCTTGACCTGAATAGCAACCGTAGAATAGTTGGTGATGCGGTAGTTGGTAGGCTCAACCACAGTGCCGTTGGAGTTGGAACCGTACATGCAGACATACAGAGGTACAGTAGCTTTAAGCAGCGCCGGGTGGACGTACAGGTTGCCCTTGTGGATGATGAGGTCGTAGTTCTTCACGGTCTCGCCGTTCGGGTTTACGACTTCACGAACCGTCAGAGCGTTGCCCAGAGTCGGGTCGGTGTTGATGTCCACGATGTAGGGAGCCAGCGGCTTATGGTTGTAGTCACAGAAACCGCAGGTCTTTTCATCGTATGCCCACTCAAAGCTGTCATCGGTCGAAGTGCCATCCGCATACAGCGGTACGGACTTCTCATCGCAGTCAGTGACAAAAGGCAGATTCGTCTTGCTCTCAGATACCGTCTGTTTCTTCCAGTAGTCGTAGTTGTCTACAAACTCCTGTGCAATAGCGGTTTCAGTACCGTTATTATCCAGATACAGAGCGCTGCTGACAGTGTCATTTGCTTTCAGCTTGGTATCGAGAATCGGAGTAGCATCAACGTCGCTTACAACGTCAATCAGGTTCTCGTCCACGTCTTCCATCTGAATATTCACATGGAAGTTCGGGTTCTGGGAGTAAATCATCTTGTCGTCATCAACCACAGTGACATGCAGAGGACGCTGTGCAACCTCAAAACGACCGTTCAGAACCATTACGATGTAGTTCTTCAAAACGGGGTAATTGGCTTCAGTCAGACCAACATAGGTCAACGGATAAATGCCAACAGGAGTCGTTTCATCGGGGACCAAGTCCTCGTGACCATCAACGAGAGTCTTGAAGTGAGACTTCTTGTAGGTCGGGTCAAGAGTCAGCGTATCGCCCTGCACCAGACCATCCAGCTCCAGCCAGCAGCCATCAGAAGCTGCCGTGCCGTAACCGTAAGCCTTGGTATCGTGCCACGGGTCTTCGCCAACGCCATCACCGTACAGGCCGCGCCAGTTCTTCACCTGTGCAGTCAGGTTTGCGCGGGCAATCGCACCGGAGTAATCCTGACGCTCGATAAAGTAGTTCTTCGCGTCCTTACCAGTCAAGGTCGGAGTTGCATCAATCGTGATGGGGTTTTCATCCAGCTCATACGGCCAGTTGGAGCTAACAGTACCATCAGCATTCAGCTTCTGGCCTGCATCCTTCGTCTTGTATTTGCCGGATGCGGTTTCACTTGCCAGTTTGACATCGTCGCCTTCGAGGATACCGTCAATGAGGATGTCCTTAATGGTGGCGTTTGTCGTGCCGTCATAGTGCTTGACATTGCGGGGATAAGTCGGGTCTTCCAGATACAGGCTGTGGACGTACAGACCACGAGCGGAAATGCTGCCGGAGTAGTCCTCAGTGCCGATGTAGTAGTTGGTGCTGCCGTTGCCGACGAGCGTCAACTCACTTTCACGAACAATCTTATAAGGACCACCTGCATCGCTTACACGGTTGCCGTTGCTATCTGCATAGTACCCGTCAACAACCGTGGTGCTCAAGCTGACGTTATCGCGGTTTGCCATACCGGTTGTGATGCGGGCATCAGGGATGGAAGCATCCGCCGTATGGTCATAAGCCTTGCTATGAGAGCCGACAACTGTCAGAGCCTTCGGGTAAATATCGAACTTGACGGAAGAACCAGTGCCGCTTGAATTACCGTTCGGGTAAGTCTTGCCGGGTTCGGTGTTCTCGTACTTGTAAGTGATGATATAGCCCTGAGCCGTGCAGTTTGCAGTTGCGGTATAAGAGCCGCAATCAGAACGAGGATTCTGGTTCTGGTCCGTAGACGCATCGATTGCAGAAGCCAGTGTGCCCTTCTTATTGCTGTAGGTAATAGAAGTGGCATTCGTAACCTCGGTCATCTGGTCGCTGGACAGGTTGCCAGAGAAGCTAACGGTAGCGACATCAGCCGTGCCGTCATAGGTCTTGTTCGCAACCGTGATGTTCACGGTAACACGAATCGGGTCGGAACCGCTCGTCGGGTCAGTGTCCTCGTAAGCAGTATCGTAAGCGTTATGGCCGTTGCGAGAGAAGCGGTCAACTGCGGAACGAACCGTCTTGACGGTAGCATAGCCGTTGCCGGGTCTGAAGCCATCCTGATAGCTACGGAAGTTGCCACCAGAAGAAGTAGCACCGCCGCCGACATCAGAATAGGCTTCCAGTACAGTCACAGACTTGCCGTTTGCACCTGTAAAGGTACGATTGACAGAAGTGATGTAGTTGGAGCCGCCGTTGCCATCACGCTTGCAATAAGCCCAGCCATCACCCCACCAAATCTTACTACCGGTATTAGCAGAGCCGCCCTGCCAACCGCCACCACCGCCAGACGGGGCTTCGCAGTTGTTTTCGGAAGAGTTGCCGCTAATACCTGCTCTGAAGCTGTCGAACATACCACCGGAAGAACCAACGGCAAATGTTCCATTACCACCGCCGTTACCGCCGTTGACAGGAACAACACCATTGCGCAGCGAACCACTCGTGGAATCGGCCGCACCATGCTGGTTGCCGCCACCGCCACCTGCAACGCCGAGCATATACTCAGCCGCAGTCGTGGTGTCGCCATATTCGGCCAGACGACCAGTACCAATCAAGCCGATTGCTACTGTCGTAGCGCCGCCGCCGGAAGCACCAAGCAAGTTGCCGTGGCCGTTACGAGTCTGCATAGGTGTACCACCTTTGCCACCGCCATTATAGCCACCAGCAAGCTGTACATGAACTTCACCGCAGCCACTCGCACCGCCGTTTTCCCAATAGCGGTTATCGATAGTGCCAGCGCCACCCTTTACGAAGTAGAGCTGTGCGCCCTGCTCCGCCTGGACAATCAGTTTGACGTGACCGCCAGAAGAGGTGTGCGGATTCATTGTACCGCCACCGGCACCATAGAGGTTGATTTCGTAGGTGCCAGCATAGGTGAAGGTATACAGGCTGTAAGGGTTGCTGGCGCTGCTTGCGCCTTCCAGCTTGTCATCGACCTTAGGACCGGAGCCCTGCTCATCGATGTAGAAGTAGACCTGGTCCATATCTGCATCAGTAGTCGGAGCGTCGTAGCAGACATAGTAGACGGCGTTGCGCCACCACCATTCCCAAGTGGCTTTGTCAAGGACATCACCGCTCTTGGTACGGTAAGCGAAGCCGTGCGTGCCAACATTCTTGATGTAGTCGTCATCATTAGCTGTCACCTGTTCGAACAGGTCGCTCCAGTGGTTGCCATTGGAGTCTGTGACAGAGTCGTCGATAACGACCGTGTCGCGGCTATCAATCGTCGTACGGCTGTTTACAGGTTTGCCTGCTGTGAAGTAGGTCTCCATGTAACGGATGCCGTTCGGAGCGATGATAGCGAGGTTCTTATAGTTGTAAACCGCGCCGCCATTATTAAGAGCATCATTGATAGCTGTAATGCCTCTCAGAGAAGAGATGTTCTTATAGCTGCCATTCTCTGTCGTAATGGTGTTGTGGCTTGCAGTTGCCTTGTTAGGGATATTTGCCTTGATGGAGATGGTGTAATCCAGCACCAGCTCAGCGCCATAAGAAGACTGACCGAGGTCATTGTACAGGTGAGCATTGGGGTCGGAGGAATCCACCGAGCGGTTGAAGTTGTATGCCACCGTGCGGCCGCAGGTATACGGCTGCATATTGGCGGAATCCCAGTTCTTCATGTACCGCTCTTCTGCTTTGCAGAGGAAGTAATAGTGGGTATCACCGAAGTCCATCGGGTTCGTGGCGTTATCAATGTACAGAGACACGATAGCGTTCCACTCGCTGTAGGTCTTGTTGTTGAGGTTTGCGGAGTCGGTCGGGTACATGGCTTCCAGCTTGATATAGCCGCTGAACTTATTGAACGCCTTACCATTGCCGTTCATAAAGCTCATTTCCATGTTATCGACGTTTTCACTCAGCTTGCTGATATTGCCGATACGCTGACCAACTTGGCTGTAGCTCAACTGGATAGAACCGTCAGTGCTGTTCGTTACGTTCTGGAAGCGGTCAAGACGACCACCGCCAGCCATGTTGCTGAACATCCAAGTGATAGCAGGGGCAGAATCCTTGTTGCCAAAATACGTGATTTTAGTAGTGTAGACTGCCTTGTTATCGTTCGCAGCACCGTAAACCGTGCCATTCTTATTCAGAACATCAGGAGCAATGGCATCCAGCGGGATGTCACTGGAACGACGACCAGAGTTCGGGTTGCTTGCCTCAGAAGTCCAAGCCAAGTTACCGTTGTTGGCATCGAAGTTGTTCAGCAACAGAGACTGAGCTTTCAGCGGAGTCATCTCAATGGGAGGAGCGTACACAATCAAGTGACCGGTACGGCTGTTCGCCTCATTGTTTGCAATCGTTGTGTTGTTGCCAATCTCATGGGCAGGAGCTTTGTAGTTGAACACGCAGCGGAAGTCCAGACCATCCCAATCCATTGCGGCATCCTTAACAGTCAGAGTGACCGTAGAATGCTTCTTCATGGTAGAGATACCAGACTCGCGGAGATTGTTCAGCGGGTCCCAGAAGTATGCAGGCCAGAACTGGAGGGAGCCCATCTTATCCGCAACAGCCTGCGTCATATCTTCTACTTTGGTGGTGATTTCAAAGCTGCCCGCCGGGAACAAATTGGCATCACTGCCGATATCGACCCAAACATTGTTCTCGTCACGATACTGAACGGTGTAAGTCACGCCGTCCGTAACGCCCTTCCAATAGTACAGGTCGAAGTTGAAAGCGGCAGATTCGCCAACAGAAACACGCTTATCGAAAGCCTGCTCGATGAACATAGGACGAAGCGCTACTTCACAGTAGCCGTTCTTGCCATCTTCGGCTTTGTCGAGGCTCGTATACTGCTTGCCACCAACCGTAAACTCGCACTTAAACTGAATCTTCTCACCGCAGTAGTCGAGCGTGTTGTACGTCACAGTGCTTTCGGTGTAAGGAATATCAGCGTTCGTAGCCGCCTGGGTAAAGGTGGTCTTGTTGATTTTGCCCTTGACGACGCCATCATAGGTGGTGAAGGAAGTGCCGGGGCCGCCAATCTTGAACCACTGGCTGGGGCTGCCACTCTCGGTGATGGCACGATAGTACCAAACCACGTCGGAATCAGACAGAATCTGGTCGTAGTACAGCTTGCTGCCAACAGTCTTGTTGACGGGACCTTCCCAGTCTTTGTAGTCATCAATCGGGTCTGCTGTAGGCTTCAGCAGTTCCAGAGGATGAGTCTCGCAGTCGTTCCAGAAATGATTCGGAACGTCCACGACAATCATGCCGTACTCGGTGATGCTGCGGCCGTTGGGGTCAAAGACCTCGGCACGCTGCATGCCGGTGGTAGGCACGTTGGAGATAACGTACTTGCTATCACCATTGACCACGCAGTCGTAATCCGTGCCATCAGTGGCATGGACCACAACACGATAGCCGGTGTAGTCAGAAACACCGTCATCCGGGAACAGAGCGTTCAGGTCGCCAACAACACGAGCAATACCGGTGATACGGACGTTCGGCTGGTTGTCCAGCTTCAGAACGGGCAGAGCGCCAACGGTCTTATCGTTACCGAGGTTCCAACCATTGTTGCTGCCCGTGGTGTACATACCATAGGTATCAGAGGTGTTGTCGAACAACGGCTGACCGTTGCTTGCGAGGTTCACGTGGTACGCATCACTGTTCCAGTGACCAGAGAAGTTCTTAATGGGCGTCCAGCCCTCCGGCAGAGTCAGGTCATCGACGACCTGATAGCAGCCGTTCAGCGGATACCAGAAAGAACCGCCAGCCTGCAGAGCAGACAGAACCTGCATGTAGTTGACAGAACTCACGCGGATAACGAAGTGGCTATCCTCCTGGCTGTTCTGATTTGCCGCGCAAATTTCACACTGCTTGCGCTGAGAGATATACATGACGGTGTTGGAGAACAGGCGAGCTTCACTTACGGTCGCAGAGTTTTCGGGTAAATGGCCGATTTGGTTCATCAGAAAGTTGCCCGTGCCAGACAAGTAAAAGTTGCTTGTACCAAACCAGCTGCGGCCTGTTGCGGGGTCGGTAATGGTCTTGGTGGTAGGATTCGGATTGTAGCCAAACTCGGCACCAGTGATGTTGCCACCAGCGTAATCAACCCAAATAGGACCAAATGCAACCTGAGAGTTGGTATGGGTCTTGGACGCATCCAAGACACCATTCAGGTCAAACGGGAAATTAGTGGGGTTACGGTACTTGACAGTCTGATTTGCCTGCGTGCCGGAGTACGGCTTCAGGCGAATATTTAGTTGGTTACTACCATACATGATACCGGCCTTGCCGTAAGAACTATGGCTACCACCGGTAGACAGAATCATGGAGATGGCATCGGTAGGCAGAACCGTACCAGAGTCGATGTTACCGCCATTGGCACCCATCAGAGCGTTCATGTTCCAGTGGCCGTTATCAATGTTAGGAACAGAGTTCAGAACATAGTAACGGGTAGAGCCATCGTTCTTATCGGGGCCAAAGCGGCCGCCCTCCTTATAATCACGAGCACCTGGGTCGGTATAACCAGCATCATGTGCATCATACCAAGAACCAGCGTAGGCGTACATAGTATCGTGACCAACGCACATGCCGTAGCCCTGGCTCAAGAATGCCTTAATGGCATAGTAGGCTTTGCCGGAAAGGTCGGGCTCCTGATTAACGCAAACGCCCCAGCCGATGGAATCGATACGATAGTTACCTTCGGCATCCATCATATACATATCAGGATTAGCATTAAACTGCTCGACTGCTACTGAAAGTACAGTGATATGCTGATTCAGCTTTTCTCCATTGGGGCCTTTCAGCCAACCATTACTTGAAACAGTCGGATGTGAAAGGAACTTCGCATACATACGACCGGCATCAGAAACCCAAGGGTTCAAAAATACAACAGCATCTTTATACTTTGTGCCAGAAGCGCCTGTACCATAATTGTCCTTATCCGCATCGCGAATAACAGCGGTATAGGCAGGAATTTCAATGGCTGTACCCGTAATAGTCCATGCGTTGTCACTATTATGAGGACGGAAGTAGACAGTCTGACCGTACCATTCGCTATTGACCTCAAGCATATTGCCATCAGTCAAAGGAAATTCCATGTACTGACGAGTAGCGCCCGTAGGATAACCGTTGTCATCCAGCACGTTTGCTGTACCAACTTTGGAGCCACTCCACGCACCGCCAATCTGAGTCCAGTAGCGGTCTGCGGTAGCCTTGTCTAATTTACCAGCGTTGAACCACTCCGTAACCTGGTCATACATGTTCTTGGTGATGTACTCGTAGTTACCGTTCAGACCTGTAATCCACTGGTTATCAGATGACAGTGCAGGACCATCTGCCGAATAAACGGCAAAGGAATCAGCCAGAGAAGCATAAGTTGCGGGCATGTTATCCTCATCCGCAGTCTCTTCCGTAGCTTCATCAGAAATCACTTTGAACTGGACAGTAGACAGGATGATGTCGCCTTTCTTGTCTTCATCGGTCAGTTCAGTGCCAAGGTCTTCAAGTGCTTTGAAGTTCTCTTCACGATAGGCTTCATCCACTACCGTAATCAGGCAGCGATAGCTTGCAGACAGGTCTTCATTAGTGACCTCGAAGGTGTAAGAGGCATCTGTAGCACCATCAATGCTCTGCCAGTCAGTGGTCAGAGCGACAGTGCTTTCATCAGAAAACTCCCATTTGCCATCTTCATTCAGACGTGCAGTGTAGGTGTTTTCCTCGTTTGTTGCATAGACTTCGGTCGTGCCGTCATCAGTCTTGCCAGCCGTAATGGCATACCCATCCAGAACAAAGTTCGGAGTATGCCATGCCAGTTGCACATCGCTGGTGTCAGAACCAATGGCATCGAGGGCATCAACTACCGCAAAGTACATTTCGCAGCCCTGCCAAACAAAGTCCGGCGTATCCGCAAGAGTCTCTGCTTCAGTAGAGTCCTCCCAAACGAAGTCATACCAAGTAGGCTCACCCTCTTCGTAAGGATAGAGAGCATCGGCTTCATTTGCTACGAAATCGTGTTTCTTCTGCCACTGATAAGTCACAGCAACGTCATCACGGTTCAGCAGGGCGTCGAGAGTAACGGTATCCCCCACATTCGCCGTAATTCTGTCGCCATATTCAGGCGTGACAGCCTGGATACCGACAAAGGTCTCAGCCGTTTCCGGCGTGGCTGTGTTCTCTTCAGATTCGTCAGAATCCGTCAGAACAACATCCTCACCGCCTGTCGTATCATCCTTGACCGTGTCGGTCGTAGAGTCATGCGTCAGGTCAACGACATCCGTAACGGACGGCGTCGGCTCAGGAGTCTCAGTCGGCTCGTCTACGGCTTCGGAATTGTCAGTGTCGGTCTCGTCCACGGATTCAACCGCATCCACTTCGCCCGAAGCCGGGGCCTCTGTAGCATCTTCGGAAACAGTAGTGCTATCCGTGAATTCGTCCGCAAACGCTACGGTGTTAGTTGCGAACATAGAAAGCAGCATACTGGCCGCCAATGCAATAGAGGTCACTTTTTGTGCAATTTTGTGCATAATGCGTGTGTCCTTTCTGTACAGTGAGCGATTTTGCGAAAGGCTTTGGCAGAGCTTCTCACAAGAAAAATCGTCCCTGCACGATTAGCTTTTTGCTTCCGTACATTTCCATTATCCGCGATTCGCAAGTTTCCGCAATGGGACGGCCACACATTTTTCACACAGTCATAAAATTGAAAAAGCGACGTTTTGTGTAAAGACAAACGACACTTTATGTAAAACTATATGGGTGGCAAATCTACAAATTCATGGTATAATGTAGATGCTAAATATAACACTCTTCCTTAATTATGCGGTTCGCATACAATGGAATTAAAAGGAGGAGTATAAATGCCTACAAAACATGATGCAATATACGATTATATAATAGAGCCTTTGCTTAATTCCTATGTAAGTAATAATTTCAAAGCAGGATTGGAATTGTGCCATTACAGACTTGCCAGCTCTATCAACAAGCTCGATAAGGAAAGTGTTAGCACCGGCATGCGGTATCTTGACGCGTTGATGTTATTTAAGGATAAGATGAAAAAGCACGATTACCAAGGAGCTTGCGGAAAACTTCTTGATGCTTTTGGGCATGTTTATAGTGTGAGTGGCATTTTAGAATCAGAGGACAGCAAAAAAAGAACAGAATTAAACGCTTACTGTGCTAATATTATATTGCAAGTTTTAAATGAATCTATGGAGGTCGAAAGTCGTGAAATGGGGAGCAATATTTAATAAATCCGAAAAAATACCAAGCATTAAAGAAAACCGCTTAGTAAAAATCGAAGCTCTGCTGCGAAATGATACCTGGATTTCAGATGCCTATAATTGTATTTCTGTCCTGGATTCTAATTTATATTCTCCTCCCGAAAAGGCTCGTTACAGAGATTTTTTAATTAGCGCTTTATCCGAAGAAATGGCAGGGTTTTATACGTATAGGGCATATAGCGAAGATGGAAGTTCACTTCTATCATTGGTTGAAATGCCGTTGTTTATTGCTAAGACTGCCATACGTGAAACATTCACATCCGAAAGCAAACATATAATAGTTCTCCCAGATATGCCGAAAAGGCTTGTTCAAGCTATTCAGGACATCGATGAAAAAGGCTATCTTTCGGAAGAAGAAATCGCCACCGGAACTCTATACAAAGAACTCAATCTCGTTATCACTTATAACCATCGACATCATGTGGCTGCTGCAATTAGTCGGGAATGTAGTGACAATATACTGTTTCATGGACCTGTATTGTCGCAAGAAATTGCAGCATCGCCAATATGTGCCACAAGTGATTTTCACTTTGCAGACAAAGAAGGCAACATCATAAAAGAGCATTCCGACCCACGACTCGTGTTGTGCTGCCTTCTTGCAGAACAGGCAATTGCATTCAAAAGCGGAAATATGAACCACCAAATCAAAAACAGTATCATTTAATTTCAGCATACATACTAAAAATAAAAGAGGCGGCCTCCAATTGGAAGCTGCCTCTTCATTCTTATGGAAACAAAAGAGGGCGGCGCAGGTTGTTGATGCCTGAGCCGTCCTCGCTTTTTTGTAATGACTTTTAAGTTAAGTTCTCAAGTGAAGGGGCTGCCCCCTATTCTACTTGAGGTAATACTCACCCTTTGACTTCTGCGTTAGCAAAGGATGCCAACGTCTTCGGGAGGGCAACTCTTGTCGGCACCACCTTCAATCACCTGGCCGCCGTTTGCACCACTACCGTCAGTAGTGCCGCCGCTCGGCTGAGACGGCTGAACAGGTTCGGGGTCAGGTGCCGGAGCAGGGTCGGGGTTGCTGGGCTGTGCAGGCTCCGGATTCGAAGGCTGCGCGGGCTCAGGATTGCTCGGCTGAACCGGAGTCGGGTCCGGAGCGGCCGGTGCAGGTGCCGGATTGCTGGGCGCAGTAGGAGTAGTGGTGGTGCTGCCAGCAGAGCTGCTGCTGCCGGTGCTCGTGGAGCCGCCGGTCCAGCTGGAGCTGCCAGTCGAAGTGTTACCTTTACTGCTGGTAGTACCCTTGTTGCTGCTGGAGGAAGAGGAAGTTGCCTTATCCGTCACGGTGACGTCGTAGTTGGCTTTCACATCCTCGTTGGACTCACTGGTGGCAGTGATGACTGCATTCCCACTGGCAACAGCCGTTACCTTCCCATTGGAGTCAACGGTCGCAACTTTCTCATCGCTGGAGGACCAGGTGACGGTCTTATCGGTAGCCTCGTCGGGAGTAACCGTAGCCTTGATGGTCACGGAGTTGCCAACTTTCAGGCTGCCCTTCGTCTGGTCGAGTTCAATCTTCTCGACCTTGGTGGAAACGGTGACCTTGGTCTCTGCTTTCATACCGTCAGGCACAACGCCAAACGCAGAATCCACATCAGCCAGGTCCTCGGGCATCATTGCGATACCATCGTCAGTGGCGGCCTCGGAGGTTGCATCCTCATCGCCGGTCACAACAGCGTCCGCTTCCTGGGTGGCAGACTCAGCCGTTGCAGGAGCATCTGCAAAAACATAAGCCGTAATAGTGCATTTGCCATCAGCTACTGCCGTGACAAGGCCATTCTCGTCCACCGTCGCAACGCCCTCATCGCTGGAGACGTACGCGAGCTTGACCTCGGTAGCATCCTCCGGGACAATCTTGGCGTCCAGGCTCTTCTCGCTTTCGCCGTTGGTGTAGAGCTCCAGGGTGTCGGGAGCGTCCACGCCGGTGGGCAGGATGACGACCTTGACGTGAGTAACGGAAGAGATGTCTGCATCCTGCACAGCAGCGGTGATGTCGGCTTCACCGGCACCAACAGCGGTGACCACACCGTTCTCGTCAACCGTCACGACGCTCTCATCGGAGGAGGTCCACTCGATGGTGAGCTTCGAGGCTGCCTGCGCGAGCTTCTCGTCTACATCAGCACTCTCTGCCGTGGCGGCATCGCCGGTCACGAGGACCGGAGTCTCCGCCGGGGCCTTGTCCGTGCCAAAATTGATGGGCAGAGTCACACTCTCCCCCTTCTCAATCGTGGCGGTTTCAGGAATCGCCATGTCGGTCACTTTGACGCCGCAGCCTGCGAGCGACAGCGCCATGACGGCGGCAATTGCAGCCGTCAGGAAGATTTTCTTCTTCATATTCTTTTTCTCCTTCTCAGCATCTTTTGCTGAGGCATCTAATTGTTGATAGGTTCAACCGGCTCTACGCAGCTTTGGATTTCGTCATCGACGATGCTGTGAGCCCATTGGTCGCCTATCCTTCTGTACAGCTGCATTATACCATTTTTGCCACTGTAACAGCAAACAAGATACCTATATGTTCACACTTTAGTAACAATATATTTTGACTGTTGCTTTGCTTCATTGTAGAGCGTGCCAGCTTTGATGTCAAGCATCACAGATACAAAATAGAGGCGGTTTCCTCGTAAGGAACCACCCCCATATTTAAATCTCGAAATACTGGTCACCGGTCACGTTCGTTTTGCTCTTTTCCGGGTAGGCGCAGTACGCACGCATCGTATCTGTACGGTTATCGTACACGCCGCAAATGTAGTGCTCACAGTAAGAGCATTCATCAGGCCCTTCGCACCTTTTATTGTCATACCGGCAAGGCTTCGGGTACGTTCCCTCAGGAACAAAAGCTGTTCCGAACTCAATCTTGTGTTTGACCGGCTCGGCTTTAAGCGTCTTGCGCAACATATCCAATGGACTTCTGAAAAAGTCCAGCATGTCCATTGTAGGACTAAGTTCAATGAAATGGTTGTAGTCAACCTTAAAGGTTTTGTAGGTAGGCTTCCAGGTTTTGCGATTCACGCTGGACCAGTTGACGCGCCGGATAAGTGCATCTGCATCACTCTCGCCAAAGTAGAAGCAGATGCTTACCCAGGCTTTAAGACTGTCCTCCTGTGGAATGGGTCCGTAGCGAAGAACAGAAAGAGGTCTGGTCCAGTAGAACTCACTGAAGTCATCGAAGAAGGCGTCTTCGTAATAGATGCTCCCATTTTCAAACTGTTCTGAAACATCAAACACCCATGCAACCTTATAACCGAGGCTGTTATAGAAGTTGTTGCGAGCCGTGAACTCGCTTGGGCTGATGGGACTGTGCTGGAACTCCACGACCACATTATTCTTGAAGACATCGGCGCGGTGCGTTTCGCCGTTGTGGGTCATCACAACCTCACGGCACTCAAGCGGGAACTGTTCCTGCATGTCTCTGTGCCATTCGCTCATATCATAGTTCCATGTATCTGAACAGGTATTTGCTTCATGGGCAAAGTGCCAGGCGTTTACGTCTCCTGCCTTCAAAACCATCTTTGCTCCACATACGGGACAAAAATAGTCCTCGATTTTGTTGGCATCGGTCGCCCAGACAATAGTGCCATCTACATCTCTTGCTGCGAACATGTTATTACTCCTTCTGCCGTCTTACGGCCAGTTACTCAAGTATGCCTTCTTGCTTCGTTCTCTTGCTGTTGTAATGTCTTCCTCCGTCACATCAATACCGAAAGCCATGAGCACATACGCATAGCAGCGAGCGTTGATAAAATAATTCGGATTGTCCAGTATTTCGGATTCGTCTTGTCCGGTTGCTTTCAGGATAGCCGCCGCAACTCCCGCACTTCTGGAGACTCCCGCATCGCAGTGAACGACCAGATGCTTTATTTCTTTCACCAACTCTTGGTTTACGAAATCCCTGATTTGTACCGCATCTGCTATCGAAATGCCAATGGACTCGGTTGTATCGTAAAATGCCACGTGAAGGGTGTCGCAAGGAAAGCTGACATTCGTCTTACCTGGCGTGGTAATACTGATGACGCAAGTATCTTTTCCGAATGAATCTGCCTGGCGTATTGCTTCCTCGCGAGAAAGGACTGTTACCGTAAAGTGGGCCTTATCCAACGCTTGGTAAAGAGTCATCTGCATTCCCCTCCGTAATTTCGTAATATTCCTTGTGAACGGTCGTGTCATCAGAACTACTATCGCTACCGATTTTTTTCAGGCGCTTACCTACCAACACCATGCGGCCGTTGTTGATGTTGTAGTCGCAAGTTACGAGGAAGATGAACTTGTCATTCTCGTAGTCGAATGCCATCTCTTTGTAAATCGAGGCTCGGTCTTCAATCGTGGTGAGCATATCCTCGGTCTTGGCGGCCGAGAGGTTATTACACCACTCTTGGATGTCGATGAATTTCGGTTCTGTGGTATATCCGGGGATGACCATGAGGGCAAAGATTTGGTAGTATTCTTTTCCGTACTCCCCCTCCCAGCAAACTGTTCCGTTTTCGTTGAAGAACTCTTCGTCCTTGAACTTATCGAGAGAGCCGAACATCGTGCCGTCATTCATCTTGTGACCATAGATGATAAGATTGCCATGCTGCTTCGTATCGCAGCGTTCATCCAAAAACAACGTACCGGGAATGCTGTGCTCCCCGTAGATGTCAGTTCGCAAATAAGTGTCGTTGGTTTCGCCCTGCACTACGGGCCCGGTTGCGGTTGTACCGTAGACCGTTAGCCAGCCCTTGTAATCTGGGTTGACAGCCAACATTCCTTGTGACCAGTCTGTATCGTTCTGCTCAGCGGTCTCTCTGATGGTCTGCAAAGTGGCGGTAAGCTGCTGCGTCTCTTTGGTTTGCATGATGCTCCTGATAAGCAAGAAGCTAAGCACGAATATGGCAATGAGCGCTACAATGCTGATAAGTCGTGACAACCCACCGACCACATTCCGAATGATGTCTTTTGCACGTGCCATGATATGATATTCCTCGTAATTGTTATTGACTTGATGCGCATTAGCGCTGATAGTTCCATTGTATGCAATTCGCACATTTCTTCAACGAGCCTGGCTGAAGGTCGTTTCAGAACAAAAAAAACAATATAGATGGCTTCTATAAACGATTGAAAAACACGACATTATCTGATATATTATAATAAGGTAGGTGTAGCGGATGGAAAAGGCAAAAGCATGTTACAGTCTCAGCTCAATCAAAGAGTGCCAAAAGCGTGTCAGGCAATTCTCCTGGTCTACACGATATAAGGGTGAGCACTATTCTCGTTGTATCCGTGTGAGAGACCTGTATGTGTATTGCCAATACGAATTAAAGAGTTTTTTGTTTGACCCTGACTATTCTCCTGCCCGAGATTATATTGATATGCTTAATGCCGACAGCTGTACCAAGAAGGAATTGGACCAGCAGCTGCGCCTGTGCCGGTATTACCTCGAAAACCAACTTGACATGATTCTTCGTGCAATCGAACGGCACGAAGTCGATGCCAACCCATGACATTCTCCCATCTCCTTTCTTTATATAGAAATGACCCCGGTGCTTTTCAGCATCGGGGTCGCTTCTTTATGCGGGATTCGCAGCCGTGGTTTCTTTCTTCTTACTCTTCTTGCAAACGGTGGCAACGCCATCACTCACAAGGTAGCAGCCACCCGCAACCAGCAAGGCTTCGAACAGGGTCTTCTGGTCGATTCCCACATCACCCATCTTAGGAATTTCCTTGACGATGGGGATGGTTTCAGGAATATCGGGAGCAAGATACACGGTGAACTTCGTACCCATCTTGGGCGTGATGTTCAGTGCGGTATCAACATCCTCGGACACTTGGGCCTTGTTGGCCGTGCCGTGGTCCATGTTCGGATGCTCAGAATCGGCGGCGAAACCCACGGCGGTCGTCAGCATTGCTGCCATCGAAACCGCTGCGAACGCTTTAGCAAGACGTTTCAAAGGTCTTCCTCCTTTACAAAAATGCCCCAGCACAAACGAGGAGGTCTGTACCGGGGCGGTTCGGCATAATTAGCTCAACACGGAAATCGTAATCTTGGCAGCCGCAGAACCTACCTCGATGGGATTCTCGGAATCAGAAGTGTCATAAGCCGTAAAGGTCGCGGTGCAGTCATAAGTGCCTGCTGCCAGGGCCTCGGACAGCTTGTCAGTCTGGATGTGGTAGTTGGGCTGGATAAGACCGCTGTTGTAAATCTCTTTGCCGCTGTCGTCAAGCGTGATGCTCACGACCTGGGCGTACTTGTTGCTCGGAACATTCTCGATTTCGAGAGTGCCCTCAGAAGCACCATCAGAGAAAACAGGGTTCACGTTGATGGAAATAGCCATCGTGCCCTCTTCTACCACCCGATTCAGCTCTTCCTGAATCTCAGCCTCGCTCTTGCCATCGAGCTGGCCCAGCTGTGCAGCAACAGAGTCTTCCAGCCGGTTGTCGGACGCCTTGGCGTTCTTCTTCCAGATGAACAGGCCCGCGCACAGCACAAGCAGCAGAACCACACAAATCGTGACGGTACGGTGCAAAAGCTTGTCATTCTTCTTCGGAGTCTTCTTGTCAGTAGATACGATGTTGTTTGCCATGATATTATTCCTTTCCATGTAAAAACAGGGTTGCTATTCTTTCAAATAAAGAGCCGTCGAGCGGCAGGTCACTCGACGGCCAACTCTCTAACGAGTCTGATTTATGCCGTGATTCTGAAATCAGCGGTTGCTGTTCACGCCGTTAGCGGTAGCAGTCTGGGTGTCGCCGGTCTCGAACATCGGGATGATGCTGTAGGTGACGCGAACGACAGGAGTGCAGCCAGCGTCGTTGACGTTGGAGCCAGCAATCTTGGCGTTGGTAATCAGGGGCAGGGTCGGAGCATCGTCATGCTTAACAGCCTCGGTGCCTGCACCAGACTGAGAAACCTTGTCCTTGGCAGCGCCAGCGATGAACCAGCCGTTTTCGGTGATGTCCAGAGGAGCAGAGCACTTGGACAGGTCGATGGCAGAAGCATTGTACATAGCGGAGGCAGGAGCAATGCTCATGGCAATCTCGCCGCGCTTCAGAGCAGAGGTGCTCATGGGAACGACGCGCCAGGTAGCGGGCTCAGCCTGCAGCTCAGAAACCTTCAGAGCCAGGCCCTCACGCTTGGAGTTGTCGGTCATAGAAGTGCCGACATCGAACTTCTTGCCGAAGTTGCAGCTGGTCTCGCCATCGGAGATGACAAAGTCCTCAGCCAGCTGATGGTTGGCATCGATGGACTTAACAGTCTCACGCAGCTCATCGCCGGTCAGAGTGCCAGCAGCCTTGAAGTCCCACTTGCCATCGATGAAGATGACATAGCACTCGCCGGAAGCGTTGATGTGCTCGTCAGCGCCCATCTGATGGTAGTTAGCGGGCTCAGTCCAGCCAGGCTGGGTGGCGGGGTTGCTGTACCAGTAGGTGTAGGACTTGGTGGTGTCATCGTAAGCGATAGCGAACAGCTCGTCGTTGGAGTGGTCGGTATCGTAGATGCGGCTGTAGTGGGTCACCTTGGCAATGTCAGCGATGTAGGTGCGGCTGTTCTTGTCGATGGTGGAGTAGTTGCGCAGCTGGTAAGCATCCTTCGTCGGGGTGACGACGTTGCCGGTGCTGCGGAAGCCGTACATGCAGACGTACAGAGGAACTGTTGCCTTGACGTTGACGTGGTTGACGGTAGCAACGGTGATGTCGTACTCGACGCGGCCGTCATCGGTCTTCACGCCGGGATGCTCTTCCTCAGTCGGAGGAGTCTCGGGGGGAATCTCGGTGTCGTTGTCCAGGTAGATGTAAAACTGGGTGGACATGGACGGGTCTTCGTTGGTAGCAGTGTCAACACCGTTTGCCTTGGTGTCGTCGCTGACCTTAGCCTCATCAGCAGTACCGTGGTTCCAGTTCACCTTGCCGTTTGCCTCCTGGCAATCAGCAATCTTGACGAAGTGCTCCAGCTTGCTGCCATCGCTCTTGGTGGTGGTGTAGATGCCGTACTCGCCAACGGTGTTGTAGGAACTGCCCATGATGTAGGCGGCAGGGATGGCCTTGAAGCCAGCGGTGTCCTGGTCGGCATAGGTGACAGAACCGTCATCGTTCACCTTGTAGAAGGACTTGGTGCCGATGCGGTACACGGGGGTAGAGTGCAGCATCGTCTCATCGTTGGGATGATTGGCGATGGAGCTGTTGTCAGCAGGCTGCTGGAAATCCTCAGCGGCGAATGCCGTGATAGGGGCCATGCAGCTTGCGACCATCGCCATGCCAAGAACGGCGCTGGCAACACGCTTAAAACTTTTCATCGGAAAAGCTCCTTTCAAAGAAAAAGATTTGTTGTTATTCCCATTCATCCCATCCGATTTCAGTTCCTGCATACATCCATCATCAAGGAAGTTTGGCTTACCTTGCGAACCCCACCGCTGCATTCTGAATGCAACCATGAAGCCGTCCCTCACGGGGCGTTCGATGTAGTTGCCTGCACCGAACCACTGATTCCATTATCCGCAGTTCGCAAGTATACGCAAGCAAAAACATCATCTTTTTTTCATCAAATTATCACGTCTTGCTCTATTGCACTCGAAAATTCTATCTTACCATCGTGAATCTACCATGAATTTGTATTTTTGAATACTTCAGGCAGTTTATAAGGGTTGAACTTACTCCAAACAAAAAGAGCAGGAGCCAAAGCTCCTGCTCAATAGGTTTATTCGGCCGCCTTGCCGAGAATCAGGTCGTAGATACCGGGAACATCGTAAGGACTCACGATACGCGGAATCCTCTCTCCAGCCTTGGACGGCTTGAACTTGTCCGGCTGGTCCGACACGATGACATCTGCCTGCATCCATTCGGTATCCTTGAGGAACTTGGCATACCGCATACCGAGCATTTCCTTGATGGAAAGGCTCTTCAGCTGCATAGCATAGGCGCAGACATCTACCGTAGGCTCATAGTCGGTGACGACATTACGGCAGGCAACACGGAGCTGGCCCACAGTCCTATCCACCGTGACAATCTCGCGGTTCAGCAGGTCAATGACAACTGCTACCAACTGCTCCGAATCCGTGGTCAGCGCAAAGCGGTCCTTCACCGTGGCAGGCTCGAACTGCTCGCCAGTCTCACCGTCACGAACCATCACGCCACAGAAGGCATTCTCCATCTCGGAGAACTTCTCACCGGAATAGGAGTTGACAGCAATAGCAGCGTAGCGAATCCCCTGCTGGAGACACTTCTTGATGTCGAAGTCCACATACTCGACAGCACCATTCGGGCCACTGCTGCGGCGGTCGCCTGAATGAATCGCGTCAAAGCGTTCATCTTTCGGTGCGCCGTAATAGACAAAGCCCGCTTCCTGCTCACCGTAGAAGACTACAGAGAGGTCAAGGTCGATGCCATCCCACAGGTCAGGACCATCATATCCTTTCCAGAACAGGAAAGCACGCAACACGTTCCCATCGGGCAGCTTCGTCCGAGAACCGCAGGCCGTAGCACGCGTAGCCGACGTGATTTGCCGAGGATTATCCGGGAAAATCAACTTGTTGCAGCGGCACTCCGGGTCGATATAGACGTTCTTGGGCTCTGCATCCTCTGCACGGAGAACCTGCCACAGCTGGTTGAAGATGTCACGAGCCACACGCTTGCACATAACATCAGAGATAGGCTCTACTTCCCTATCCAGAGTCTTAGAGGCAGCACCATTGGCTTTGCCCGTAGCCAACTGAACCGAGTTGTTGCGGTTACGGAAATGGTTAATGAGCTGGATAAGCACACGGGGCTCGACGCTCTTGCATACCGAGATGAATCGGAAGAGCACATCCTCCTGTTGGCGGTCATCGGAACAGTTGCGAATTGCAAAGTCCAGATAGCGAGCGAACATGCCGGGGCGCAGCATGAGGTGTGCGGTGAGCAGGTCCATGTTGACAGGCTTCTTCAGGAGTTCCTGCAACTTGGAGTTGTAGGTCTCGATACGGATGCCGTTGCGGACCTTGTCGAAGATAGCCTTGTCCTCCGGGAACCACTTGGCATACTCGCCCGGATGCAGCTTCTCGCCCAGGCGCTTGAACTCCTCAGGACGCAGCGCGAATCCCTCATTCTTCTCCACATGTTCCAAGAGGTACAGCAGTTCACGGCGCTCGGCACGCTTAAAGCTGCGGAAACGCGGCGCTTTGGAGAGACTCACATCCTGGTCACTCATCGCAGCAGCCAGGCGCAGCACATCCGTGGAGCTCTTGAAATCAAGGAAGCAAGGCTGACCACGCCAGTTAAGGCGGCCGATAAGGAAAGAGGAGTACAGTGCCAAGTTTTCCTTGCACGGAATGTGCTTATCCTTCATCATCGGCACCAGATGGTCAAGGAATTCATCCCCGCCCCGCGTCAGAAGGTCCTTGATAGTCTCCTGCTCGTCACGGGACATGGGGCTGTTGTTCGTGAGGCTCTGTGCCACATAGCGGTAGATTTCATCGGCATCGCAAGCCGGAATCTGCTTAGGAACAGGCAGGGTGTCTCTATCCAGTTCTTTACAGAACTTGGACGGGTCGAAATCCGGCTGCCACTGGCCGAGGGTCAGGTAGTTGAGCAGGTTGACAACATACAGGTCAACGAGGTCGGCTTCCATCGCGTCATCAGGGAAGTTGGGCCAAATGGGCGAAGTCTGAGAGATGGCCTTAGCATCCTCAGTGATAAAACCATACAGCGCAGACCAGGTGGCGAGGAAATCGGCATGAGTCGCCTTGCAGCAGGCCATGAACAGGTCGTACGACATGATGTAGCCGTACTCCATCAACTTCATGTTAGCAGAGCAGACATATCGCGGCTCTATAACTCCCTCCCCTTCCTTGGCGGGTGCAGGCGGCACAATACCACGGTGGTGGGCAAAGGTGACGCAGTTCATATCGAGAACAGTAAGCATAAGATACCTCCTGAGAAAACAAAAAGCCCGCATCGAGACGATTCTCGACACGGGTAGTAGTTAAGACACATTAAGGATACGGAGAGCTTGCTCGCTACGGTGGTTGGAGTCAGCCACCCGGTCAATGCCGGATGCTGGCTTCATAAATATTTTGTAGAAGGAAGCGAGTAAATAGCCGTATTGTGATGCGCTTAGAATACCGTGACGGAGAGCAAAACCACGACAAAGTTTCAAAATCTTTTATTCTAAAAGAAGGATGTGGTTTTATAGCCATACACAGTTACTCAAGAAAAGTGATTGATGCCATATCTTGAGTGAATACATACATTATACCACAATATATAGTTATTTGCAAGGGGAGAGCCACAACAAATTGTTACATATCTGTAAATTGTATAGCAATATTCGTTATGACTTTTTGAGGTTATGAAAAGGTTGATTAGGCAGCCATCAAGCTCACATTTTCGTCTGGCCGACTCTCTGCCATACTGCTATCCGTTGTATGCGAGAAACTTTCGTCCAATTCTGAATTTTCCAAAGTTGAAGATATACCATCGGTTGACTGTAAGTCCATTTTGTCTGTATTAGGAGTTTTGCCAGTTTCAGCTTCTCTTGCGAGCGCTTCTGATTCGTTTTCTACTTCGGAAGTCACTATATCAGAATTGACAGTCGCTTCATTATCCGGTGCAATTTCATCATCAATTACCAAGCTCGGTGCTGTTCGATAAAGCGAGTCTCCTGCTCAGTGTTTTCTTTTCCATTGTCAATCGTGCCATCGAACGGCTCGCCATCTGCAATGGTGATTTCGCTGGACGCAGCGGGTACATCCGCGACCCCGTCAGTATCAGAGCCCTTGCCCAAAACGCCAGTGCCAACGAGGATACCTCCGACAACAGCCAGCAAAGCAATAGCTGCGATGATGATAATGAGGAACAACGGAATAGCTGCTTTTGTCCTTTTATTATCGGCAGTTCGCACATTTCGACAAGGTCAAAACCTATGTTATTTGGGGTAATACAGCAAATTTGAGCATTTTTGTGAAATATGTATGAAAGCCAAATCCTCAATTGTGCTTTTTAGACAACAAAAAAAGCGGTCCCACCCCATCTCTGGAGCGAGACCGCTGAGTTTATATGATGAGCACTGTAAGGTGAACAGTGCTATTCGTTTTAGAAAAGCGAAAGCTGCTCGTCATCATTTCTTGAAGACTTAGAAGCACCTTTGCTGCGTTTTGCCTTATGTTTGGTGGTATGATGTTCGTCATTATCCACCGCAACCAGGTCAAATGGGGCTGCCACCACGGCACGAACCGAGCTGTCCGTCACCTCAATGGCATGCTCCAAAATCGGCATGAGCTTTCGCCATTGCCACTCCTGCAAGTCAGTACCTGGCGTTGCAACAATCACTGTCGCGTTTGCCAGCTGACCTTTCAGAGCAGCTTGCAGAAAACAACCGTATAAGTAGCCAAAGTGAATATCGTTCCCAAAACTATCGGCATCTTTCATGCGGCAAATCATATCGGCCGCAATGCTGTTTTCATCCTTGCCAGGACAATACAGCACATGTCCGAGTCTGAGGCGATGTTCCTTTGCATTCTCCAAATAGCGTTCCTTCGCATCAGGAAACCGAGTTGCAAATTTGTCGAGACCCGTTCCAGCCCAGACACCCGTTTCGCTGCATAAGCAGCAATAGATTTTACGTCCAGGGATACTAACAGGAAGCGTTTTGGAGTATTTGTATTCTACTGCCATTCTGAATCACCTTAGTCCAGATGGCGGTAGTAGCTGATGTCATACCCGAAGGTGTCCTTCACGAGCTGGCGAACCAAGTTGCCGCCATAGCTCTGTACCGTAACACTCTGGTCAGCAATCGGCATATCGATGTCCATAAAGATACGGCCTTTACCGCTGTCGCGAAGCAGGTCGAACTTATGAGCCAGCTCCGTGCCGGGCGTCGGAACCCAGTTGAGCCAGCCGCAGTCGAACATCTTAGCTTCGTCCTTATGGACATTCTGTGCATCGAGAATTGCATCGCGCGTTCCGACCTCGTGCAGGAGGATGTTGATGTTCTTGTAAACCTCTTCCATCTCCTCCTGCGCTTTACGAAGACCTTCAGGCCCTGCTTCACGAATCTCACGTGCAGAACGCATCTTGGCAGCCACAGCACCGTTCGGGTTGACATGTTTGAGAATGCCGTTGATTTCCGGGATACGCAAGTCAGAGTCAAGAATCATCTCGCAGCCATAACTCTCAACGAGTCTGTTCTGGAAGACTGGCAGCGCAATGCCCCAGCCGTTCACTGAGAGATTCTTCTGGTTTGAGCTGAACCGGGTCAGCGTAGGGCAATCGAGATTGACCCACTCCTGAACAAAGCTTTTGGCCCGAGACAGGTCTGTGCAGCGGCGTGTGGTGTTTGCGGAGGAGAACTCGTACCAGACGACTTCTTCCTCATTGGCATAGCGCACATTGCCAACCGGCGGGGCCTTGAGGTCTTTGCCCCGAATCATCTGCATGCCATCGAGGTTGTTGGCTTCCAGAAAGGCAGCCAGCACCCAAGGGCTGACGGCCACCGTGTAGCCTTTCCCCTCTTCGTACTTGGACGCAGGCTTGATGCTGCGCATGTCTCTTTTGTACGCCTTGAGCGGCGTGTTTATCGGATTCCAGTTATCGTCAAACGTCTTGACGAATGCCTTTGGTCCGTTGTTGGTATTGGCAAATTTGATTTCTGCTTTCATCGTTTTTTATCCTCTCTTGCCGTTAATCCGGCATCGTATCGACCTGGACAGTTCCCTCTTCCGTTACGGCCTCGAACCCGAAATGGCACCACCCATATTCATCCGAAAGCCAATCAGAGACATCGTCAAGGTACGAATCCAAATCATAGTTTCCGCGTTCCAAAAACGGAGGCGTGTAGACCTCGGTAGGTAAGGAGGCAAGAGCCTCCATGTCGCCGTCCGTATCCCATTTGATATTTTGGATAAGCATAGCTCACACCTCCGCGTAATCACTTGTATCAATAGCATCGATGCTGGCTGCTTCGATAAGGCTACGAATCCACTTTTCTACGCGATTACTGTAGGCAGCGCCATTGAGATACCTTTCGACAATGCGAGCAGACCGTGCGCACTTGAACTGCACATAGTCATTTGTAGCAGCATCATCTTCAAACGGAACGAAGACAGCTAACTCGTGACCATCCACATCCGTATTGATGCCGACTAGCACCTTGAGGTCGGTGCAGAGTGACACGTTTTCAGCCTGCTTCAGCCTCTTGCCGATGTCATTGATAATTGCCTGAGCAAGGCACGGCAGAGCGGCACCAAACACATTCATCACGGTATTATCCGAAACCTCGAGATGGAACCCGGAAGCCGTCTCCATGACCCAGTCCTCGTCGTACAGGATGTCGAGCAGTAAACCGCATCGACTATTCATAGTGACGACACGCTCAGAGAAGCCACAGTCAGTATTCAGGGCATTGTACACAGCCGCCGCAATCGGAGGAAGGTCCTTTTCGCTGCGGCGGGCCAAAGCCGAGTCGCCCGGAAGGAAAATGTCACCGTTGATGTCGGTCCAGTAATAAATATTCTTGATATTGCTCATATTGATGATTTCGTTCATGGTTAGACCCTCCAAAATCAGTAGTGGGTGAAGTTGTCGGAGCTTTTGGCATAAGACTCGTACAGCTCGTCAAATTTCTTGATAGACATGTACTTGAACTTTTCCATCAGCAATGCAGGAAGCCGATATTCAGGCTCCCGGCTCACCGTTCTTTTGTCCAGCACAGTAAGGAGAACATCCAGGTCAGCAGAAGCGAGATATTCAGCCAATACGCCCTGTTTCAGATAACGGTAAGCATCATCCAGGGTTTTGGCATCCTTATCAGGGCACTTCCAGTAGAAATCAGGCAGCGCGTGTTCTTTGCAAGCCTTTTTCAAAGCCTCAAAGACCCGGCCGCCGGGCTCCAGGCCGCACTCGCATTCGTCATCCAGCAGAATGGCTTCATATTCGTACTCTTCGTCGTTTTCGCCATGCAGAACCACATCGCATTCGCCGATTTCATCGTCATCTGCGATAGCACCGCAGATTTCGACATCAAATACCCGGTGGCTACACAGGTCAACCTTGCAATGAGAGTCAAGGTAAGCACCCGATGCGCAGTAACGTCTGAACATAGCGTCAACGACCTTCGTTTCGGGCTCCTTCTCTGCCTGGCGGAACTCTTTGAAGCCGCGCAAATTCATGGCAGCCGAGACGCCGTTGGGGTTGACTGCAAAAACATCTTGAACAATGTGGCCTTCGCGTTCCAAGCGTACAATTGCTCGGCACAACTCTATTGCCTCGTTGTCATCCTTCGCCACCGCAATCCAGCGGTAATCTTTCTGGTCCATCCGAACCCGATAAAGAGATACATCATTCATGTCATACACAGTAGTCATAAGAAATACACTCCTTCTTGTTATTTTTTATTAGTTGCGTTCTGGTCGGTTTTCTTTGCGTATTCAGCCTGCAAGGCTTTTTGCTGTTCACATTCTTTTGCTTTTTCTTCTGCCGATTCTTTACCGGCAAAATAAGCCACCGCACAGGCAGCAATCGCATAAAGGAACATGTAGGTATCAACCTTGCGGACCTGTATTGCGCCATACTCAAGCAGCTCTAAGAGCCGCCAAACAGTACCCATCGATACAATGAGTGCGAACAATATGTGTTTTTTCGTCATTGAATTCCTCACTTTCATTTCTCCAGCAATCAAAAAAGCAGACCCACCCGAAGATGAGTCTGCTTTAAGAAACCAGATTGTTAATGCACGTAAGACCAAAGCCTTTCGGATAAATGGTATCTATCGTACAAGTATCATTGTATCCGCTTCGCATATTCGTGCAAGAGATTCTCACTCAAATCGTAGCTGCTATATTGAGCAGAATTTCCTGGAGTTTCGTGCTGCGTTGATAGGACATTGGCTCAATCGTGAAATTTACTTCATGGGGATTGCTAAGCACGCCATCCTCCAACTTGCAAATGTCACACCACAATCTGAATTCGTCGTTTTCCTTCGTGATTTTGAAGATTTGCGTTACCACATAGCGCGTCTCTTCGCTTGACTTGTGGCAGACCAATAGCAAGCACCGCTGGTCATAAAGAATGTCGGCCGACTCCAGCTTTGCTTTCACGATATACTGCACACCATTCACGAGCATAGCCACCGCCAGAGCAATGCAGTATATGGACCCTGCAATACCGGAAAGGTTAGCTATCACACCAAGAACATAGTCGGATTGGTATGCAAGCACCACAACCCAACCGAGGAGAAGACCGATACCATACGTGAGATACCAGATAAATTCATAGGCAGGTTTTGCCATTACAAGAAAAAGCACAGTAAAGCAAAAGCAGATGATGGCCTTTTCATTACGGCGTGTACCTTTAATACGGCAAAAGTAGGTGTCTTGTTGGGCATTTGCAGCCACCGGAACCAGCTGGTTCATCAGCGTATCTCCTTTCTATGGGTATCATGCAATAAACATTTCTTGGAGTACATCGGCACTCGTTGCCAGGAACTTGTATTTGTGTTCGCCTACTGTTGTTATGAATGGCACGTATCCGGTCTTCGAATCACTGATATTCCCATACTTGAGCGTTAACCCATTCGGTAAGGTTGCGGTCTTTTCGAGAATAGAAGTATCAATCGTTTGTTTGAACTCGGAAACGAGCACAGTATCCTCACCTTTTTGCAGCTGCATATAGTTGCCGTCTGTCTCAAAGGCTACATCTTTGGAAAGGGTCTCTCCGAACAGGGTGATTTGAGGGATAACACTGGATACCGTAACATCAGAGAGCAGCTGTTTAATGGCTTCGGTCTGTTCTGACTGTTGTCCCTCATTCAGCGGGGCGGTGATAGTCAGATAGATACCATCGGCCACGCTCCGTGCGCCTGAAAGAACCGTCTCTTCGCCGTTCTGGAATGTGGCAATAGAGTCACTGGCCTTACCATTTACGAGTGCCAAACGGTACTCCCCAGCTTCTGCTACAGAGCCACCCAAACGATATGTAACGGAACTTGCTGCCCCGAAATTTTTTGCAGGCACATAAACCTGTACTTCATTCAGAGCCAACGGAAGATAGGAGTCTTCCGTCAACTGGACGCCATCCGCGCCTTCTACAAAATTTATGGCAGGGGCAAAGTCTACTGCAACTGCTGACTCTGCTGTTTCGGCCGACTCGGTCGTTGCGGCATCAGGAAATGAAAGGTCATCGAACAGCTGTGCATAGCCGACCGTTTTCTGCAGCTCTTGGAGTTTGCGGTTCATCCGTGCGGCATCAAACATTGCAAATACAAGCATAATGCCCATGACTATCAATGAAATAATTGCAAGACGTTTCATTTTGTTTTTATTGTTCATCTTATCATCTCCAGAACGTAATCGTCACATCGTGATAGTTTGCGCCATTGCAGGTATACATCAAAATACCTCCGCCCGTCGTAGCGCTTGCTCCGTCAGCGTAAAGCAAATCGTAGTCGTTGTTGATTCCCTTGCTTGGTCCCTCACTGTCATGCGCGTCATTTGCACATTCTGCATCAACATGTCTGTTTGACTACTTAGTTGCTCTATACCAGCCTTCATTTTCAAGTTTGAGAAGACAAGGCTTAGGGTGCATAACCATAGAAGGCATAAAAACGCAGCTTTTATTACTCGTTTCAAGATAATTTGTGCTCCTTCGCCAAGAGTAGAAGTTTCAAAACAACTTTTATTCTATGCGATTCGCACGATTCATCAATACAGTACCGGGCCGGGCATCATCATTACTTGCTGCGCAATGTTGATGCAAGAAATGGTGATAACTGCAATCGCCAAAGCGCCAAGAAGCATCATAATCCAGTTGAATTTCATAGCTTTCCCTCCAACACAATAAAAGAGGCCCGATGACTCGGACCTCTCGGTTTTACTTTACATAGCTTTCAATGCAGAGACTGATATACCTTTTGCCGTTTGGGCTTTCATACGGCTGAACACCGACATTGACATTCGAGGTTCCGGTGCCATCCTTGCTCTTGATAGTAGCCTTTACAGTTTTCCCGGAAAGGAGCGCTTTGGCCGCTTTGGCATCAATTTTCATCTCATTACTATAGAGCTTCGAATCTTTCCAGAGCGCCGCCTTACAGGAGTTGTCTGTACAAGTAAAGGCCTTGGCCGTTTCTGCCACATCACTGCCGCAGAACGGACATTTACCAACCACTTTACCGGACGCACCACCGTGGTCAAACTCCAGATGATATTCGGGTCGTTCCCCAGAAAAGTCCACATTCAGGATGCAATCGTATTTCTTGCCCGTCTTGGCGCTGGTGCAGCCTTTGAGCGGAGCTTTTCCTTTCGTGAGCAAAGACATGGCGATGGTCTTGGTCATCTTTTTACCCAGCTTGTCGAGGATTTTACTGTCTTTCCAGATAGTCACGCAGCAGCGTTTACCATCCGCATCCTTGCCGATGCAGGACCATGTCTTTTGCGTTTCGACCACGCTGTTGCCACATTTCGGGCACTTGCAGACAACCGGCAGATTGCCGACCTTGCCTCCTGCAGTCGGAGACGTTTCGATGGTCACATTCTTTGCCATGATTTCTTCGAGTGTTTTCTTGGTAAATTCTAAGACCTCGATGCGGGTCAGGTTGCCATCCTTGATGGAGTGCAGCTGCTTAGACAGGTTTATCGTAACAGGAACGTCCAGCACAATGCCCAGCTTCTCCATAATGTCTACCAGCTGGAACCCGGCGGGCTCACCATAGTAGACACCCTTCTTGAGGGAGATATACTGGCTCTTGACGCAGCGGTCTACCGTATCGGCGCGGGTCGCCTCAGTACAGATGGTGGCATCGGAAAGGATTTCTTTCCATTCCTCGTCGGAATATTCTGCATCCTCTTTTTCAGCGCCACGCATCGGCGCTACCATCCAGTTATTGAGGGATTCGACCGTATACCGTTTCGGGGGAGTGGTCATCTTCCCTACCAGCTGGAAGTTTATATTGATTGCATCACCCTTGTTGAGCTTCGGCAGCATCTTGTCGCCGCTCGACGGCTTCTCGAATTTACGCCAGCCGGGTGTGACCTGCACATCTCCTTTAAGGGTAAAGTCTTCATCGTAGCAATGGATAACAATGGTAGTGCGGTCTACCGTACAATCTTCTTCGCAGAATACGGCACAGAAGCGGTTCAGGATGCACTCGTAAACAGTCTTCTGAGCGCCACTCAAAGTGCCGGGCCATTTGCCGGTCGGAGTAATGGCGGAGTGGGCTTCGATTTTACTGTCATCATAGATGCTTTTGCTTTTCGGCTTATTGATAAGACCTGTGATGCCATTTTGCGCCAGCCCCTTGATAGCTGCATCTACTTTGACGACCTCATTCGTCGCGAGGTAGCTGCTGTTTGTTCTGGGGTAAGTAACGTAGCCGCCCTCGTAAAGAGTCTGCGTAGCGGCCAGCACATCCGCCGGAGACAAGGTCTTATCAGCTTTACAAGCAAAGCTCTGCAAATCACTCATGGAAAATAGCTTGCCAGGATTCACGGTCTTGCGTTCAGTCTTGACGCTCGTGACGGTTGCGCCCGCTTTATTAAAGGCATCTGCCAGGGCCTGTGCTTCAGCTTCATGTCCCTCCTCAAACGTCCGCTTGCTGGTCAGCTCAATGGTTTCGCCGTTCGTCTCTTCCTTACTGGAGACAGCAGAATACGGTTTCGGGACGAAATCCTTGATAGCCTTCTCCCGCTCCACGATATGCGCAACAATGGGGCATACGCAGCGGCCGATGCGGATGAATTGATGAGCCTTGATGGAAGCGTAACGAGTCAGTTCAATACCCAACAGCCAGTCCATCTCGCTTCGAGCTTCGGCCGAAGAGGAGAAGTTTACATACCCCGTGTTGGGCTTGGCCGTTTCAAATGCCTGCTTGATGGTTTTATTGGTCGTGTCTGGCAGCCAAAGGCGGTAGATGGTCTTTTGCGTTTTCAGACCATGTTCGATGATTTCATCGACCAGTCTTTGCCCTTCACGGTCCGGGTCACCGGCATTATAAATCACGTCCACGTCTTTGCGATTCATCAGGCTGTTAATGACACGAATCAGTCCTTTGACCTTTTCCTTGCCCTCATACTGAAACTCCCAGTTATCGGGAAAGAACGGCAGACGGTCCATAGACCAGCCAGGCTTCTTTTCCGGGTCATAACCAGGAAAATACGCATCAAGGTCAATAAGCTCATACAGGTGGCCTACAGAGGATGCAACGATATAGTCATCACTCTCCAGCCACGTATTTCTATCTTTACCCTGCCGCTCGAACTTCTCGTTCTTCCACCACTGTAAGGCGGATACGATGCTGCGTCCAAGCGAAGGTTTCTCTGCAATAATCAATGCTTTTGCCAAGGTTCACACCTCCTGTATTCAAGCAATGATAGCATAGTTCGCAATTTTTTTGTAGACCCAATCGCGATTTGCCAAAGCATTCGTCCAACGCTTTGGAATATTCTGAACTCCGTAATAAATACCCGCAAGGCCACCGGCCAGTGCAGCGCTCATAGAAGTATTTCCACCGAGTTTGATAGCGCAGAGTACAGTGTTTTCGTAGTTTTTGCTACTAATGAAAGCAGCAAGGGAAGCAATAAGGGTCGATGCACTTGTCCCGTCAAACTCCCCGTGCCGTGCGGCTTTTACGGGGTCTTTGAGCGAATCCAGCACCGGGTTCAAGGATGTAAACAGATATTTTGTACGAAGAGTGTCGATGGCTTCCTGGACAGCCCAGTGCTTATCGCATTCTCCCAACATAAGCCGCCTGGCGACAGCGAGATAAAGACAAGCGAGAAGGACTTGTTGGTCTTTGGCATCTGTCAGTCCCGAAATCATCACCGCAGCGGAATACATTTTATCCTCGCTGACAGGAAGGAATGCAAGCGGGAAGACTCGGCTGAAGTTACCGCAGTCGTCTATATGGTTATGGTTCATACCACAAAGGGTGGCAGCCTTCCCCTGCCCGTATAGCTCACAACTGTCAAGGACACTTGCAGGCGGGTTCAAGTGTTTGCCTGCTGCCGTGAACTTGCAGCTCTCCTTCCAAGAACAGTAATTCTGCATCAAAGCATCAGGGTTCAGCACGAGATTATAGTCATAAAGACTCTGCATTGTAGCAAAGAGCAAGGCGGAGTTATCCGACCAGGTTCCGGGAGGCTGGAAATGTTGCTTATACCCGATAAGTTCTGGTATTTTGTTCTGGAGGTTTGCCAGCTCCTCACGCCGCATTCCATCGAAGGGCAGCCCGGCGGCGTCGCCCACCACAAAGCCGAGGATTCCTGCCCACAAAAAATCTTTGTAGTCAGACGGAGGTTCGTAATCGCGAAAGAAGTTGATATTTGAAAAGATAGACATGATATGTACCTGCCGAGAATTACAGAGTATCGAAGCGCGGGATGGAGATGCTGACAACACCGTTGTCATCCATTTTCAGCGACAGGCTCTTAAACAGCCGTTCTTTGAATGCCTTCTGCTCCTGCTCCGACATAGAGATGCAGGTTGAGGCCAGTACGTTGGAAAGCATCGTATTGAGGTTTAGACCGTAGGTCAGGGCGTGCTGCTTGACGTAGTTGTCACACTCAAGGCTCACAACATCTTCGCGGAGCTTCTTGCTTGCTTCCGAATGATAGAAACGGTCAATGAAGCAGTACGGAACATCATTTTCCTTCAGATGGTCGAGCATCGCGTTGCTTGTCTTCTCGTGCTCAAACATCACGAAGAACCGAGCCGTTGTGAGGTTGCGAATCAGTGCCCAGTAATCGGAATCACTGGAGAACAAAAGAAAGCTGTCCGCCTGGCCGACATAGTGTTCCTGACAGCAGCGAACGATGAGGTTTGCATCCACCACACTCTTGACACCCAGCACACGCTCCGTCATGCAATGGTCGATGGTCGCATCCGTATAGCGGTCAATGAGCCGCCAGATGGACGATGCGTTCACATCATCGAACAGGATGATTTTCTGGATTTTGGGCAGAGCTTCCGGCGAGAGGCTCTGGAGCAGAGCATAGAACTTCAGGGGATTGCAGTTCTCGCAATCAACCAAAGCAACGGTCTTCTGGCTCTGTGCCAAGAACCGCTCGATGTTCTGCTGCGTGAACTTATTTTCCTGGCGGACTTTGCTCACATCAGAAAAGTCCGTTTTGTTCTGCTGATACAGCCGGTTCAGGAACTTTTCATCGTTACAGAGGATATTCCCGTAATCTTCGATACTGAAATTCCATTTGAGATACATGCCGAACGGATACCGGTCCATCGTAGCAACAAATTGCTGGCAGATTTTGCATTGCAGCTTGTCCTGCTCCACAACCGGGAACTGAAACAGCTTTTCGATATATTCCCACATAACCCAGTCGGGAAAAAACTTGGCACAGGCAATGATACGCTTGCGGATTTCCCGCGCAATCATCGGCCGATACTTATTTACGGTAAAATTGGCATTGATGATGTCAACGTCCGAGTCCTGAAGGATTTTGATGGCGTCTTCCGTTTCCTCGATGGCATCAAGGTTTTTGACGTTGGTCTTCATTTCGCCTTGAATCTTGGAAAAATGCCGGTTCAACATCGTGTAGATGTGGCAGAGGTTCCGAACAATGCGGGCATCCTGCTCTGCTTCGAGGCTGTCATACACTTCAAGCAGCAGCTTTCCATCTTCAAAGAACTGGCGCGGAACGCCAACCAGATATCCGACTTTCGATACGATTTCCTTACTCTTGATGAACATTTTATCATCTTCCGTGAGCATATATTTTTTGCCCGGAGAAGCACATTTACACATTTTATATCACTCCTTAGTTTTGCGTAGGTACGCATCATTTGCAAGCAAATTTATATAAAGAAGCCCGGCATTGAGTTGCCGGGCAGGGGTTATCTGAATTTTTCGTTGATTTCTTCGGCCGTTGCGGGGCGCGGGTCGCGCATTTTGGAAATGATGTAGGGACTACAGAACTCATTCAGCCAATCCACATCGTTGCGGTCTACCTGACTGAACTTCTGGCAAAGCACATGAACATGGACACCCGCCTTCATAGCGGCCTTGAGAAGTTCCCTTCGACCGTTGAAGATGTCGTGACGGCACTGGTCATAGAAGAGAAACACCATCGGGCGGTTGTTCTGGAATTCTTCACTCTCTGCGTTTTCGTGCATCATTTGTGGGGTGCCAAGGTTGGCAATGTCAATTGCCTTGCCGATTGCCTCACCCGCCCCATCCTGAAGTGCAAAGAGCAGCCGCCCATGCGGGGCATTCCCGTACTTGGAGCGAACCATGCGGCAGATACGGTCAAACTCCTGGTCGAAACCGATGTAAAGGACCACGTTGTTCGGGTCACGCAAGCAATCGACCGCTTCTCTCGCGGCCCACAGAGTCTTGCCAGCACCTGGACGACCAGCAATTACGCTGATACGGTTGTCAATGTTCATAGATATGCCTCCTTACTCTGCATCCGGCTCCTTCTCGGCGTCGGACTGCGCAGGCTCTTCTTTGGCATCTTCGGCAGGAGTATCCTCCGCCTTGTCGTTGGCTTCATTCTGCTCGGCGGCCTGGGTATCTTCCTTTTCCGGTTCGTCCTTGTGGGCATGAACTTCGATGACAACGATAGCAGGCATCTGAGGCTCGCCCTCGCCTTCCTCGTCATCTTCTTCCTCTTCGTCCAGCTCCTCGGCTTTTTTGCGGCAGTAGTCGCGGGCTTTGCGCAGGTCTTTTTCCAAATCGAAGTCATCGTCATTGGCCGTCGTGACCGCACAATGACCAATGACTGCGCCCAGCGCAATCGCACCAACGGTAACAGCACCAATAGCTGCCAGAATATTCTTAATCATGGTTTTCTCCTTTTCTTGGTAAGGGTAAATGTAAATGGCTTACATCTCTCATTTTACGGAATTCGCACGAATCCGCAATGAGGGTCAATCACCGTATTTCTGAACCTTACGGAATAAGAGCTTGTCGTGAACGTAACCGTACATTCCCCAAAGGGTAGTAGAGATAGAATCACGGCGAAGGTCTTCGGGAACCAGATTTGTAAACCGATTGATAGCACCATAAAGTAGAGGGTCTGAGCTGGTGTCAGCCTCCAGCAAGGAGTCGATAGTCTCGGGCATATCCTCTCGCAGAAAATGGTAGATGTCCTTCCACTTGAGGTCTTCCGGTTTGCATCCCGTCATCATGTAGGCGCAACTCACAATCAGCACATCGCACAGCTTATTGATTTCGTAGGCATCATCCGATACAGAAGATGCCTGCAAGATAGTGGCAGCCATATTGTTGCAGGCGGACAAAAGCTCCCGCTGAACCTCGAGCTTATCCGTCACTCCCGGAAACACGTATACCGCCGGGTCTCGCCTGTAGTATTCTTCAAGAGAACCAACGGGAATAGCCGTTTCAGGCGTTCCCCTCTTCCAAAGCCACAACATTATCTTCACCTTCTTCAAAGTCTTTGATGGATTCCAGCACAAGGCGCTTTCTAAATTCGCCCTGCGTTGCATTGACATACCGAACAGTCCAACCGAGGTCCGCTTCCGATAAGCGGTATTCGCCAAGGAGTGTATGGCTTAAATCTTCAATTTCAGCCAGGATAACGAGTATAGAGGTTGCAGATTTGTCCTTGACAACCGTATCAATAAGGTGCTTGGATTCTTCGACAATTTTTTCGGCCAGAGCTTTACGATATTCTTCGTCATCAAGCTGAATGGTGTTAAAGAGGTCGTTATCCTCAGTAAACAATTCAGGAAACTTGTCCCTGACAAGGCCGCTGCGCTTCTTTGCCATTTGCTTTCTCCTCCTCACTCTGCTTCATAGCCTCAACTATGCGTTTTGCTTCCCGCTCCTCCCAGAACTTTTCCAGCTCAGCTTTGGTAATAACCTTTAGGAAGACCTTGTCATTTTTTGCTTTCCGAATCATCTGCAAACTCTCCCAGTAGGTGTCCGGCTCGATTTGGTTAAGTGAGTAGATGGGAAGCTTCTTCGTGTCCCAAATGTAGGCGGCGACCATTGCTCTGATACGCTCTCGTTCATCGAGAGACATGATAGAAGGTGCTTCATCTACCAAGACACGGACAAGGGCCAAAGGCATAAAGATGGGATGCCCGACCTGATTGGGCTCAAACTGGTAGTCCAGGGACTGTACCACGAAATCAAGAGTGCGCCACGGCATTACCTTGTCGGCATCGCGGATGGGATACTCGAAAACCTGCTGGGGAACAAACTCGGCCTTGATAATAGTGGCATCTTCCGGCAGGTCACGTTTGAGAGATTCAACCACATTGTGCAGAGCTTCGTCTGCGTCCTCGTCAGTAAAAGGCTTATCCTGGCGGCATTTGACGACAAAATTGTTGGAGGTGAAGGTGTCACCGCGCTTGGTAATAATGCGGATGTAAAGCTGTTTCGGATTCAAATGGAGGTCTCCTTAGATGATTGATTTTTTTTAGAAGATGGGTGTGAGGTTCTATTGACTTTTGTCTCAAAGGCGGTAGTCGCTTGGGCTTTATTTACTCTGGAAAGGGCCTTGCCTATGATGACCGCGAGGCTTGCGATGATAGCTGGTGCTGAGGCAAGCAGAACGGACAGACCGACAGCCTTGATGACCCATACCCCTATGTCTATGGTAAAATAGCTAAAGTGCGTCATGGCAACCATGAATGCAAAGACGCTGATGGAAACAATAGAGCCCTTAATGTCTGCTCTGGAGGGACAAGCATGGTAAGCTATCTGGCCCATAAGGAACAGGCACAGCCAGAAGGAAGGACGCTGCATACAAGCCCAACTTAAATGCTGCCACAGATACCAGGCAATGTAGCCAAAAGCACATACGTTAAAGCTGCCAAGGATTCCGGGTGCTATGCCTATCAGAGTCTTCTGCGCTGTCTGCATCAGGAAGAAGCCGCGAGGAGTATAGTTGACATAGCCAAGAACCGCTTCCCCTTCCTTGCGTCGGAAGTTGTAGAGCTGCACGCCATCGATGCGAGCACCGGTAATGAGTGCTACAAGTAAATGCGAGAACTCATGGTGGATGACACCCACGGCAGTCCATCGCGTATCGTAACGCTCAGCTGCCTTATCACCAAATGCTTTATCGATGAACCACAGGCTGCCTACACGCCCTGCCCACTCCATTGCCAAGATAACCAGAACCGTAAGGACCAGCACCACTCCACGATATACTTGCAAAAACCCAATAACACTACTCATGCCTCAGCTTCACCTCTTGACCTACACGCTGCTTGCTGCAACTCCCATAGCGGCGCAGGCAGCAGACTCTCATGCGATGGATGAAGAAGACTCCACGGAGCTTGACTCGGCGCTCTACGGCGTAGTCACAGGACCGGTCACACACCGAGCACAGGCGGATATACTGATACTTCGGCATGGCTTTTCTCCTTCGCTCGTCATGTCTATATTTTACCAAGAAAATGCGCCATTTGCCATCTTAGTGTCCCATGTGTTACAGTTTGTCCATAATTGGGAACGCCCGTAGCAGCGCTGAATCTTTCCAGCTGAGCTCTCAGTTAGTTGCACATTCTACAACCATGATGCACCGTGGGTAATACCTCAGGTGTTCCGTCTGCTCCACCGCTAAGGTCAAGGGAACAGGGGCATTGATGCTATGCCACGGCAGGTGTGAATGGTGCTATCCCCTACGCTGTGTCCCCCATAAGCACGGCGGGACCTATCCGCTATGCTATGCGCTGGATTCTACCCCACGCTGCGTCACAGCATGAGTGTTCTGTGCTGCATAGAAGCTATGCCTTAGCCGGATGGATAGGTTCCATCTGCTATGCTGCGTAGGGTCGGGCGGCAGGCAAAGGACTGCATCTCTCCTCTACTACTCTGTAACAACAGCCGCCGCCCTAAGAACGCACACAACCTGAATCTTATAGGCCATAAAACTTTCAAATCTGCGAAATATGCTTTTCCCCGTGGGCCTATAAGCGGCACGCACGGGTCGTTCCCTGCCAGATATTGACATATCCTCCCGGCCAGTCTGTATCGAGGAGCAAGTCCTTGATGGAATGGAATTTCGAGCGGGTTGTCTCTTGTTTGTATTTGGCGGCTACGCTCAAAGGCTCATTCTCGGCAGCTACGCTTCCATCCTTGACCCAGGACTCAGCCTTGAGCTTAGCAGCTACGCAATCGAGTCTGCGTTCAGCCTGCTCCATAGCGGTAGCGCATTTATCCTGAACAGTTGCATACGCCGCGTCGATTTCTGCCTGAAGTTCAGCCACCTTCTTATTGATGGCCTTAGTTGTCTTGTCGGTCGCTTCCCGCAACTGTTCTGCACTTGCCTCTACTTTCATTTTGAGGTAACGGTATACGGTCGCAATATGTACATCAAAAAGCTCTGCAATTTTCTTGGCGCTGTATCCGTTGCCCAAAAGAGTCTGCATTTCGAGGGCCTTCGCGTTGCGGCGTTCTGACTCGGCAGCCACGATATCAAAGCCGAGGCCCAATGCCTGCTTCTTGACGGTCGGGATGGATACTCCCAGCTCAGAAGCAATCTGTTTGATGGTCAGGCCATCATTGAACAGACTAATGATGCGGGCGTATTTATTCTGCTTTGCTTCACGGCGCTGCGCGGCTTCATATAGACGACGGTGGTGACTGATGCGGGTATCGGGAACGTCTCCGGCCATGATAAGGAAGCCGAGCATCGCGCGGTCCGCCTTAGAACTTGCGACGGGATAGCTGATACCGCCGTATGCGCGGATGTCTTTGCTGAAAGCGTCTGATTTTTGTTTAAGGCTCTTGAACTCAGCCGTAGGAATGCCCAAGGATTCGGCGATAGTATCGTCTTTGAAGGGGTGCTTCATCCAGTCGCAGATGTGTTGTACCTCACGCTCGGGCAGAGGCTTCACAAAGGTATGGTTAATAAGCTGTGCCTTATCATAAGACGCAGCTTGGTTATTGTCGCAGGTGGTAGAAAGTGCCACCATTAAGATTCTATGCCGATGTCCGATGGGGGTAGGATTCTTCTTGCACCACTCATAGCAGACATCAAAGCGTTTTTTGAGGAAATTGCTGTCGCCTTGTACGCGATAGCCTTTGCGCCCCATTCCCCACTCCATGAGACGGATGGGAAAGCGTGCTCTGGCCCAGGCCAACTTTTCTTCGGGCGTCTCGTTCCAAAAGTGCAGGACAGCCTGCTCGGGCTCGTCATTCAGCTCAATCTCATAAACCTCAGCAAGAGTCTTGAGGTCGTGATATACATACTCTGCGGGAGGGGCATACTCAACGTGGCAGAAGCGTCCGGCTTTCGGATTGTACGTAGCAGGCAGCCGCATGATATGGTTGATGCCCTGAACGCTGTTATCTACCGAAACATCAGCAAATTTCACGCCCCAAGATGCAACTTCCTCAGTCAGAATGGCTCGGATGCGTTTATGAACTTCTTTGTAAAGAGCCTTCGATACGTGGTCGTTGGGGTTGGCAGGGGTCAGAAACAGCCAGATGGCAGCGCCACGGCCCGTGTTGACAATGAAGCCGTCAGGAATCGTATCGAAATCCATCAGGTCCTGCAGACGGGCGCAAATGGTGGCAGGCAGCTGCGGATTGGAGTTCTCGGTATGGCAGTCAATGTCGAAGCCCATCGACACGAGCTGCGAAACACGATTCTCTATACGGATTCCTTTACGGCGCAGGCTGGAGGTGGGATAGAACGTGTTATTGGTCACATACACGCTCATGTCCTTGGACATATAAGTTTGGCGTCCAGTTTTCTCGGAAGTTTTTGTGATAAGATTAGCGACTTCATCAATCGTCTTGGAAGGGTCAAACTGGCGAATCGTTTTGACGGTCTGGCCCTCATATTTCGTGCTGAACTGGAACACGCCCTCTGCGCCGCAATCACGCATCGCGTTATAGAAGCGCTGGTCGTTCTCCGTGATGGTGATATGCCACTTCCCGGCGGGAACTTTGTTATTCTGTTTTACAGGAGTCTCCCACTTTTTGAACGGCAAATATTCCATCCCAAGTTCCTTTATACTGTATGTTGTTGAATATCGCGCATCAAACTACAAGATGCGCTGACTGGTATTTTTCATGGTATGCAGTTCGCACGTTTCCGCAAGAAGGCTCAGAAAACACCATTCGTCAAAATAGACAAAAATTCAAAGTGATTGCAATTTGCACTTTTTGCAACCATGATTCGTAAAGCTGATTCTGCGCTATAGGGCAAAATAGGGCATTTTATGCCATGAAACGCAATGCAAAACGGTGACATTGAGAACGAATTTTGGCAAAATGCCGAAAATAAAAAAGCCCCACGGCATAAGCCGAAGGGCGGAGGGATAGGTTATTGCGGCGTGAAGATGACATAATAGTCATTTTCGATGGTCTTTTCCCAACCGGGGAGCACTTCCATGAACTCGATGGCAGGAGCGTTTGATTCCTTGCTCAGAAGTACCGCATCGAAATCCCACTTGGAAAGTGCATCTCTATAGGTGGTATCCGTGGTGCCGGAGGAGAAGGCTAACTGAATGGACGCATCCAGAGCATCTTCCGGGAACAAGTCTGCGCGGCTGTCGCAGAACGACTGGAAGCCGTGGTAGATGGCATAGCCACCGTCATTGTAGGAAGTATACATTCGCTGTGGATTGAGGGCATGCAGCAGCTCAACGAATTCTGCATCCATCTTATCCCCTGTCTTTTCGGGATTGGTAGCAATGAAAGGTGCATAGATACAGCAAGCAACCACAAGTGCAGCAGAAGTCACGATTGTCCAGAATTTGGACTTGCCGGTGAATCCCATTGTGAAGCGGCCGCCGTTCTTCCACATCCGATTTTCTTGCTCTTTCATCATCACAGAGAGGAATCGGAAGATAAGGGGTATCATAACGACAAGCAGATAGCTGCGAATCCGCACATATCGGGAAGTAAGGAGCAAGCAACAAAGAATTGGGAGAAACTCAGTAAGACGAATCTTTGTGCGAGACGCTACAATTACAAAGAGAAAAGCAATGCAGAAAAAGACTACAGGGTCAGCCAGGGCACTCGGCTGCCATTCAGAAACATACCGCTTTGTGGCCTCATTGTTCGTGATGAAGAAGTAATAGTAGAGCTTGAATCCGTAAGGATTCAAAAGACCGGCCAGCATGTTCACGACAAGGAGCGAACCCATCTTGCGGGCTCTTGCAGTAGGCTGTTCTCGTTCGTTCACAAGACCAAAAGTATTGACATCCGGCAAGAAGCTCATTGCAACAAAGAGCGTATTGAAGGCGAACAGGATGGGCAAAGAGCCACCGTGAATGTTGGCCCACAAAATAGCTACAATAGGCAGAAGTCTGTACTTCTTTGATTCCGGGTTGCGGTATCCGTCATTGAGCAGATAAAATGAGATAGCAAACAGCAAGATGCCAATATTCATGGGACGACCGCCCCATGTCATCAATGCGGTAACGAGGCACACGAACAGGCAGTTTTCAAACGGGTCATTGAGTTCTTTCCCCCAGGCGATGTCCACAAAAAGTGCGTAAGCGAAGGCAGAGAGGAAAACAAATATGAGTTGCCCATACATGGGGTTCGTATTGATAAGCGACAGCTTATAAAGAATCACGCTGCCGAGCCAAGAATGAGCCGTTTCCTGTAGGCCAAGGCTTTCGGATAGCCAGGAGAATGTATCTTGCGTAGGGATGCTGTGTGTCTGGCATATTTCACGGCCCAGTACAATATGCCAGTAGTAATCGCTATCCCCAACCCCGTTGTACTCAAAGATGAGCACGCAGACAGCAGCGGCGATGAGGGCTGCGAAGAAGTAGAGAGCCCTGTTTTTCTTTTGCGAATAGTGCATGAAAAAACCTCCGTAATAAAAAATGGGCAGACCCAAAGGTCCGCCCGCCGTATTGGTTCTGATTTCATTCTACTTGATTCGCACAATTCGGCAACAGACCGTGCTCCGCAAGCTCGTTCAGCACAAGCCGATATACGTGCATATTGGGACAATAGCCGTGACCGAAATACGAAGAATCATCTTCACCCAACGCTTTTGTCAACGCTGCGGCAACCGCCGGGCTCCTCGAATATCCTGCATCACAATGAACGATAATCTGCGAAACTCTGTCATTGTACTGAGCAAAAGTCCCCGCAATCCGTGCTGCATCATTCTTTGACATAGGTTTCATGCCTCCGATAGATTCGGAAGTATCAATGTCATCAAACATCAGAAACTCGACGTGAGCAACCATCTTGTTTTCCCCGCTCTTTAAGATAAGAGGAATCTGGTCGTCTGTACTGGAAATGGAAATGATGAGTGTCGGCTCGCCGATGTTCTCAACGTCGAAATCCGGTCCGTATCCCAAATATGCAGCGAGACATTGGGTACGATACATCACTTTGATTTTCATAATCTCACCTCTTGACATTCATCTTATTCTAATCGCATGTTTCAGCAACAAAAAGAGCCGCTTGCCCGAAGACAAGCGGCTATGTATGAGATTAGTGCATCGACTTATAAGCGTCGCCAATACCGAAGAGCACCGCAGCAATAAAGCTGAGGCCTGTGGCATGAACAGCAGCCACATCCATGTACGCCAGTTTCATCAGCAGCTCGGTATGGGTGGTGAGCAGGCTCGTATGGCTCATAACCACCAGAGCCACAATCAGCACAACAAACACTGCTGCGCTGGTTAAGCTGAAAACGAAGGCTACTAGTTTCATGCCGGACAGGTCAAAGTCGAAATTCGGCCGATGACTGTAAGGCATAACGGAGTTATAGAGCGTTCCGTTGCGGGAGCAGTGGTATAGGTAAAGCCCCGTTATGGCTGCAATGCCAAGGGCCGATACGAGGATGGTGCTGCACAGGCTGATAGCTCCGCCAATGACGCCGATGAAGAAGCTCGCCTCCGTCACAGTGAACAGGCTGAGCAGGCTCTTGATGCCAAACAGCGCGAGACCTGCAACGAAAGCAACAGCTGCTGTTGCCAGAGCTGTGCAGATAACATGGAAACCGATGTAATCTTTTCTACGATACATAATAAGTACCCTCCTTCTGGGTATTAAAAAGAAAAGTGTATAATACAAAGCGTGTTTTGCGCATTGTAGCGATGGAATTAAGCCAGGCCGTGAATGGTGTTCAAGAGATACGTCTTGTTGCACTGATTCTCACACCACATTTTCTGAGCGGCTATATCCGAAGAACAGAACCGCTTGTGCATTGCATGGAGATAACAGGCTTTGATTTCAGCATCCGAAGAAGCTGCTGAAACGCGAGCACAGCGAACATCCATGTCGGTGTAATTGCGCTCAAAGAACGCTTCAAGCAACTGAAACTCCTCGTGGGTATCATGCACGCCGTCCTGATAGATAGAACCGTCCTCGTTCAGAATTGTTGCCTGCGTGTTCTCACACATGTGATTGCGCAGCATGGTATTGACAACATCAGAGCCAAGACGGTATTCGCTCGGTGTCGGGACCATGTAGAAGTGAAACAAGTTCGGGCAGAGATGATTCATCACATAGCGGACCTGCTCTTCTTCGGAGCCTCGGCTTGCTGCATCGGCAAACCACTGTGGGAACTTGGCATAGCAATATGAGTTTTCCGGCAGGTAGAGCTTTTCGAGCAGCGCCTCGACACGTTTGCCCATCTCAGAAGGCTCATACTTGTGAAGGCTTGCCATCTGAGTCAGGTGATGAGACCAGTCTAAAGGTGACATGAATTTGCAATTTTTCATCATGTTCTCCTTTACGCTACTGCCACATCGTACGACGCGACACCTGCCATCAGGTAACAACTTTTGTTGCCCATCAGTGCAGAAGCAACCTTTTCGGCGAAACCAAGGTAAGCATCCATCAAGGTGCGGTCGCTCAGAAGATAGGCGTTGAAAGACATATTGGTCGTAACAGAGAGATTGCCGAAATGGTCAGAAGTCATGCTCCAGCGGTTCAGCTCGCATACCTTCTCTGCTTTCTTCAGGTCTTTGGGCATCGGAACAACGGCTTGGACCTTGATGCAGGTCTTGCCATTGATGACGCGGATGTTGCGGTATCTGCCGCCAAGAATTCTTGTCATTGGATTACACTCCTTAGGTTGTGATTTTGTAAAAGCGTTTACTCTGTCGCAATGTCCATTGCGAAGACTGCGTAGAAGTTGTGGAAGGATTCGTAGCCATTCTCTTCCATTTCACCGATAACGTATTCGGGAGATTCATCAAACGCCGAACAATCGTCCATCGTGAAAGGAATCGTGTCGTGGTGGCAACCGTTCTCCTTATCCTCAGCGAATAGCTTGTCGGCTGCTTTCATAGCAGCGTCGAGGGTCAAATGTGCTCCGCAGACACCAATGGAATTGAATTCGCCAATATTCTCGTTGGAGTAATGGTTGAGCACAATGTAGACCTTTCTTGTGCTGGACTGGGTCTCCGACAAGGTCAGAAGCGCTCCGGTAGCGCCGTCCACGTAGCCAAAACAGTAGGCCGCGTTGTAACAGGTTGGGTCTTTGTAGCTTCTTGCTTCACGGTTCTTCGCATCGATGGTTTTGAGAACTTCGATTTCTTTGTTATTCATAAGGCACCTCCCAGTGCGATTGCGTTCATGCAAACAAAAAAGGCAGGCCCACCACGAATGGTGAGTCTGCCTTGATTGAAAACAGAACTGTGAATATTAGTACGGCCAGAAATATGGCATAGTATAGATGGTATCTATCGTACAATTTTCATTCTATCCTGTTCGCAATAAGGGTCAAGCAAAATTACCCTTTGTACCCTTCAGCCACCTTCTTGGCAAGGTACACCTGCCCTTTGGGGGTCACGAGAGTTTTGCGAGCCGTGTGAGAGGTACGGCCTACATAGTAGACCACTTCCTTGACCTCGAAGATACCCTGCGTAATGAAGCGCTGATATGCCACGTTGGCGGCATCCAGATAACCCTCATTGCGCAGCCAGGCCATCAGACGGTTGCGACCAATGTTGATGTGGTCGTTGGCGAGGCACTTAGCGAACTGGCCGAAGTCCACGCTGTTGACCGAAGCACTTACGGCGCGATGGAACTCGACACTCTCCTGCTGTACGCCGATGACCTTGTCCTGATTCTTGACAGCCTCCAGAGATGTAACAAGCAGGGCTTTGGTTTTGGCATCCGTGTTCGGGAGCCACTGGTCAACGAAAACAACAGGGTCGTTGACGTAACCGCCGGTCTGACGGATGGTGGGAAGCAGTTCATCAAAGACCCAGTTTTCGAACTGCTCAGCCTCCGGCTTGTTGGAGCGGCAGATGAGTCGATATACGTTTCCCTCGGAGATGAATTTGACAATGCGAGGAATCCCAGCTACTTCTACGCGCCCGGATTTGATACCGTCCTGGCGGCAATGAATGTTCAGCTCACGGGTTATGTTGGTATACCCCAGCGCCTTGCAAACGTCAATGGCGCAAAAGAAGAACTTATTATCCTCGCAGATAACGCGCAGCTCACCGAACATCTCGGAGAGAAAGACTTTAGGAATTCTGGTCATAACAATACACTCCATTTCTTTTTGAGTGAGGTAACAAACCGTTACCCCACCTCTACTTTTTGACGATGCTACGAGCGAACATTTTTGCAAAAGTTTTCGCGAAATTATTCGCCGGGAACATACTTCGCAAGGACCTCGGCCCCACACTTGGAACAAGTAAACATGTCATCGGCATCGGGCGAATGGGTAACTTCGTCGCAGTCGGATTCGGCTTTGATAAAGTCACCGTCTTCGTCTACCAGCCAGGTCTGAGTGACATGAGCCGTCACATTGAACGTGTTGTTGCCGCATTTAGGGCACGGGCCAACCTTGAGATTTAACATAGTGTTTTCTCCTTTCCAGTGCGTTATTTATCTGCAAACATCAGCGGCAGAACAATGTAGTTCTCAGGATGAGCAATAACATCATCGATGTCATTCTGGTACGGGAAACACTTCCAGGTAGAACCATTGTAGTATAGCTCGCAGCACTCACTGTTCAGATGGTTGTCAAGCATTTCCACGGCGCAGCGCAGCATGTAGGAATCGGTAGAGTCAGTCGGGATGGCAGTAAAGCACTGAGCCAGGGAGTTGGCAATGGTCAGGTCGGTATGTTTCAATGCGGTGGACGCAAGAGTCAGAGCAGACTGCATCATCCTGGCTTTCATACCAACAGCGAAGCTGATGACATTGGCGGGGTCTTTCAGGCCAATGAAGACTTCTCCAACCGGTTGGGGCACTTCCTTGACAAGGATGAAATCTTCATACGAATCGTCATCGGTAGGCATGAGGTCGAGAATGTTAGCGATGAATTTATCCTCATCGAATGGGTTTGGCATACAACTCTGAATGGTGTTGCGGTCCAATTTGATTAGGCAGGTGAAACTATACATGGCTTTGTCCTTTCCGTCCGCACAAACAAAAAAAGGCAGACCCACCAGAAGGTGAATCCGCCTGAAGTGCGAGACTGTGAATTTTTACGTACGGCCGAAATGGCATTATAGATGGTATCTATCGTACAATTTCTATTGTATTCCGCTCGCATATTACGTCAACAAAAATAGCCCGCCCACCCATAAGGGCAGACGGGCAATAGACTAAGGATTACTCCTTAGCCGACGCAGTACAGCTATCCCAGAACTTATCGTCCAGAGGAATCGGGTTGAGCACATACTTTACGCGCTCATTCGTCTGGTCGTAGACGAGGTAGCTGCCATCGGCAGTGGTGCTGATATTCACGTTGATGGGTTCGCTCTTCTTCAGAACATTCTTGAAGAAGTCCAAAGGAGCCTCCATCCCCGCTTTCAGCAGATATTTGCCGAGCTCCGTAGTTTCATCGCCACGGATGCAGGTAATAACAAACAGTTCTTTGTTCATAAACTAAAACCGTCCTTTCCAGAAAGTTTTGTGATATGTATAGGTAACCGAAGTTTGGGAGCCTTGAAATCGAAGAAGGAATTCCAGAATACTTTGCGCTCCTCGAAGTTGTAACCGCCTTTTTTGAGAGGCGTTTTGAGGCACTTTACAGCTTCCTTGTCTGTGGCAATCGAAAATGCGGTGTAATCCTTGTCATCGATATACCACCCGGCGGGGAAATTTTCTGGGTTTTCCTTGCTTGCTTCGTGGTAAATAACCATGCCGCCGTTCATCTCTTGAAGAATACCAAGCCCAATGCTTGTTTCAAGGATTTCGCGGGCAAAAAGCTCATTCAGCATCGTCGGGCACCTTCTTTCCCTTTGCGTCGTAGCGCGTATCCCATTGAGCAATCTGCTCGTCTCCTGCAATACCACGGAGACTCAGCAAACAACCGTTTTGCGGGTGACACCAGATGGTGCTTGGTGCTTCGTTTTCAAGAAAGGCACCACAAAAGGGGCAAGGCTTCTTAGGACTGATTTTGTTGGGTCGCAGCATGTTTATACCTCCTCGTATTCAATGTCATATTCCTCGAATGTGTCGATAGCATCACGGTAGAGAGAATCATCTACCATAATGCGGTCTCCACTATCCAAGTCGTAATCGATGTCGTAAAGGTCAAGAGCATCACATGCTTCGTCCAAATCGGGCGTATAAAAACGAACCATAACTTTCACCTCATGTTATTTGGAAAGCTCATCAAACGAGTCATCGACGGTTTCTTTGTGTCCGCACGAATCACAGAGCAAGCAACTGCAAGCCTTGTGGGTACGGCCAGTCGGAATACTATGATTGTCCAGTTCTTTTTCTAAGTACCAGACAGGTTTCATGGTAAAGCCGCACATGGGGCAAGGAATACAAGGATTAGGCATAAGTACCCTCCTTATTCGTCCATAGCGATGGCATCGGTCACTTCATAGTGACCATTTCTCATTGAATAAGAAATCCGCTCGCCAATCTGTGCTGCCATATCGACATCACCATTGTTCAGCGCCTGCTGAGTCTTTTCGATGGCGTCATCGGGGTCCTCAGCGTCGATGCAAACAGTAGTGGAAATAGAGACGACTACATTGAAACTTTTCATAGGGTTCTTCTCCTTACTCTTACTCGATTTCGATATGTTTTTTATACTCGGTCCAGAAAAAGAGTCGCTGCATAGCGTTCAGCTGCTGGGTTTCATCCGAATCCTTATTAAGAGACGCAATGTAGCGGTCTCCGTCAAATGGGTACGGAACCTTATACGTATCACCTGCTTTGTTGACAATGACATAGCTGTTTTCATAAATCAGATGGGGCTGGCCTTCAGCACAAAATTCCTCATGGCCTGAGCAAAATACATAGATACGGCTGTAAACACTGCAAGCGTGCTTGTCATACACCTTGATGTATGCGGCTTGGAACGACTCATCCGGGTGAGACCGGTAGTGCTCAGCGATTTCCTCATCGGTGGCAAGAGACATCCTCTTGACACAGAAGCCTTCCAGGTCCTTGACCAGTAACTGCTCACCTGCATCACGGAGAAACTCCATAATAGGATAGAAGTCACCGGCATCGCGGCCGTAGCCTTCCCCGCTCATGGCGTAACAGTAGTTCTTGCGGAACAGATGATTGTCGATGGAATCCCGGTACTGCTCGATTCCCTGATGCGTGAAAGACACACCCATCGTTTCATACGCGGACGAAGGAAGATGCACGAGAATCTCGCAGGAGGAGACATCGCTAACAGGTGTGTACATGTCAACATAGTCAGCCTCATTGGCAAGACTATGAGCATCAAAGATGCGTTGCATGTCTTCGTCATCCACATCGTAAGAGCCGAAGAGTTTTTCGTAGGAGACGAACGGAGTGGGATTGTTCTTATTGAACATTGCCACATCCTCATCCGTCTTCAAGCCCAACCTGTCCTTAACCAACTCACTCACTGTGTCATAGATGGTGCCGAGATAGTCGAACTGTGCCCCGTCAAGGTCACAATCCGAATCGCAGGCATCAGTCAGAACAAGCTGATGTTCGGAATCTGCCTGCTGCATCAACATGTGGATGGGCGTTTTTGTCCCAAAGTTGTCGATGGAGCCGGGAAACTGGAGGGCGGCATACGCTTTCAGGGCACTTTCGCTCTGAGAACTTACGTTGATAGTATTCATGGTCAAACCTCCTCACCAAACAGCTCAGCGCAGTGCGCTTCTTCGCGCTTGCGCATTTCAGAAAATGTCATAGTGTCCATGTGAGCGTTCAGGTAAGCCAGCTCTTTTTCAGCGGCCTCCTTGGTCTCAAACACCGTGACATTCAGCAACTCATCCCGAAGAATGAAGTTGTCGGAGCAGTCGGAAAGGTCGCCGGTAGCGTACACGCAAACCTCAACGGAGCATTTCGGCACACCGCTGTTTCCTTTGGAAGGAGAATATCCGCGCCAGATGTTGACGCTCTGGATGACACCAGGGTAGATGACATTTTTGGAGTGAGACTTCGAATAGATTCGGCCGTTCTTGTTTCGGCCACGAACCTCCGTGATAACCCAGACGGGCTTGTCAACCAGCGACAGAGCGTTGGAAAGATTGATATTATTGAACATTTTTTATTACACCTCTTGTTTTATTTTTCTTCAATAGCGATTGGCGGGGTCATGTCGAGCAGCGTGTCGATGTTCCAGCCACAGAGGGTCAAGAGCACATCGGACGCGGGGCTCTGATTCCGAATGCCGTTTGCCAGGTGAAAACCGATGTGCGCATAGGAATCGTCATCGTTCGCGATTTCACGCTTTACGGTTTCTGCGAAATTCTCTGCCAGTTCCGTATTGTCGGCAATGACATTCATAGCCTCTGTTGCAACGCGGTCTTTTACCGCGAACGCTCCATCGGCAAAATAGTCACATTTCGGGCAATGGGGCTTGGCCCTCACCCCGCTGGAAACTGAAATAAGTTTGCAGCCACACGAGGGGCAAACAAAAAAGTACGGATGATTTGACGGTAAGGACATAAAAACACGCTCCCTTTTGATATAGTTTTCAAGAAAAATTGTGTGCAGGCAGCATTGGGGCCTGCACGTTGTGATAATTTTCAGAGGACTATTGCCCCCTGTCGGACAAATTTAGTAGCTTTTGTTATTGACTCTCGTAGGTGAGTCTCTGCCCACAGACTGGACAGCGCTCATAACGAGGGTTCTCGTAGTAGCCGTCATCACAAACACCACCCAGGTCCGCATCACAATGCGGGCAGAGGTTTGGAGACCAGCTTTTCGAGATGGGCTGCTTTTGGATTTGCAGCTCACACGCCTCGATAGCAGTACGCAAAGGCTTACTGCCCCTCTCCCCCATCAGACCGCCATTGAGCAGCCTGGTGAGGTAGGTGACTGCATGCTTGTATTCAGCTTCTGTCGTCACTGACTTTCACCATCCTTGTTAAACAGTGAGGCGATACAGTCAAGCAGGGCTTGAGCTTTTTCGGCAGCGTCTTTATCGTAGCACTTCCACAAGTCTCGGAACTCTTCCAATGCGGTGACAATCTGAGCGCGAGAGGAAGAATCCATCAGCTCGGTCGCTTTGCTTTCAAGGCTATCGCATTTTAACGCCGGGTTGTCGGCATCGCAGAAAAGTACAAGCCCTTCAATGGTGTGAGCAATGTTAAGACATTCGTTGTAAATGAACTTTAGTTCCTCTTCGTCCTTGTCAAACTCACCATCAAAGGTATTGCCAATCACGTGAATGCCACAGCAATCCTTGAGCTGTACAAAGCTATCCGTACCACTGGGTTCACTCGTACTAACGGTAAAGCAGGCCAGCGATTCCGTGTACTTGACGATACCCTTTAATCGGATTTTTGCTTCATCGCGTCTTATCCAGAAGGTAATGATGTCGTCTTCGAAGACTTTGGTGCCGATAGAGTCAATGATGCCCGTGTACTGGCCGACGGTTTCGACATACACGACATATTTCTCCACTTTCGGCTCCTGTTGGTAGATGATGGCGTAATCGTACCCTTTGTTCTGAGGGAAAACGCCTCCCAGGACCCAAACGCCGGGAAGTGGTTCGCCGGATATGGAAGTTCTGTCGCCCTTGCGCCGCACTTGGCCGCGAAATAAAATTTTTCTGGTTGCCATAAAAATACTCCCTTCTACGCAAAAAGGCGGGCCTCTCGATTTCTCGGGAAGTCCGCCTCAAAGCGAAATTATGAATTTTTGTACGAACACATGTCGTGCCATAAGTAGATGCTATCTATCGTACAGCTACAATTCTAATCAATTCGCACAGCTTGGCAAGTGTGCCACTTCAATCTTACGCAACTTCATTGGGTGCTACCTATACTGAGAGATACAGGAAGTATCCACAATTTTTCAATCTTACGCAGCCGCGTGGGCTGTTACGGAAAATTGCACAGCAAATGAATTTTGCACATATTCAGCGCTGTGCAACTTGCCACTATTTGTTTTGCACTATTTTCGTTTGCTAATACTGTATTGGTATCACCTCTTCCAACTTTGCAGGTGCGAAGCCAACAGCACTTTTATGTTTACGTGCGGTTCGCACCGATTGCCTTGTGTCGTATATATTATCGAATTTTTATTCGTGATTTACCAACGCGCGAACGGTTTGTTTACGAAAAATATATATTTGAATCGCAACTACTGTAATAGCAAGAAAAGCCGCCCACCAAAATGGTGAGCGGCTGCTAAATTAGAGATGTTAGTGTACGATGAGGTGCGCTTTTCCTTGCTTGAACGTGAGCGCATTTGCCGTCTTAATCAACCACCCCTTCTTTTCGGAGTATATGGCCGTCAACAGGCAAGGATAATTGTATCCTTCTGTGGCACTTGCCAGTTGGAACGATAACGTCAGGCTCATGCAGCGGTCCAAGGCGTTCCCCGCCGCGTCCACTTCTTTATAGAACTTGGTCGAAGTTGCCATAAGCTTCACACTCTGCAATGCCACAGCAAGAGGACCACAGTGCTCCTTCAACTCATCATTCCAGATGAGAGTCACATTCGGCCGTTCAATTCCGGTGAGGAAATCCTTTTTGTTCCCGATGTGAGGTGTAGGAAAGCTACTCGGAGTACCAATGCCAAAGCAATTTCTGACGAAGTTGAACAGCCAATTCCAATCGACTTTGTCATAAATCTGGCGGGCCTCTTGTTCATCAAGCAGAACTTGCACTTTCTTCTTAGCCATATTACTTCTCCTGCTTGAACTTTTCTCCTTCTGCCGTCCGAATAAACCAGCCGGTATCCTGGCGGTACTCTGCGAAAAACAGGTCCGTGTAGTTGTACCCACCATCAAATTTTTTGTGGTAGAGAGAAAAGTCAATCTGAAGGTATGCGTCGGAGAAAGACCCGTTCAAGTCGGCATAGGAAATATCTCTTTTGTAGTAGTCCGGCTGCTTCATATACTCGTCCAGAATGTCCTTGTCGTATGTGACATCATGGAAATTGAGAGACGAGAAAGTCTGCAGATATACTTCACGATATGCTTTTCCGAACAGACCACACTTGTCTTTGAGATTTTCAGGCCAAGAAACTTCAATGCGACCACTTCGGTCCATCTTGACTTCGGGGTGCCGCACCATGCCAATGCCGTATTTCTCACGGACAAAGTCAAAGAGCCAACCCCAATCGAGGTTGTTGTAGAACTCAACCAGCTTGTCACCATAATCAAGACGGTTGGATTCAGTCACCATATTCATAAAATTCTCTCCTTTTATGTGGGAATATTTTAATAGACAAATAGTATTTTGAGTGAGCTTAAATCAATGGGCCATTGAAAGCAAATTCCGAAATTCCTTGCTTGTAGTAGTTCGGGTATTCAGCATAAAGAATAAAACCGTTCTTCTTCAGCAAAGATTCGAATTCAGCAATATGGTATGACGACACAGTGATAAGCGGGGCCGCGCATCGTAGTTCTTGACATGCAATTTTCAATAGGTTTGTTGCTATGCCTTGATTGCGATAGCCTTCCGCCACTCTCAGTGTGCATATCTTCTTCTCGACAGCGTTTTTCAATATCAGAACGGCAACTATTTTCCTGCAATCTGTAACGGCATAAATCAGTCGTTTCCCGTTGTCTAAGCCGGGGATGACTGCATCATAGTACCATTTTCTGAAAGCACCATATTCGTGGCAAAGGTCACTTAGAAACTCATACACCGCCACGATGGCTTGCGTGTCACTCGCCCTGATACGAACTAATTTCATAAAGAAACGTGCTCCACATCCAGCAGATGTCCGTCATCCGCCTTGCTCAGCCATTCACACCAGCTCAGATTGTCGTTCGGATAATCTTTGGCATGGCTGTGAACGTCTTGCAGGAAGATAGCGAGGCGCAGCTTGTCAAGACTGCGAATCGTATCCAGCCGGGTCTTCACAACGCCAACGGCAGCATTCCTCGCAGAGATGGCCTCATCGAGCTTCCAGAGTTCGTCGTCCTCGTCTTTCGGGTCTTGCTTGGGGAGAGTGGCATTGTCAGCTTCAACTTTGGCGCGAATGAAAGCCTCTGCTTCTTCGAAAGTATCAAAGACTTCGCGTTCGGCAGAAAGTGCTTCCGTCTCGAATTGTGCCTCGGCTGTCAGAGCCCAGCGTTCGCTTTCGGTGTCAGCGTCATCGACGAGGCCGTCAAACGAGCGAAGCAGCTGCTCCAGCTCTCCAGGTGTCATGTCTTCCGCCGGGTCAACCTCACCGTGAACAGCAAAGTACCCGTCAGGAACTTCGAGAATATCGTAAAGCTCAAACCTGGTTTCGCCAATCTGACGCCGCCACTGGCAGGTATCAGGGTCAGTGCAAATCCAAGTCTGTGCTTCAACCTTTGCATTGCTCAGCGCGGCAGCAAGAGCATCGAGTGCGGCGGATACAGCAAACCCATCATTGAAGATAGGGGCAAGGCTAATGGGTTTGCCCGTTGTACTTGTCTCATGCCCGATTCTGGCATATTCTTTTGCCAGGTAAGATTCGCTGACAGCCTTAATCTGTTCGGCAAAGCTGTCTTTGCTTACTGTAAAGGAATGTTCCGAAGGAAGAGTAGTCAGCGTGATGCGAACTTTTTTGCCGTTATCACATGTTTCAAAAGTCCACCCTTGTTTTTCACAAATCTCTTTGTATTGCGTCAGGTACATTTGTTAGTTCTCCTCATTGTTTTTTTGCGTTGGTAAGTTCATAAACGCACAGCGCTGCATCTCCGTAGCTGTAAAACGGGATGTCAAAAATTGTGAGCACATGTTTGTCAGAACGCATGTGAAACAGTGTCATTGCCATACGATAAGCAAGCGGTTGCTGTTCGTCCTTAATGCTGGGATACTTTTCTGCGAGCATCTCAAGTTCAAAGGAGTCGAGCTCTTCGGGATTTGCCATAATGCAGCAAGCTGCATAGGGTCTGTCCGTCATTTTTGTTTCTTTGACGTACAAAACCTTGATGTAGGCGGCTCCAACCTGCCGATAGTAGACCGGTTTGCAGGGAAAGAGTTTATACCACGGAGTGATAGTGCTTTCCGCATTGCAAAGGTCGCTATACAGTGCGGACAGAGAGTTGCTAAAGCATTTCCCGGCGTTCAAACATTCCTCCATAGACCGTTCGCCGTGGAAGATTTGATATACGCCTTCGGCGTAGGATTGGACGTCACTGGATAATAGGTCACTTGCAGCGCCTACTTCATCAAGAAAGTTTTCCCGATTCGCATGGAAACTGTAGGTGTCCCCTTTTTCGGTTTCTTTGCAAACGAATACAGTGGAACCGTTGTCAGTCGTTGTCCAGCCGTGCTTGTGACAAATTTCTCGATATTTGGTACAGAACATAGCTTTTCACCTCAATTCCAAGCGCTCAATGGCAGTTTTGACATTGCAGAAGCACAGAAGCTCTTGCCCATACAAAAAGCCATCAAAGCCGTCACTGTAGGAATAATCGATGCGGCCCTTGCAGTCGCGCTTGACCAACTTGTCGAACGCTGCGTGGAGGGTGGTTTTCCCTTCGTTTACGGCATTGGTGACAAGTTCATTGAGCTCTTCGCTCATGTCAACGCCCGTCGGGTCAGGGTACATCATACAGCGTGCATATTGGCGAAAGTCTTCAACCGGGACACTGTAGCCTTCGTCAATCTCCATGAGTATCGGTTTGGTTAGTTTAATCATTTCCGTTTTCCTTTCTTTGTTCGAGTAAACTAAAAAGCAGGCTCGCCCGAAGACGAGTCTGCTTTGATGAATACAGAAATATGAATTGTGCCGATGGATGTTATCTATCGTACAACTACCATTGTATAGATATCGCACATATCTGCAAGTATAATGCCGCTGTTGCGTACAGGAGTTAGATTTTTTCTACCTTATCCTCGTTGTAGACCACGTTTAAGCTGCTGCCGTTATCCCAGTGTATCAGCAGGCTGCCGATGTCATCGACACCGACAACTGTACCTTTTGTACCGACTGGCGGAGCCTGTATATCATCCATCTTCAAAAGACGAACGCGGGTCCCGGCGGGATATTCTTTGCGGATTGCTTCTACAATTTTTGTATTGGGAAACATATTGGTATTCCTCCCTCATATTGGATTTTCTTTTTCAAGAATTGCTTTAAGGAGCGTATGACACCTGAAAAGCTCGATGTCAGAGTTGATGCCGTTCAGCTCGAAACATTTGTACGGGACGTTGTCGTGTTTGCTCCCATACAACCAAGCATCGAGTCCAAGGGTGTCAAAGATATACTTGTAGCAATAACTCCGCTGCTGGTATTCTAAACTTTCAGCTCCGAAGGATTCTTCGTCCATATCATGGTGCAGACTTGCAATGTCATGGAGAGTAAGAGCTTTTGCCTTTGATATTGCATCGGTAAAGAACGAAATGCTCCCCACCTCCCAGTCGCTATACGGATAATTTTGGTCCGTGGAGTTCTGGAAATATACACACAAGGGCCACTTGTCAGAAATGTCTTCGTCCTTCATCATAACAATGCCAAGCAGCTGCTGCTTTTGCCAGTAGAGGAATCGGTAAGAAAACAGATTCTTGACCCAGTAACGGTCTGCCATATCAGCCAAATTCTCCAGCTGCATATTGCGTTGACTGTACGGGACGTTTTTATTGCAAGCATAGCGAGCCCTGATAGTCGGCACATAGTAGATATTGCGTTTCAGTTCTTCGGTGACTCGCTTTGGTTCCATGCGCATGCCGACATATTCGAGGGCAAGATTCATCGCTTCAGAAAGGTCCTTGGCTTGTGCGAATCCCATTGAAAATCCATAGCTCATGGCTTGTAGACCTCCTTTAGCCTTCTTTAATGTTTGAAAGAACACGGATGATATACCAAATGCGTTCGGCAATATTCTCGGCAGTATCAAAGCGTGTAATAGACTCCCCTTTCCAAGTCCCGCCATTGCCGTTGATGCCGTTGCGCAGCTTAATGCAGCGGCCACGGCTCTTGTCCCACTCGTGCAGGTTGACAGAGTAATCATCCAGAAGGAAGAATGTTCCGTCAATGCAGAAATGACCGAAACGGTCTGCGGCCGCGCTTGCTTTGCTCACGCCGCAAGGTACAAAGATACGGTGCTCGGTATCAATTTCGGGAAGATACAGGTCGAGCCAATCATTCTTCTCGCCCAACGCATACGGATTCTCAGGCATATAAGCCGAAAGAGTGAATACATCCAGCTCAGGTCGCGTCTTGCAGAGAATTTTGATGGCATCTACCACTTCCTGGTAAGGAGGCAAATCCCGAAAATAGTTTTCTTGCAGAAGGTCTTCAAAACAAGCAGTTTGCTGCCAGGTGGCGAGTGTGCCGTCCATATCGATGAATAGGTGCGCCTTATGGTCGAATTCGTTGATGTACTTCATAGTTGGTCCTTTCTCGTTAAGGTTTGGTATTTACATAACAGAATAGATTGCAACATGGACATTCTGCCAGCACCCATTGCAGGTATACAGAAGGACCTGCCCAGCGCCGAGTGTGTTCATTACATCGTTGCCGTTTTCATCCGTGACTGTGTATCCGGTATTGTGCCCTTCAAAGCAAGAGACACAAACATACGCGGTATTGTCAACGTAAGCAACTGTAGAACCGGGAGCAGAATACTGAATATTTGTGTAGTTGCCTTGATTCCAGTGGTCAGCAATCGTGATTCCTGCGCCAGTGGACCAGGTGGCGGCCGAATCGGGTGCGTCAACAATGGACTGGTCAAGTCCCCATACCATAGCTACATTGATGCCAAGGTCTGGAATTACCAGGCGGCCAGGTTGGCCGGTTACAGTAACTTCGGGTTCGGATTCAGGCTCCACTTCATCAGGCGTTTCGATTGTTTCTTCAACGAGAATGTCATCGTCATCTTCGCAGAAATACTCGACAACAGGCTCCTCATCAGCGGTAGAGATGCTTTCTTTGGAGTCTGCTGCTTTAGGCGTTTCTGCATCATTTTCATCGATGGCGATAGTCTCTTCGACCGGCTGCGAGCTGCTTATGTTAGAGGATGTGCTCCCCTGCTCTTCGGCGGAAGCAAACACAACGGTTGCGAACCCGGCAGCCAGGATGAAGGCCGCGATGGTGTACATAGTCATAGCGAGAGACTTATAGGCGTTATTCTTTTTCATGTCTTTATACTCCTGTTTGTTATTGATTTAGCAGATGGGCTAATTATCTATGCGTTGAATTAGCCTTTTTTTGCTGCTCAATGGCATCAAATTCCCGTACCATGTCATTATCGAGGCTGTAATTCACAGCCTGTTCGATGATGTTGGCATAGTCCGGGTCTTCTCTGTCAGAAAACATGGACCTGATAGTATCGATTGCCCCTTCGGAGGTCGGTGCATCTACGTGGAATTCGACAGGCACCTTGCATTTGATAATAAATGTTTTTCTCATGGTTTGTTTTTCCTTTCTTGCAAACAAAAAAGCAGGCCCATCCAACGATGAGTCTGCTTCAATTTGCATACAGTTTGTGAATTGTACGGCCAGAAATATGGCATAGAACTGTTATCTATCGTACAATACCTATTGTATTCCATTCGCACGTTATGACAACAAAAAAGCCGCCCACCCGAAGGCGGACGGCTTAATGCTATTGGTTAATTGAGACGAGATTTCGTCATTACGTGGACACGATACTTCGTGCCAGTGGTATCATCTTCCAACTCCCAGCAGCCAGTTAAGGTGTCACAAGGCTCAGTAAGTGCGACCTCTTTTCCTTCGCTGTCATAGAGGATGGCTTCCGTAAAGGAATCATCCTCCGTGCCACAGCAGCGAATATCCATGTCAAAGCCATCAGGGAACGTGGCCGTTTCGCTTAACGATTCACCCATCCCCTGCAGTTCTTCGCCACGAAGGTACTTTTCAATGGTTTCAGCACACGTCTCACTGATGTAGATGGTCTTTTCCAGAAAACGGGATTCGGGAAGAATATCGATAAAAATGTGGTATTCTGCGCCCTTGTATGGCACAATATAATGGTTACAGAACTCATACATGCGACCAGAACGGGCCAAAATCTGCTCAGAAGATGCGCCACGAAGGGCCGCCTCACTATATACTCTACCATCTTTGTCACATGTATAAGTGATTGCCACATCAAGACCGTCACAGAAAGGCTCGATGCTGGAAAAGAAATCGCCTGCATTGGAATCCATGCCATAGCGGGAACCGATAACAACCGTATCGTATAAATCTTTTTCAAGAGTGGAATGGTGAACATAAATGCGTTCAAAGCCTTTGCTTCTTTCATACATACGGGCCGTATACAGGATAGTCTCGACCAAATCCTCGACCGTTCCGGCGGTCATGGAATCCAGTGTGCGGCGGGCCCATAAATCCACGTCGTTTTCGATGATGCTGCATTCGCATACTCTGTGAAGGCTGGGATAGGTAACGCTGACGAGCTGCATACGAAGCACGGGCTTACTACCGCCGGGGTAAATGTCATCAATCGGGAAGTTCACAGGTTCCAGGCTGACATCATCGGGAACTTTGCCGAACCCGGTCCAATGGCAGGGGTTTCGGTCTGCGATGAACTCCTTGGCAACCCGTTCTGCAATACTCCGAGTGATACCATACCACTCCTTGACATTGCGGTCTTTCTCCAGCTTCTCGCTGGCTTTTCCGACCGATGTCAGGAAGTCGTAGCCCAGGTCGTCTTGCAGGCGATTCGTTTCAGTCACGAGCTGGTCGAACAGACCGGCATCCTTGAGATACTTTTGGGCAAGCGTAGTGGAAATCTCAGCAGAATCGGGAATGTCAATGGCAGATTGGAGATATTCAGCCATCTCTTTTTCGTCTTTTTCCCGCTGGTAGTAGGCGGCAAGTTGCTCAAGCTCATCGTGAGTCAAGGCGATGTTTTCATACGGATAGTTTGCTGTGTTGTGGAGGACAATTTTGTTGTCCTCGTTGGTGATGTACATTTTCATTACAGTCTCCTTTGTTTGGTATACTAAAAAGGCAGACCCACCAAATGGTAAGGCCTGCCTAAATAGATGCAGAATTATGAACGGATGTACGAAAGCATGATGAGCGTTCGGTGTTAGCTGTTATCTATCGTACAATTTTATGATACTTGGTTCGCACGTTTTGACAATCAGATAATGCAAAGGCTTGTCTTTAGGCTTCCTCAAAGAAAGGGTTGACCCAAAGAACCTTGCGGCCGCTCTCAACACGAGAGACGAGCTTCATCGGGATGTCATACCGATATTCGTGGCCGTTCGGATAGTTTTCCTTGAGAAATTCTTCGACTGCATCGCCCAGCTTCTGCGGGGCAATATGCCAGATAGATAGCATCTTGTCGCATACCATCTGGCGAGAGGCAATGCCTGCAACAGGATACGAGACTTCCATCTGCTTGCCGTTTGCCTCTATGGTAATCCGCACATTCTTGCACTTGCTGGTAGCTTCCACAAGGTTCTTGCACTGAGACTCCCAGCTGTTGGGGTTAGCCTCGAACTCCTGGATTTTCTGCTTCGTAGCATGATACAGGGCGATAGCGTTCTTGCCACGGCTTTCGCTGAAAGGCTTGTTGTCACAGCCATCACTATAGCTATCATGGTCAAGAACAGCCACGACCCTTTCGGCCCAGTCAGTAGGATTCGCCAAGAACTCGATGCTGGCGGTATTGTCGATGCGTTCCAGAAACTCGCGGAAAGTCTTTGCCGTCTCCTCGTCAATATCGTAGGAATGCAGGACGTACTGATTCACGGCCTTTTCATAAGCCTCTCTTTGTAAAGAGGCGTCCTGAAGGTCGCTTTCTTCCAGAACCGTTTTGTTGTCGAGATACTGCCAGAGCGCGGTAGCCATGCTGTTGCTGGTTCCATGAGGCTGGATATTGACCCAGCTGTCATCGAACAGCGTCAGGAACTGGTACGTCTCATTGTAGAAGTCTTTGTGGTCCACGACGAAGGCCATGAACTCCAGAGGGTCGTTGGTCGAGAAAATCGTACTGCCCATGCTGTTGGGGCCAGAATAGCACTGATGCCCATAGAGAGCCTCGACGTAATGCTCGCCGATTGCCAGAGGAACGCGGACAATGCGGTAGTAGTGTGTTCTGGCGCTTCCCGTGACGAAGTTGCCTTCCAGAACAGTGGTCGTCGAGTTCCGAATGAATTCCTGGAACATGTGACGGTCAATCATTTCAATGAACATAGTATATACACTCCTTCGTAAGATTGTTGGCTTGCTGTTACGCCTCGGCGCTCATTCGCACGTAATAAAATCCCATAAGCTGTTTCGGCACATCATCCGTGGGTTCATCGTCCGGGTCAAAGTAACCCGTCTCGATGGAAAGCCCCATAGCCTCCATGCCGTTTGCGACCAAATCAATTTCCTGCTTGCTGCGGGAAACAATAGTGTCGGCCACAAATTCCACAGTGTTCTCAGCTTTGGATGAGAGACGCTTGCCATAGGCGGCGTAGTCGAAATCTTTCAGGTAGTCGCCTACGTCAAGGTCCGAAATCTGCTTTTCAGTAATAGCTTTCTGGCGTTTTTGATAGTCGTCGGTCAACGATTCGATATGGGTAACTTCTTTGTCCACCCACAGAGCTCGTTTGGATTCATCGTTGGTATCACGAACGCCATCCACAATGATGGCAAGAGGCTGGTCTGTCTCCATGTCATCATCGCCGCCATACAGATGCCCCTTCACCATGCTGTTGGTTTCATTCGGCAGCTCCAGGCAGAACCAAGAGCAATGGCGGTGACTCTTGACGTTTTCTGTCGTAAGCCAAATACCGGGATAGGACTCTTTGGTTTCGTCATGGATAATAAACTCGGCGTTGGCACGGTCTGTGCCAAGAACTGTTGAAACAGTAAGGGCAAACGGAGGCGTTTCGCCTTTGGGCCAGAATGCGTCAACCACTTTCTGAATCGGAACGATAACCGATTTGGACGTGCCATTGATATTTGCGGTGAGTTTGATTTCCATAGTACACTCCTTGTTTAGTTATGATTTGGTCAAATTTCAACGTAATAGTAGCCGGTGAGCTCGTCAGCTACACCGGAGCGCTCATCCTCTACCGGGTCATAGTAACCGGTAACGGCAGTAAAGCCCATAGCGTCGAGTGTGTCAGCCACTAAGTTGATTTCCTTTTCGTCTTTAGAGACGATTTCGCCAGAGATAAACTCAATGGTGTTGTTGGGATTGGCGGCAAGGTTCTTGCCGTAGGCCTCATAGTCGAACTTTGGTGCGTTTTCTACGTTTATCAGAGCCGTGAGTTGGTTTTCAGAAACTGCTTTGAAACGGTCTCTGGAAGATTCGGTCCACGGCTCCACATCCGTGAGGCTCTTGTTTACCCAAAGAACGCGGCGTGAACGGTCATATCCGTCACGTGCGCCGTCTCTGATGGTTGCCAGAGGACCATAGTCCTCGGTTGCATGGTCGCCGCCATACAGGAAGCAACGAGTGCCTTTTGATGGATTTTCGGCCAGCTCCAGACGAAACCAAGAGCACTGACGACAAGTCTTCTTGTTCTCTGTGCTGAGAGCGATACTCTGATGGGATGAGGATTCCTCGTCCAGAACAAAACTGGCCTGGGCCACTTCATCCCCCAGCCCGGTAGAAACAGTAAGAACATCAGGCGGTGTGCTCCCTTTCCAATGCTCTTTGATGATTTTGTTGATGGGAACGGAAATATTGATTTCCTCGTCCTCACCATACGCTGTCAACATCATGTCCATTTGAATTTTCTTCCTTTCTATCGATGTGATGCAAAAAGAGCGGGCCTCCCGGTGTGGGAAGTCCGCTCTTTTTGCAGAATTATGAAGTGTAGTCAAGACCCAAAAATGAGTGGTAAATGGTATCTATCGTACAGCTTTAAGTCTACGCAATCCGCACGAGGCGTCAACTATTACTCGTTATCGGCAATACCCATATAAAGATGGTAGGTGGCGTTTGCCGTCTGGCAGGCCCAGTCGTTATAAAACGAGTTGTTCGGTTCGGATGTGACGATGTCATCGTCTTCACGATAAATCGCCGCTTCGCACCACGAAGGACCGTTCTCACGCGGGATGCACCGAATATCCATGCACATACCATCGGCAAAATGTACGGATTCAATCTCGACTTCGTCCTGCTTTTTGCCGTTGTCGGTATACTGCCGGATTTCGTCCATGCGTGCTTTGCTGATAACAAGGCGCTCGACAAAAACCTTGCGAAAATTGGTGAGATTCTCATAGGTGGCGCAGATACGCATGATAGCGCTTGCCAGAGAGTGTACAGAACCGATGTCATAGCACAGGGCCGTTTTGTCAAAACAGCCGATACCATGGCCGGTCCAGAAACCACCCTCAAACAAATGGATGGAGGCGGCATAGCAAGGACAGGCATCGGGTTTGCAAAGCTGGATTTCAAGCGTGCAGCCCTTGTACATACTATCTACTGCAACCCGGCAAATGTCAAAGTTTGCTTCGGAAGGGACTTTGCCGCTGCCGTCCCAATAGGTGGGGTTGTAGCGGGAAAGATACATTTCGGCAATCTGCCTTGCGTCGCTCTCGGTCATACCGATGCATTGTTTAAACATTCTTCATACCTCTTTTCAGATTGTCAGCACATATTAGATGCCGCTGGCATTATGTAGTCGGGTTGGTCCACAAAACTTTCTCTCCAGCCCGGATGCTCGTGATACAATCGATTGGAAAAACGAAGACATCGAGCATATTGGTTCCCTTCTCAACCTGATTGATGAGGTTGGGATGCTTGCAAACGAATCGCTGAGTGTCTTCCGGCTTTGCAAAGGCGCTGATACGAGTTACGGAAATTCCTTCCCTGCGCAGCACATCCGCATCGCGAATAAGGTGCCTGGGGCAATCCACTTCGAGATGCTCACTCATCTTCTTATCGTCAATATAGTCCATGACGAGAGTGACGACTTTGTAAGGCTCGACCGCTTCCATCATGCTTTTGCACACATTGGCGATGTCCTTAGGGTCGGCACTGTCGTGCTCATAAAACGTAAGGAATAGTTCCGACATCCTATCAATGGCAATCAGCCGGGCCATATAATAAATTCCGGATGCCGTTCCGTTTCTTGCCGTAATGACAGAACTTGTCTCTTCAGCCCAATCCGATGGAGATGCCAAATAGTGAATCACATCGTCATCGTTCAGAGGATACATAGTTCGAATCAGGTTGGAGAACTCATTGCATTGAGTTCCAAAAAGAAAGGCGGAGCAAGCATTGCGGACTGCTTTATCCACTGTATCCTTATCCTGAAACATCGCGGGGTCTGCCGGAATGTTCTTTCGGAACAGCGGAATGCGGATACTGTCCAGTTTTTCGAAGACATCCATATCGTCGATGAAATCGCTGTTTTGAAGCAACTCTTTTATGGTTTTGGAGGCTAAGTAGATGGTTTTGCTATCTACAATGAAGCCGCCAAATTCCCATTTTGCGAATCGTGAAAAGGATGGCTTTTTCCCGTCCGACGAATCTCGGTCCTGAACCATCACATAGAGCGATTCAACTTGATGTTCCTTAACCAAAACCGGACGCTTGAAAAACGAGTAATAGTGGGAGAACACGATGTCATCGCTGCGTTTTGCGCCCTCAAAAAAGGTCATGGTTCGGTTTGAAAGAAACTGAATTAGTTCTTCGACAGTAAAAGTCAACATAATTTGTACTACACCTCTTTAGATTGTCAGTACAGCAGAATTAAATTTCTCCAAGCAATCACAGCTTAAAAACTGCCTGCCGCAAATGGGACATCTTTCGATATCGCAGCCATAGTGATGATAGTAGCCAATTTTGGCTCCACAATCGCTACAGCGGATACTTTTCTCTTCTGGAGTACCAACGGATTGCTCGTACCAGTCGCCGGGGTCACCAACCTTGATACGATTAAAAATCTTTTTGCGAGGGCCTTTGACCACGATACGTTTGTACAGGCAGCCATCGGCCGTCAACATTTCCAATCCGCAGCAGTTACATTTCGCCATTGCTTGACTCCCCTTTCAGCAACTCGCGTGCATGGTCAAGGATTTCCTTGGCAACAGGCTTACCGCCTTCGTTCAGGGCAAGGAAGACCTCAAGAACTTCTGAGCGAGTAGCGTTCTGGTTGATTTCTGCCACACCAATGGAGGCGTTCATCAGCCAGTCCTTATCCTTAGAAGAGAGGTCGTTGTAGTAGACCCCTTTGTAAGGAAATCGGTTCTCGAAGTACGCAAGTAACGTCAGCATGCGCTGCTTACCATCGACGATTTCGTAGTAGCAGCGGTCCTTTTCAATTCTCGTGTAAGGCAGCTCTTTGAAGACGAAGCGGCCGATGTCGCGGCCATTGAAAAGACTGTCCAGCAGTTTCTGTCTGTCCTCATCATCCCAAACCGCACCGCGCTGATAATCTGGATTGAAGTCAACCCCGAACAGGTAGTGGTAGCAGAGCAGCGAGTAGACGCTGCGGTTCGAGTAGTGCAGACGGGCCAGTGCTGAATCACGGTTCGCAAACTGCGTGGTATTGTCATCGTCGAACGGGCGGATACTGGTCCATGCCCAGCAAGCGAAGTTGTCGCTGTTTGGACCGCTGCGGATAAGATACAAAGCGCCATCATTTAGAACCTCGTCAACGACACAGTTCTGTAGATGCCCTACCTGAACCTTATCCCCTACTTCAAAGTGATATGTGGGAGCACCGGCGTTCATAGCCGAATTGAGTGCTCTCTCGTATGCGAAGCCTTTGAGAGCGGCTTTTTTCAGATTCTCCTCTGTGATGATTTCGCTTATCTTTTTCTTAGCCATGTAAGACACTCCTTACTTCAGTTCGTGAATTGCGAGCAGAACAACGGGAAGCAGCTGGCAGTTGGCGTAGTCGAGGTAGTCGTAGATTTCTGCTTCGTCATTGTCGATATACCCACCAGAGTAGGAATCGCCGTTTTCGTCCACCGCGTTGTTGTCTTCCAGGCCGCGTTCTTCCAACTCTTTGAGGTATTCCTTACGCATTGCTGCGTGGGCCTTCTTATGAGAGCGGAACTTCTGCGGGAACACCCGCATGAAAAGGTCGCCGTTGCTGGGGTCGATGGTTGATTTTGCTAAAATGAACATAAAAATACACTCCTTTGTTTGTTACGCAAAAAGGCGGGCCTCCCGGTATGGGAAGTCCGCCTTCAAGCAAAATTGTGAACGATGCGAAAAGCAAACATAGCTTAGATTTGAATGCTATCTATCGTACAACATTCATTGTACGCATCTCGCACATATTTGCAAATCAGTCTTCAAAAATGAAAGTATGGGTGAATTCGGGATGCCCTTCAAATACCTTGTCGATGACTTTTGGCAGGTCGTGGATGTCATCCAGCACAAGATGCCCTTGGCTGTCACGATACGGAGCGACAGCAGCGGTCTCTTTTGCAAAATAAGCGTTGAACGCTTCTTCGCTATCGAATGTCGGCATAAGGTAATGACTGGAATTGTTATTTGCCATGATTGTACTCCTTTCGCTGCTATAGTGCTTTAGATGTTCTTTGCGCTGAATCCATGCTTGAGCCACAGCTCATAGCTGAGCGGTGTTAACCCCAAAAGCTCCTGTAGCGGGTGTGTTGTTACGGTTTCAGATGATTGACCCAGTAGGATTTGGACGTCATCAAACATCGAATCGCCTTTTTTTCGCAACAAATTCTCATAGTGTCGTCGGACCTCCAACTTTTTGCGGGTGTTTCCGCAAAACAGTATGGATTTCTGCTTCACAGAGCAAACTTACCGCAGGCCGCAGCCATTGATAGAGGCCCACTCTCCACAGACTTTTTGGCTTAACGCCGGGATTCGGTCGTCCTGACCGTACCGTTATTTGTGTCTTATGAAGCGGCTGGCATAGCCAGCATGTTCATTCCTTTCTTTAGAATATTTTCTGCCGCGTTTTTATCCCTATCGTGCGATGTGCCACACTGAGGGCAGACCCAATGCCGCATATTGAGGTTTTTGACCTCTTTGTTTTGATATCCGCAGCATGAACAGGTCTGGCTGCTTGGATAATAGGTCGGCACCTTAATGATAACTCGACCTGCCCATTGAGCCTTATACTCAAGTTGGCGGAAAAATTCGCCCCAAGCAACATCGGAAATGCTTTTTGCGAGGTTGTGATTACGAACCATACCCTTAATGTTAAGGTCTTCTACGCAAATGATTTGGTTTTCTTTCACCAGTGCAGATGACAACTTATGCAGGGTATCTTTTCGTTTGTTGGTTACTTTCTCATGGCAGCGAGCCACTTTGATGCGTAGCTTTTCCCAGTTGGCAGAGCCTTTCTTTTTGTGAGATAGTTTTTTCTGTTCGCGCTTGAGTTTAGCTTCTGCTTTTTGGAGATATTTGTGGTTCGGATGCTCATTACCGTTGCTATCAACAGCAAAGGACTTGATACCTACATCCAAGCCAATGACAGTATCCGTAACAGGGAACGGTACGACCTCTACTTCGCAAAAGATACTTACGTAATATTTGCCGCTTGCGGAACGGCGAATTGTTGCCTTGCAAATCTTACCTTCGATGTCGCGGCTCTTGCGATAGCGTACTTTTCCAAGCGTTGGGAGCTGGATGTATTTATCGTCAACCTTAATGCCTTTTGGATTTGTGGTCGTGTAGGCTTCTTCTCCTCTTTTACGCTTGAAATTTGGAAAACCCCTTCTGTTCTTAAAGAAGCTTTTGTAGGCATCGTCCAACTGACGGCAGCTATATTTAATGGCTTGGCTATCTACTTCGGCGAGCCAAGGAAGATAGGTCTTCATCTGAGGAAGCAAATTTTGCATATCAATATAGCTCATGCTTTCGCCGCGCCGTTTATAGGTTTTTATGCGCCTGTCCAGCATAGAATTATATACAAAACGGCAGCAACCAAGCGTTTTATTGATTTTGATTTTCTGCTCTTCTGTAGGTTCAAGCTTGAACTTGTAGCCTTTATGTACTTTCAAAGTAGCTCACCTCCTTTATGGATTTTTGTACTTATGGACCGTTCAGACACCCGGAAAAAGTTGAATAGCCGTTCAATCTTATTGTATTCTGCCCGCACGCTGCGTCAAGATGTGCTGGCCCGGCGGTTCCATTTGGAGATGGCTTCTTCCAAACTTAGCGCTTTTACTTCCGCATAGCAGTTGGGACAATAAACTTTCACCACTGTTCCGGTTTTCATACGAAGCAAAGGTTCCCACTCTATATCAGTAGCGGGTGTGCCACAGAATGGGCAGCCAAGAGCAATTCTTTTGTCTTTCATGCTTTTCCCTCCAAAAAGAAAAGGCCGCCCACAACGCGTGAGCGGCCAAGGTGTTATCTATGATGTTTCAATTTGAAAACAAGTCGGATGGCACAGTAGTCGAGGCTTGCAAGGCACGGACCAATTTCCCCTTCCCTATTTACATAGTAAAATGCGTCGGGAAAGTCTACTCCGCAAGGCGTTGAGAGCCAGTATGGAGCCGGGATAATGTCATCAAAATGGTTTCCCAGTCTCTTGAGACATCTGTTGTTTACATTACCCATACACCGCCAGCGGTCGCCGGGGCGAGGCTTGCCAGACCGGCAATCACCAAACAATTCGGAAAATACAGGAATGCGAAGCCAATCACCGTTTTCGAGCGGAAGCATCTCTGCACGGATTAAGTCCGGGAACAAACCAACAACGGAACTGCTTCTCAGATAGTTTCGCAATTCACTTGTGGCATAACCTCCGTGATTTGTGTCGATATTGTTCATGGGGAGATGAACTTCTTCCGGGTTACAGAGCGGATGATTTGCGCAGAACAGCATACCGTCAGTCTCGCGTTTTACCGCTTTTGCTGAGAAGTATTGACTGTCTGTAAGCTCAAATGAAATCTCATCATCGAGCTTATACGGCATAAACTCATGGTGCTGCTTAGCCGTGCTGATGCCCTTGGAAAGATTGGTGACGGTCCGCGTCAGAGTGAATTCAGCAGCCATCGTTCTTTTCCTCACGGTGTGTTTCTTCCAGCGCAAGATAGTACGCGCTCATTTTGATTTCTGTGACATAGCTGGGCAATACACCATCATCAGGCCAAAGCTCAGAACAATAGTAGCCATAGACTTTACCATGACCATCATCCCAGAGACTCGTGCGAAGGTGCCCGTTTCCGGGAAACTCCATCCACCAGAACTGGTTGCATTGGTATTTCTTGAGGTCGATTTGAGAGATGACCTGTTCTACCCAGAACTGGTTCATGGCAGATTTTAGCTTGAATGTCGAGAAGGCGTAGTCGGTTTTGTTTTTAAGGGTCTGCTCCTTGTACTCTTTTTCAAGCTGCTGATTGAGTTTAACGGCCAGGCGGCCGGTCAGCATGATGCGAGTGCAGCCGGGAAAGTGAGCGTTGAGAAACTCAGAAGCGACTTTCGCAAACCGCTCACGCTCTTCTTTTTGAGCAAAGTAGTTTGCGTAAAGCGTGGAGTTGGGTTCCACAGTAAATGCGATTTCTTTCATTGTTTCGGCTCCTCCAAGCCAAGAATTTGACGCTCTTCAGGCGACAGTTTTGCCAGAACCTCCTGCCGCTTCTCTTCTTTGGTCTTTGTCTCGGTAGTAAACACGACAGCGCCGGTGCGGCAGCTTTGCTCGACCTGTATAGGGCGGTCCTTCATTACCTCTTTGATTGCCGTAACGCATTCTTTGGGAGTCATTGCCCAAGTACCCGAGTTGACACCAAAAGTAACGTCAACGGTTTTGCGAGTCGGAGTTATATCGAGAGAATGGATGTTGATTGCGACAAAATACAGGGAGTAGAAGCATTTATCGGCAAGAGCCAGAGCAATTTCGTCGATATAGCCCTCATGGAAACCAAGGTCACGCGGCGAACGGCCCTCGCAGTCCCCTTCCGTCGTAACATGCCAGATACCAAAAGGATTGTCATACGGTGCGTTGATTTTCTTTTCTGTCATGGCTTTAAGCCTCCTTACATTGTCTGGGTATTTACCTGGAGCAGATAACTGATGGTATCGGCAAGGTTCTGCACGGAATTGATGCCGTAACCGTGGGCGCATTCAATCATGGTGTCGGAGCTTTCTTGCACGAGTTCGCAGTAGTGTTCCCACTGAAAAGTGTTGTCTTCTTCTCTTGCAAGTTCAAGAGAAATTTCAAGACGAACATCAGGAAGGTCAGTGGGAAACGACAGCGTTCGTGTATCCACACCGGCAGGCATTTCGCCTTGCCCGTCCCAATTGACCGGGTTCATCTCGCACAAGAATGCTCTAGCGATTTCTTCTGCTTTCATTGTTTTGTTAGTCATGGCATTATTTTCGTCTTCCTCCTTGCCAAGTTCATCATCACGCAGCAAGTCATTTGCCATTGCCACGGTATCACAGGTGTAGTAGCGACCACAGGTGTGTTCGCACTGAGTCAGCGTGGCGAAGCAGCTGCTGATGCAGCCCATGAAGACATCCTTGTTACCTTCCTCGTCGGTAAAAATGCCGCCGGTAGCGGTGACACTCTTTACGTGAGGCAAGCATGGTTCGTCCGAATCCTCGCTCAAGTTCCAGACAATTTCCCAAAAGCTGATGAAGTTGTCATTATACAAGAAAGAGGGGCGGTTTCCGCTGTCTTTACGAACCAGTTCTTCAAGGGCATCCCAAGGGACTTCATCCACAATAAAGATGCCGAATGCGCCACAGGAGAAAACAATTTCTCCAATATCTCCGCAGAGTCGGACATAGTCACCCACATGAAGTTCGTTGCCGTCGGCATCGGTGAAGCCTGTGTTGAAGCCTTTCTGTGCCATTTCATTCGTTGTCATAAAATACACTCCTTTTTGAATTTTGGGTAAACAAAAAGGCAGACCCATCCGAGGATGAATCTGCTCATTGTTTACAGAACTATGAATTGTGCGAAAGAAACCTTTGAAAGTTTAATGGTATCTGTCGTACAATACTAATTTTACCCCATTCGCACAGATACGCAAACATCGCAAGCAAAAAGGCCGCCACCCATAAAGGCAGCGGCCGATTGGTTAGTTGTTATTGATGAGCGAAGCAGCCTGTTCTGCAACGGCCGCGCGGATGTTGTCCGGCACCTGCAAGGTGTCGAGAGCTTTCTCAGTGGTGAGAACTCCAGCTTTGACAAGGTTGGCAACACTCACAGCAAAAGTGTTGACCGTACCTTTTTCGAGCGCTTTCTGCTCGATGAAATCACTGTAGTTGCACATGTTGTTGATACCCCTTTCGATACCAGTTGTGACTTTGATGCCGCTTTCGCGGACGGTGTGGAGCTTTTGCTCAACGGTCATGTTGGAATCGAAGACCGATGAGAATAAGCGTACCAATTCGTTTTCGGAGTTGTTGTCCTGAAGACATACCATCATCATGGAGAAGTTATCGTACTGCTCCTTCGGAAAATGGAATTCTTTAGTCAGGCACTTTTCTTTCATCTCATAGACGTTGCATACGCCACGAGCATCGGGCTTAGGTGCGATACACAGCCAAATGCTGTACACCTTCTGAAGTTTGTCGAAATCCGAGTTGTGAAACACGGTTTCTTTTTGGTCTGAAATCAGTCGTCCGCAGTAATACGAAGCGCGATTGAGGATAGCGTAACCAGGGTCGAAGTTGTTCTGAGCCTCAATGTCCACGATTACTTTCCGTGTGTCGTCTTCACCAGGTAACTGGATGTCGAACAGCACATCGTAGAAAATCGTGCCCTCGTTCACGCTTTTTGATTCTGCGTTTTTCAGGTTCAGCTTCTCGGGCAGGTCATCAACAGGTCGAGAACCGATTTGAGGCGTTCCGATAATGCACTTTTGAATATCTTCAATAGCCATATCGTGAAACTCCGGGATGCAGTGTTTGGCAATGAATGCTGCAACTGTTGTACAGCCCAGCAATGCCTTGCACCCTGCGTCCAGTTTCGCTTTCTCGTTGCTGACTGCGTGCCCGACCAAATTGAGAGGTTCCATCGTTGTTTCCTCCTATAGTATAGCACGACTGCACGAATTTTGCATCAGGGAATTTGTGCCTTGTACGCAAAAAAGCGGGCTCCATTTCTGGAAGCCCGCTTTCAAGCGAGATTGTGAATGTACGAAAGGCCGAGTGCCCTTTTGACTGCTGTTATCTATCGTACAACTATAAGTCTACTGGACTCGCAAGATTTTGCAACAACAATTTGGTGGCAAACAAAAAGACCGCCACCCGTGAAGGCGGCGGTCGATAAGGGGGTACTTTGGAGTTCCGGCAATGCAGAACTTCTCAGTACACTTATTATACTATTGGACAGAAAGGAAATCAACCCAGCATAGTCACATCTCCGTCAATGAACCAGATATGCTTCTTCCAGTTGGCGGCATTTACGCCTTCCATCAAGCGGAATGCTGCTGTCGGAGGAATACGGCAAGGCTCAAATGACATCTCTGCGCACTGAGTCAGTCCGTATTCGTGCAGAGCGTAGGCAGGCAGAGAATTGTCAAGGTTAAACCAGCGGCGGCGCGGCACATAGCCGCGAATCTCGCGCTGTTCTTCCATGTATTCCCTACTATATGCGTGAACTGCACGAAGTAACTGACACAGAGGGCAAGTGTTCACCATCTTAGTGCCTTCGTACTGGTAAACCACAAAACGGTACATATCATACCGTCGGGTTGTCAGAATGATACCAAGGTGTTTCTTTGCCATTCGAGGCCTCCTTTAGCGGCGCTGATACGCGGTGCCGCTGTCCAGCTCATAGAAAAGTTCGAAGGTCTCAGGCGGCACAGCAAAAAGACTGTCTTTCTTGCCTTCAACGAGATAGTGGTAAGGATGGACGCTCAGTTCACGCCCACCAAAGCAATTGCGGATGATGACGTTGTTGGAAAGGATGTTGTCGTCAACTCTCCAGCCGAGACGAGGATTCTCTTTGACCAGAGCTTTGATGTTTTCAAGGCTCTGCTTGTCTTCCGGGTCCCACTGAGTTGCGCGAATGCAATTTCTGGTTTGGTAAATTGCCATTGCGATTACTCCTTTTTAGGTTACGACTCAAAGAATTTCAGCATTGCCAGATTGGCAGCTTCAGAATACGGCTTGTTCGGATACCGTGCGGCGAAGCTCTCCTCCACAAAGAGGTGACTGGCACTGTACATATCCTGCTCGGTTCCCTTGGCACGCAAGAGACTGCTCATGCGCTTTGTATCAGCTTTTTGCGAATCTGCAATACTGGTGACAAAAAAGCATGAGGGCAACATCTTGGCATACGTCTTGGGAGACAGGCATTCAGCATAGCTCGTTCTCTGCCAATCCTTATCGATGATATACGGAGTGATGGCTCCGGTCTTACCCTTGGAAAGCGTAAAGATACCGTTCTGCAGACACATGGCCTTGAACGACAACTTTGCGTCCTGGGGAACGTCGAACGGAAGCTCATCTTCCAGATGCTGCATCGACACGGGGTTCCAGATGATGGAGTAGGTCAGGCATGCGAGCGCAGCGCCCGCGCCATCACCGACCAGATACATTTGAGACTTATCGCCGTCGTAGGAATCTACATAGCGATTGATGGCAGCAAACGCATTGAGAAGGTCGCCGATTTGCCCAAACAGGTTGGTTTCCGGACCAGGAGAGTATTCCGGGATAAAGGTCAGATAACCGTGCTCTGCGCACCAAGCCCCGAAGTGCTTGTTCTGCTCGCTTCGACCCGCCACGAACCCGCCACCGTAGATGTCCACGATGACCGGGAACTTTTTGTAGTCCCCTTTCTTGCGTTTCGGTACGAACACAGATATGGGGAGATGATTGTCGTGGAACGGCATGAGGATGTTAGACGTGATGCGATTCTCATTGCACATGCCGATGGCAGTGGCATCGATATGTCCCATCTTAGAGATGATTTTCTGTATCTTGCGCTCCTCACGAAGCGCATAACGATTGATATTCATGGGTCACTCCTCTTCAGTCTCGCCGTAGTCTTCCACTTCGCTGTCGATAAGGAACTGTTTCCAGGACTCCTCAATAGTGCTCGTGTAGACCTCCTCAAACTGCGCTTCAAAGCGGCGCAGGATGGCTTCGTACTGGTCTTCTGCAAGAACTACATCGAGCTCGAAGTCCTCATCGGCCGTCGAGTTGTTGCAGTAAGAAATGTACATTTTGAGCTTGCGCTCGCCATCACAAACCTTCGGATACCAGTTGATGTACAGGTTAATCCAGTCGTCGTTCTCCTCAGAGCAAACATCCAGCCCAAAAGCCTTGTTGCAGTCGAACCAGATAGGGATGTAAAGGCTGATGCACTCATCCTCATACATCGCTTCCTCGTTTTTGTCGAGACGGAATTTGAGTAGTTCGGGCAGGTCTTTGATGGAAATGGTGCCCTTCTTTTTCAGGGCTTTAACAAAATCTTCGTGTTTCATAGGTTTCTCCTTTTTTTATTTATCGTTTGCAGCGGTCAAAGAAGGCCAGCATGTCATCGTTTGCCATTTCGCCCCATTCAGTTTCGGGATGAAGCGCCGCATAGGCATGGTCAGCACCCTTGGCATCACTGAACACATACTGGAAGTGTCTACCATCTGTTTTCAGCAATTTGACAAATTGCTCAGTCTGAGCTTTCAGGAAATCGTCCTTTCCAGAACAGACAAAACATTGAGGCAGCAGCTTGCAATAGTTTTCAGGACGGATAATGGCAGCGTAATCTTGTTTGCGCCAGCCCTTTTCCATATAATTGTTTGCCAGCAAACCGACCTGGCCTTTGTAGATGTAGAACATTCCGCTCTGGAATCCCATAGCGCCCACGCGAAGGTCCTGAATATTCTGAGGAACACTCTTGCGGTCAAGACGATGGATGATAGGACGCATCTCATTGGGATTGTGCATCGTCGCAATAGCCATAGATGCCACGAATGCACCTGCGCTGTCAGCCACAACGAAGACGTTGTTCAAGTCTCCGCCGTATGTAGGCGCGATGTCGGCAACCATAGAGATGGCTTCCAAAACATCAGAGATTTGGCCGAAAATATCAGTTTCCGGCACAAGGCGGTAGTCGGGTGCGAAAGTCAGATAGCCGTGCTGCGCAAGCATGAGGCAAAGGTTCTGATTCTGCTCCTTACGACCCGCGATAAGCCCACCGCCATGCACATCAATGATGATGGGACGAGGACCCTTGAATCCGATGCTTTGCTGGTAGATGTCCATAGAAAGTCCCGTGCGCTTGCTGACTGCGACCGTAGAGATGTCAACGCACTCATGCGGCAGGATTGGCTGCTCACGAATGATTTGTTCGACATGTACGCGCTCTTTGCGGGAAGCAGTGTAGATGATATTCATAGCTTATACTCCTCTCAAACAAAAAATGCAGCTGCCGTTCATTGAGAACTGGTAGCTGCGTGATGCGTGTGGATGACGATTTAGCGGAACTCAAATGTGTATTCGGTCCCACTAACGGTTTTCACAAAAATGTTTACGCCAACAACGCCAACACATTTTGTGGGTGTGGTGGTCATCACAGATTCACGGCCAGGAAAGCCCGTCGTAAAGACAAGCGGCGCTCCATTTGTGATTTGTAATGTCCCCTTTCGCCCAATCAATGGCCGGACCTTTTCATCCGTGCTGTTGGTATCGGCCAAGATGCAGCAGTCCCGAATACGCATTTCTATTCCCTCCCCTTTACTTGTTCGGGTCCGGGTAGCGGCTCAGGACGTGATTGAAACGGCTGTCGATGCAAAGGTCATTCTCATCCCGTTCAGGATAAACGAAGTGTCCCATGTCTTCCGCCGCATCGCCCATGCTGTCCATCAGGGTGATGATGCCTTCCATCCAGGCGGCAGCACGGTCAAACATCCCGTTTTCCTGCTCCTTGTGACGGTGCAGGTAGTCTGTCACATCCTGGAGAGCCATCTTCTGTTCATAAAAAACGTCCCAGTCGATGCCCTCCATCACCTTTATGTATGCGTTGTCATTGGCACGGTTTGTAATACTTTCACGGTTCATAGCTGATACACTCCTTCAAAATAATGCGTCAATAGGGCCAAGCAAAGTCAACACAGACGCACAGTTCAGAACATATAAAAAGGCAGGCTCTCCTATATGTGGAAAGTCTGCCTGATAGAATTCAGAATTGTGAATATGTGTTAACCTTACGTGTTATCTATTGTACAACAATAATTCTATGCAATTCGCATTATCACGCAAGACGCAACATCCAAATTCTGGTTTTTAGTTTTCTGAAGGCGCAGTGTCGTCAGAAATCGCGCCATCGTCCACAATTTCGGGAGTATCAGACACTGCATCTTCGCTTGCTGCATTCTCCAAATCCGAATTGGGAGTGGTGCCATTTTCTGTATCCGTACTGTTCGCTGCATCATCAATCGCCACGTCGGATGCGCCGGGGACGGAAGTGTACAGACCGGTCAGACGAGCAGGAGCATCACCGTAACCCAGATAACCCCAGAAATTACTTGTGTCGCTTTCCTTGAGATACAGTGAGCCATTCAGAATCGGGAACATATAGATGTCAGAAATCGTGGTGCCCTTGACATCGGCACTGTCAAACAGGTCACTGCATGCCGCCACGATGCTGTAACCATCATAGTTCCAGACAAGATAAAAGTTCTTTGCGCCGTAAGAGCTGTCATACTCTGCGTCGCGGAACTCCTCAAAAGAGGTGTACTGCTTGCTGCCACCGTTGTTTGCCCAATAAAGACCGGACGGGTCACCAAAGATGGTGTAGAGGGACTCGAACTGTTCTTCCGGTGTGCCATTAGCATTGAAACCATTGAAAGCAGTAGGGGCGGCAGAAGAATAGAACATACCGTCAGCGAAAGCGTCTCCAAAGGTGATGCCGTCTGTGCTGGCAGCTTCCGTGTTGAAGATGTTGGACAGCCAGCCGCCGTTATAGCCAATCTGATAGTAGTTGGCGGTGCCGTCAGGGCCATTGGTCTGAACACAGAAGTTGGAAAGGTCCTTCTCGATGCCATCGCCGGTGGCTGCATCGTTTACGCTGTCGATGACCGTGTTGCCGTTTTCCAGCTCAGACAGCTTCAGGTAACCGCTGATAGGCATGGTGTTCAGTTCATTGAGAGATACATCTTTCAGCAGAGTCTTGTCGCTGACGGAATAGAGACCGGAAACATACTGCCCGTCCTCAAAGGTGAGGATGTCCTCCCCCATCGGCAGTCCGTCCACCCAGGTCATAAAAGGCGAATCGAGAGTGCCGACGGCGAAGTCAGGCAGATTGTCAAGCAAAGACCATGCGTCAATCGGTTCCGGTGTGGGTTCCGGTGTTGGTGCAGGGGTGGGAGTCGGTTGAGCGGCCGCAACTGCCGCAGCTTCTGCTGCTGCTTTACGGTCTTGGATTTCCTGTGATGCACAGCCTGCAAACAGCATGGTCGCTGCCATCATTGCGGCTGTAGCCGAAATAATTTTCTTGCGCATAATGTTCTCACGCCTTATTTGGCGTAACTATCCTCCTTTAACAGTGCTTCTTTATAGTGTGTTTATTTGCCACTTTGCTGAGAAATGCCAGGCCCAGCATGCCCAGCATCATCAAAGCAAAGCCAAAACCGAAGAAATACGCTCCGTAGATAAGTATTTCACTGAGCGTTGTGACCTTGACAATCACGGCAACAATGCTCAATATCAGGCCAAAGATTCCGGCAAGATATAAAATAAGACCCGCACTGGAAAGCCTCTCAAATAATACTTCAAGCCTTTTCAAGTGTTTCACGCTCCTTCCTACACATTTAATTCTATTCGACTCGCAATATTTCGCAATGGCGTTATTTATGAGCAAAAAGAAATGAGCCCCCACGGCGTGGAGGCTCGTTTCTCAGTCAACAATAGGAAGGAATTCATCGGCATCTATTATTCTACGCAGTTCGCAACGATAGTCAACGAAATCAAACAAAAGAAAAAGCCGCCATCCTTTCGGATAACGGCTTACATGATTATTATGTTGCCTTCTGGGTGCTTTCACGCTCCGCATCGTAGCACTCAGCAATGACGGTGGAACCCATAGCCCACAAATCTCCGTTTGGGCGATTCAGCCTTTTCCAGAGGTCAGTGCCTAAAAAGTCTGCACACATCTCCGAATATGGTTTACTGTGTTCATGGGAGAGTTCTTCTATTGCAAGAGCAGTTGCAAGGTCAATACGAAGGTCTCGCTGGACTCGTTCTAATTCAGACATGTATTTTGTCACTCCCCATAAATTCTAATTGTTTGAGAGCCTTTTCTGTTCTGAAGCACCATTGGTCTTTGAGTCGATTGGTCAGTAGTAACCGGACGCAAATGTCAACGGCTTCGTCCGAATTGACCGGACCATAAGTACCAGCCAGGTAGGCGTTGATTTGGTTAGCAGTATTGTCGTCAGCCACTTTTCCTGTGATGACGTCAAATTTTAGATACTTTTCTATTTCACCCTCGATTTCAACCCTTTTTCTGTGAGCCACAACGCAGTTCAACCAGTCCTTGTTTGTCTCCGGGAAATTGTGGAACAGTAAGGAGTTGTCAGTGCGGAATTTATATTTGTTTACATACCCCACATTTGTGTCAGGTGGAACACGCATTGCAGAAGCGGCTTTGTCAATAGATATGCCAACAAAGCGTTTGGCTTGGTCATAATCTGTGGTCAAATAGAAGCCTTGCCCAAAATCACGATTTTTGAAACAGTAAGACAGTTTTGGCTCTTGGATAAGGCAGTAGCTGCCATGATATAGTGTTATTTCGTTTTCCATCGTGGCTTTTCTCCTACAGTAATCATATCATAAAGGTCTTCGAGAACGCCTTTGTCTCCATAGAGATGGAATGCTTCGTAGCAGTCTTTGATTTTCTCAAAGAGTTTGTTGCTTTTGAATATGGCAAGAACTGTTTCCGGTGTGGCATCCCATTCCTCACAAGCCAGTCGATAGACTCGGACCTGCATGTAAATGATGTCGATGTCAGGATGTTTTTCTTCCATTGTGCAAGCCCTCCTTGTGCTTGTATTATACCATGAATTTGTACTTTTATCAATTACAGAAAAAGCCGCCACCCAAACGGATGACGGCTAAATGGTATGAAATTATTTGTTTGCGGGGATATTCGGGTCGAGAATCACGTCAAAGTTATAATGCGGCATCTTGCTGACATCACCATCGGCAGCCTTGATTGCCTTGGCGTAGTCAGTGTCATCCATCGCCTGGATGCGGTTGTTGAACTCCTCACAAGAATGAGGGAGCATCGGGCCACGAGACGGGCAATACATGACAGCGGAGATGGGCTGCTGACCCTGAGAGACCATTCCGTCCCAATGGGTGCGGAGCTCTTCCAGCGACTTCAAGTTGGCCTTGGTGCTCATAAAGTCGTAGATGCGGCACTGACCTTCGCCGAGATGTTCCAGAACATCGATGCGAGTGCGGTTGGCATACAGGGGGAACTGAAGCTCCACCTCATTGCCGGTATCGAAAGCCAGCTTCTTAGCAAATTCCTTGGCATAATCCTCAATAGAGAACGGGTTGGACTCCATTAAGGACACCTGAGATGCTACAGCATCAAAGATGGCACGCCAACCGCTGTCGCTCATGTCAATGTCGGACTTGTTGGCGAGGGTGTTCAGGAACCCACGCGGCAGGCCGGAGATGTCAACAGCAACGGTGCCGGTAAAGGCATTGAGAGAAGGATGACGGCCACGGGACCAGATGGATTCCAGCTGGGCGGTAGCGATAACGCGGTCGCCAAGCTGAATGTCTACTCCCTGCGTAGCCTCATTGTTCTGATAGAAATGCTTCAGGTCGTAACCGCCGGTGACGTTGTCTTCCTTGGTCGTGACCGCGTCCAGCAGGCCGCTCTCCACGGTAACGGGAATCGTGTAGCCGTTGTGCTCCACGGTGAAGGACTTGGTTTTCTGCTTCATCTTGTACTGCTGGAAAATGGGCTTAACGAAGACATCGCAGGTCTTGCGGTTGTCCATCCAGTAGTTCGGAATCAGGACACGGGCCGGAGCAACGCCGGTGACATCAGGCTTCAAGTAGTTGCGATACTTAACACCGAAGTGCTCTGCAAGGCAGACACGCAGAACATTGGGGTTGTAGACCTTGCTGGGAGCGCAGCTGCCGTTTTTGGTGAGCATGGTGCTGGCCGTGTTCTTGTCCATTTCCACATAGATGATGGTGGACGGTGCGCCAAGAGCCTTATAATGCTCACGCATCACGATGTTCTCCAGCGGAATCTCCTTCTGTTCAGTCATCGTCATGGTCTTTGCAAACGGGCCATCGATACGGTGGTAGACATCCTCATTGCGCTTCTTGGTTGCGATGAACCAAGGATACTTGTTGCGCGTTGCAACGAGGATGAAGTTGTTCAAGCCAACGCCGTGGATACACAGCGGGCCCTCATCAGTGTGTTTGGTGCCAAACTGAAGACTTTCAGGAAACTCTTCTTCAGACATGCCATCGCCCCAATCCGCGATAACCATTGCATACAAGTCCTTGGTAGCTGCCTTTTCGACGGCAACCAGGATGTTGACTGGGCCTGTGCAGTTGGACAGAGCGTTGTCAACAGGTTCGCATGCTGCATCGCTCATGGGCAGCTTCTGGCGGGAAACAGAGTCGAAGTAGTTTTCGGTGATACCAACAGTGAATTCCTTAGCCATAATTAAGCCCCGTATCGTGGGGCTGACGCGCTGCTCTTGAAATCATCTCCACAGCGAGCCCCAAATACGGAGCGTGGTTATTATTCTTTTTGATTGTTGTCTTTTTTGCATTGGTCCTTAGCAATATCGGTGATTGCTTCTTTCAAGGACCCGCGAATATCGACAGCTTTAAGAAAGTCTTCGGCCACTCCTTTTATGTGACTGTAGTTTTTTAAGACTTCCTTTGAAAAATATGCGCCAATAATTGATGCCGTAACAATGAACAGCAACAATTTGGCAATCTTGGTTAATTGAACTTGCTCGAACGCGAGCGCGAGTATCACGCCATCTTTACTCAGCATGGTCTACAATAAGCCGTGGATAAATGCTCCATAGGATGTGGCATATTCTTTGACCTTTGTTTCATGGTTCCTGATAATGGCGTCTACTCGCTAAAATATGTTCTCGAACACAATCATTGTAATACTCTCCTTGCTTATGATGTATTATTTCGGTATATATTCTATGCTCTTTACGCGGCGTTCGCGTGCTGGGACATGTATTCAAAACACTCTATCGCGGTGTATACGTGCTGCGTTTGATGGCAGCATTTTATTGAATCAGCCATTGCTCCGGCTGTTAGGAGGCCACGTCAAGCGTAGCGGTGCAAATTTCTGACTTTTGCATCCATCTATATAAAATCGCAGAAGCCCGCGATGGTCCAAAAGAAAAAGGACAGACTCTCATAAAGAGGGCATGTCCTTTAAGGGGAGGAATATGAAAACTCAGCGGAAACTCAGATGTGTTATCTATCGTACAGCTTTTATTGTACGCAGCTCGCAAGTCTTTGCAAGCACTATTTACATCAGAAAGCGGAAATCGAGCAGCTGAACTCGGCTGTGCCAGGCCAGTCACCTGGCGTAAGGGTTGCCTTGACAGTGTAATTAGATGTTATGCCATCACCGTTGTTTGCCAGCGCATCCGTTCTATTCCATTGTGTTTTTGGTGCTGTTACGGTCGCAGTAACATCTGATGCTCCTGCTCGCTGCATAATGGGCGGTGTGGTCGTCACCGTAATTTTCTGTGTAAGCCCAATATCGCCTTTTACGGTAACGGGAATTGTTGCGGTTTTCTCACCCGTGCCATTCTCCCCTGCCATTGTAACGCTCTCTGGGACGACGAGTGCATAAGCTGAAGCTATTTCTGCTTTCACATTGGTACTTATGGGCCCGTCCCCTGCGTATGCCATATTGGTGCCACTTTGCGTAAAGACAGGCCACAGGTTTACGACTGTGTTGCCTTCTTCAAGCTGCTTATCAACATGCAAATATTCTGCCACTGTTTTTCCTGTTGCAGTGTCTTTCCTTTCGTCTGTCCAGTTTGTATCAAGAGCAAGAAAAGTGCTGTCCTTAGAGCCGACTTTCCATTTGTTGTAGGTTTTGTATCCTGTTTTTTGAAAACGATTTACGTCAAGTATCCCATATTCTGCGTGTTTGTATAATTCGTTATAAGCCACCGTCTCAGTTTCGGCTATTTCAAGATTTGTGCAATCGATATATGTGTTTGTGGCATAGCAATGCCATTTCTGAGCGCCATCATTCATGTAATTGATAGTCAAAACATACGCTGTCCAATGCGCGTAAACCGTTGCATTGTTTGACCCCATTATAGTAGTGGCAGATACGACCGTGCCGCCTGTAGCTGCCGTATACCATCCATCGAAAGCATAGCCTTTTCGTGTGGGCGCTGGCAATACACCATAGCTATCCCCTTGCGCTACTGCCTTTGTAGTAATGGATGTGGTATATGAACTGTCATTATTGCAGTTGCCATCAAAGGTAAGCGTATAAGTTTGGCTTGCGCCATAGGCAAAGCTTGCCGGAGCAATTATGCAGAACACTGCCACAAAGATGAGCAGGAGCTTTTTTATTTGTTTCAAGACATTCCCTCCTTGCCCATATTTGGGCGTGTAATCTACGTTCATACTACTATTTTACGTGATACGCATATTTTTACAACAAAAAAGCCGCCCACCAGAAGGCGGACGGCTTACATGATTGGCACCGTGTCGTGGTGCTATACGCGCGGGATTCAAACCGCAATTTCGATATTGGCATCGTACTCGTCAAATGCCTTCTGGTACAGGGCGATAACTTCCTCAGCGGAAATGTCGTCATGGTGGTTGCGAAGCTCCCATGCCACGTCATACCATTCGAAATTGAGTTCGTATACGGCTCTGTCTTCCTCGGGCGTGTGTCTGCCAGAAATCTTCCGAATGCAGTCGAAGAAAGAGTCAAGAGCCTCTTTGGTATCGTTCAAGATAATCCATCCAGCACGAGCATAGTCGTCGAACGAAATTCTTGCACTTACCTCAGTGGTATTTGGGTACTTGACCAGCTGAATGGCAATTGTTTCGCCGGTAGTTTTGCCTTTTACGGTCGTTGTAGTCCATGCTTTTTTGCTCATTTTTTCTCTGTCCTTTCTTTTGTTAGCCAAAATCAAAAAGGCAGACACTCATAGAGCGTCCGCCTGAATTGAGAAGGAATATGAATTGCTGGGTTTATTGTTGTTATCTATTGCTTACTATCTATTGTATCCTGTTCGCATCCTCATGCAATACTTTATACAAAAAAGCCGCCCACCCCGTGAATGGTGAGCGGCAAACAGGTTAGGATTTGATAAACAAGGATGTACACTTGAACGGATTCAAGAGACCAGGCTTATACTTGGCGCGAACGTACTCTGCAATTTCAGCAACCGGCATAGCGTTCAGAATGTCAAGCCAGCATTCAGCATTGATAGCCATGAGACCACCCATGCCGAGTGCGTTTTCGCAATGCTTGATGTCAGAGGCAAATGCGTCGTGAAAGTCACAGAACTCCGCAGCCTTTACGATGCGGTCAAAGTCGTACATACCGAGACCTCCTTACTGGCACATAGCCTTGAGGTCGTCCTCACTCAGAACAGGTACGCCCAGAGCGTTTGCCTTGTCGAGCTTAGACCCGGCAGCTTCACCTGCAACGAGGAAACTCGTCTTTTTGGAAACACTGCCGGAGACCTTGCCACCATGAGCTTCGATGTAGCTCTTAGCTTCATCGCGGCTCATAGTGGGCAGCGTGCCGGTGATAACGAATGTCTTACCGGCGAGCGGTGCAGACGCATCATTGGCACCCGCCGGAGCATTGTAGCTAAGATTGACTCCGGCATTGTACAGGGCTGCAACCTCCTGCTTGAACTCAGGGCAGGAAAGCATCGCATCGAGCGCAGCATAGATGGCATCAGAGAAGCCGGGAATGTTGCACTCTTTGATGGTATCCACATTGAGCGTAGACAGCGTGAGCAATTTGCCGTTCGTCGCCTTGCACTGAGTAAACAGCGCACGAGCTACATGACCGCCGATGAGACGGTAGCCAAGGCCCTTGAGGACGCGGTCGGCGTTCTGTTCTTTGGACTTTTCGATGGCAGCCAGGACCTTTTTGGCAATCTTTGCGCCATACATATCAGTCAGCTCGCCTTCTTCCTCGTAGAGCTTGTACAAGTCCACGGGATTCTCGACAAACCGGCTGTCAACCAAGTCCTGAATCATCTGAGGGCCAAGGCCCTTGATGTCCATGCAAGGCTTCGAGGCAAAGTGGATAACGCGATTTACGGTCTTCGCAGGGCAGGTGTCGTTCGTGCAGTACAGGTCCACAGAATCGTTGATGGGCGCGATAGGCGCACCGCAAACGGGGCAAACCTGTTTTGCCATGTCATAAGGCACAGCGTCTGCTGGACGCTTTTCCAGTTCCACCATCGTGATTTTGGGGATGATGTCGCCGGACTTGTGCAGGACGATAGTATCGCCGATGCGGATGTCCAGTGCCTTGATGAAGTTGGCGTTATTGAGCGTCGCACGCTCCACGCGAGTTCCGGCAAGCTGGACGGGGTCAAAGACAGCAACGGGAGTGACGCGGCCGGTACGACCTGTCTGCAACTGAATGCTGCGCAAAATAGTTCCCTTCTCTTCGGCGGGATACTTGAACGCGATGGCCCATTTCGGGGTCTTGGTGCGCTCGCCCATCTTCTGGCGAATGTCAAGCTCATTGACCTTCACAACTGCGCCGTCAATGGGGTAATCCACATCGTAGCGGGTATTACCAATGTGCTTGATAGCATCCAGAACAGCATCTGCGTTGTCGCAATGAGAGAAACCCGTCGTTTTGAACTGGCAGCCCTTGCGCAGGTATTCAAGCTGGTCAAAATGGCTGTTGCCAAACTGGGCGGCATCACCATCGTTCACAGACTGAACATTGAAGATGAAGACCTGAAGGTTGCGCTCACGAGCAATGGCCGGGTCGGCCTGGCGCAGAGAACCAGCCGCGCAATTGCGAGGATTAGCGAAGAGCTTCTTCCCTGCCTCTGCCTGCTTTGCGTTCGTGGTCTCGAAGTCTTGTTCGGACATATAGCACTCACCGCGCAGCTCAATTTTGTTGATGCCTTCGGGTAGTTCAATGCTGTAAGGCAGGCAACTAAGCGCTGCAACATTCTCCGTCACATCTTCACCGACATGACCGTCGCCGCGAGTCGAAGCCTGCACCAAATGTGCATAAGTACGAGAAGGAGTAGCCCGCTCGTAAACCATCGACAAGCTCAGACCATCAATCTTGCGCTCGACGCTGAACGTCGCATCAGGAAATTCGGCTTTCACCGAATCCACGAAGCTGCGAACTTCTTCATCAGAAAACACATCGAGCAGCGAGAGCATCGGTACGTGGTGTACAACCGGAATACCGATAATGCGCTTTCCGCCAACGACCTGCGTAGGACTGTCGGGTGTTACGAAATCGGGATGACGAGCCTCGATATCGCGAATCTCGTGCATCACGGCGTCGTACTCTGCATCCGTAACCGCCGGGGCATCGTTCTCGTAGTAGGCTGCGCCCCACGTCTTGGCTTTGGTGCAAAGCTCAGTGTAGCGAGCTTTGGCCGAGTCGTTGTTATCAAGCATGCGCGACATGCTCGCGAGAATCTTCTCACGCTGTTCACCCTGCGGCTTGCAGTCGTTCATGTTCTTGTTTTCGAGCAAAGAATCAAACTCCGCGAGGATTTCTTTGGAGGTGTCTTTCGGCTTACTTTCAAGCACTTCGACGACCGTATCCTCAAGGGCGTAGTATTCTTCGCCGTAAATAGCAGCTGCATCATCGTTTTCGGCACGTTCTTCTTCGGTATCGGGGTCAGAACAAGGAATAACTTTGCCAATCGAGGCAAGGAAATCCTCGAAAATGTCGATGATGTTGGCGGCCAGTTCACGGGTGTTGTTCATTTCTGTCATTGTTATTTACCTCTCTTGTTTTATAGTATTTTACTGTTTCTTGGACCGATTTACAAGGTTAGAGTCAACGGCATCATTTCAGCCTGAGTAATATCTTCCAGGCCGTCAACATAGACGTGCTGGAAGAGCGTCAGACTGATAGGTGCGCCACGTAGCCATTTGGTATTGGCCCGAAGCTCGTCTGCAAGGCCCCGAAGTACACGACTCTTGAATTTCTCGATAGCGTACTTTTCGGGCATCATACTCTCAGACACCTCATAGTAATAGTCCCGGTCTTTTGCGCTGTAAGGCAACTCATTGTTCGTGACTTGTGCCTTAACAGTCACCGCGTAGTCGCTCTGCGGGATGTCGTTGAATGGCACGAGGGAATCATCGAGAATCTGCATGCGGGCATCGAACTCTTTAATAATGCGGGCCTTTTCTTTCTCGTAAATCTCGTTTGCCTGGCGAACCTGTTCGCGATAGCATTTCACGCATTCTTCTTTTGTGTCGAAGATATTGACGGAAACGCCGGAACGGCAGCGAAAGCCGGTATTGTCAACAGGCGCGATAACGGTAGAAAGAACCTTCTTTCCCTTCACCGGCTGGAAATATACCGGGGAATAGTAGATGTTCTTCTTGCAGGTCTTGGCATCAGCAATAACGACTTCCATAGGTTTTACGTCTCGAATCGGCTTCAGGACTGCATTGTAATTGACGCGATAGTCGCAAATCCAGACATGCTTGCCGAGGACATTGTCGAGGTTTTCGGCGTAATCATAGGCACCGAGGTTATTTGTCTGACGCGGTTCACCTTTGGAATAGATAAACAGCTTGACGCCGTTACTGATAAGGTATTCATTCAGTTTCATAGGAAATTCTCCTTATTTGAAATAGTGGTCAATGACGCTCAAAGAAGCGCCGGTTGAAGTGGTGCCAAGATTGGTGGCAATCTCGAAGAGAGTGAGCATTGTTTCATTGTGCATCAAGTTCGGCTCTTGTTCAAGGACGGCTTTGAATGATACCTCGAACAAAAGTCGTGAAGCGTCATCGTCAAACTGAATGCCATAAGCACCACACCAAAACGTGATAGTACCTTTGACGCCGCAGACAAGAACTGTATCTCCAACAATGAGTTGCTGACCGTTTGCATCGCAAAAACCGGAATACATCTCACTCACCCCTGTCAACTTTCTCGTACTCTACGCCCAAAATCTGAGCGGCCGCATCAAGCTGCGGTAGCATTGCACCATTGAAGTTTCGCCATGCGGCCAGCTGAATAGCTTTCAGGCAACTGTAGGTGTCGCACAGGTCATAAATACTTTTCTTCGAGACATAGACTCTTCTGGTAGAGGCATAGATTCTGCTGTGTTCGCGCCCATCGCTCAGGTTGAACTCAAATACTTCGTAGCTTCCAGTGACAGGTGTACAGCAGAAATATTTGCGCCCAGTAGAGACGACTTTCAGCTGAACAATGGTGTCCGGTTTCGGGAACCCGTGGTCACAAGTAACCATCCACACAATATCGCCCGGATGTACCTTGAAGCTCATGCCCGCCGTCCTCCTTTCAGAACAGCGATGATAAGCTCCTCATAATCCTCGATGGCAGCATAGATGTCAGGAAAGCCATAAGCATGTCCACGGTTGTAAGCGCTTTCCCAGAGCAAAAGTGCCGTTTCCCTTGTCAGGCTGCAATGAGAAGCTTCCTTGATGTCAGCCTGAATCTGGGTCACAATGGCATCAACGACCTTCGCAACTTCTTCATTCTGAGCTTTCTTCAGGCGGGAGCATTCGGAATCATAGAGGCTTTGCTTACGCACCACCTCTTCCCTGTTCCAGCGGACAGATTTCTCTTCGTTGAAGATGTCGCCTTCTTTAGGACGTTTGAATGTGGGTTTTACCGGTCGCGACCATGCGGCACTGAGTCGATTGCCAAGATTTTTCCATTTGTCGTTCATGTTCATTTCCTTTCTTCATATACGCAAAAAGGCGGGCTTCCATTTCTGGAAGTCCGCCTAAGCGTAGTGTTAAGTGTACGAAAGGCTGTGTGCCCTTTCGATTATATGGTATCTATCGTACACTCTTTATTGTAGTCGGTTCGCACAGATTCACAAGGTTACTTTTCTATAGCTTTTGTTGATTTTCTGTGTAGCTCGTCGATTAACTCCTCAACAAGGTATCCGTCACTCATGCAATGGAAGTCGCTGACACCCTCGCTCATTAGCGTATATACGTCGGAGTGATAAAAGATGTGCTCGCATAGTGTTACTCCTTTCGTAAAAGGGTTCTATCAGCATTATAGCATAAATCAAAAATGCCACCAATCGAAACGACCGGCGGCAGGCAGTGGAATTATTCAATGGCATTGACGATTTCATTAGCGAACTCCGCAAATTCATTGATTTTACCAGGTTCGTCATACTCGTCCAAATCGTCACTACGGGCTTTTTCGACAACAAGTGTTGCCACATCTTTGGGCAGCAGGTACACAGTGGATACGACATTGCCGAGTCGAGTATAGAATTCGTCCCACATAGCGCGAATCTTATTTTCACGGCGTGTATACTGCCCACGAATGGCGCTGTTCTTAGCGCGAATCATCTTGCCTACATTCGGGTCATCAGCCGGAACGGGAAGCAGCGGATGAGCGTTTTTGTATTCTTCCAGTTCTTTCTTCATGGTAACTTCTTTGCCACGGTACATATCCAAAAGAATTTCGTACCGCCATTTCAGTTCATCAAACATAATTGTGATACTCCTTCCATTTGTCGAGAGTTACATTTGGCATATCTTCCTTAAACCATTTGCCAAACAGGGTGCGGTAAATCCAGCCGAGGTCGGCTGCCGTGTATGCGTTCTTGGCCGTTTCCAGCGCCATACACAAGTCTTCTTGGGAGGTTCCTTCGTCCGGCGTGAAGCCGAGAACCAAATACACAAGGTCGCGGTTTTCCTCTTTTGCCAGGAAGTATCTGATACGTTCCCAACGACAATCGTCCAGGGCTTCCTGGATGCAGCAAATACAATAGATGTAGCTGTCAGTGCCTTCACGCTTGTACTTGCCGGTCACCAATCGAATATAGTTGTCGAACGCTTTGATATAGCGAATGGCATAATCCCTCGATTCCTCCGAACTTGTATAGAGCGTTTTGCTTTTTGGATTGTAGGACAGAAACTCGTTGGGTCTTGATGAGTTGACGAGTTCTTGTGCCAGTGATGAAAATGACATTGTGTTTGCATTCCTTTCTGAATTTAGATTTGCACAAAAAGAGCGGGCCCTCCAGATTGGAAAGCCCGCTGTCGTGCGAAAATGTGAATTGCCGAAAGATAGTCCCTTGCAGAACTGTTATCTATCGTACAATTTTATTCTACCCTGTTCGCATCGTTCGTCAACCACCGGCTGCGATATATGCCGCAATCGCATCGCTTGCCGCACACATGAATATGAACATAAGCATCCCGCTTGCAATCGTGATGACACACGCAAGGATAAAGAACTTCTTCGGGTCATCATAGTAATAAACCGAAGCTCTTTGGTAGAGCAACGCTATTCCTATGATGGACGCGACAAACAGCACCGCGCCGCGCATCGCTTGTCACTGACCGTTCTGGTCATTCTGGGTCGGCTGCTGGTACATGGGCTGCTGCGGGGCCTGCTGATAGTTCTGCTGCTGGGGGTATACAGGCTGCTGCGGCTGCTGATACTGCGGCTGTGCGTTGGGGTTCTGGTAGCTCATGTTCGGATTTGGCCGATTCTCAGGGGCAGGCTGAGTATAAGTCGTCTGGGTGTTCTGCTGCGCAGCTTTACGCTCATCGTACTTAGTCTTCAGCTGGTCGTAGGAGTAACCGTCCTGCGGCACGCCGAGGTACTGATACTGACCAAAGCCCAGAATCATGTTGAAGATAGGAGCCAGTAGGACGAGGCCGATGGTAAAACCCACGCCCTGACCGAAGGAGACGGCCTTCTTGTACTGCGTCACAACATTGATGACGATGCTTGCGATGACAAGAAGCGTCCCGAGCAGCGGGATGAAGCCAAGCAGGCTCAAAACAAGCGGCACGAGGAACAGCAGACCGTTGCCCCAGTAAATCTTGAACTCGATATACTGTTTGTAGAACGGCACGATAGCTGCCCAGCCAGGCTGCCCCGCTTTGGTGAAGATTTTCCAATTGGCAATGATGTTGACGACAAAGAACGCCAACACTAACAGCCAAATGGTGCCGATGAAGCCGAGCAGCATGCCCAGCGCCGAATCGGCGGCAGAATTGTAGTACATACAGATTCCTCCTTGTATGTCAGAAATATATTATAAAGCCTGGTTGGCTTTATTCAGAATCGGCAGATTTCTTTGCCGCCTTCTCTTTGGCAATGGCAGCGAGACGCTTACCACTTTCTACCATTGCCGCACGGCGTTCCTCAGAGAACTGTACCGGCGGGCGAATCTTTACCCACTTCTTGGGCAGTTCTGCTTCAACACAATCGTCTTTGTCTACTGTCAGAACAACATCTTCAGGATATTTCTGTGCCAGTTCACGAAGCTCCTGCATACGGCGGTTGTTTCTTGTGTAGTAAGATGCCTTTTTCTCCGCGTCGCAGAAATTGATGAGTGTTTCCCGCTCATACGCTGCATCAGAGCTTACCGGCGTCTGATTGATAGGTTTCATACGTTTCTCCTTAATCGAATAATACAGCCTTCTTAGCAGGCCCGTCTGGAATCAAATCGCATGCACGAGCCCAGCGTGGCAGCATCACCTGACCGCGTACGGTCACAACGGTCACTTCTCTGGCTGACGGCTTTTCAAATTTCGTCGGGTCCAGTGAGCGTGTAATGATGATGGCATCATCATCCATTTCCTCAAGCGTCTTTTTCAGTTCCTTGACAGTCATTGCCTGCTCCTTTCATAACTTCATCCAAGGCTTGCATAAACAGTTGGGATTCTGTGTCTTTCAAGCCTCTCCCTACTACGCCAGAAACATCATATCGTTCGACGAGAAAAACGCTATCATCGTCAATGAATCCTTGCGGCCACTGGACGGCATAATAGGCATACGGTTTGATGTCAGTGGCATAGCCGATAAGCATATATTTTTGGTCCGGCTGCTCGCGCACTGAAATCACAGTGCCCAATGGCAGGGCATCTTTCAGCGCCGGTTCCGGTACACGTGGCGTGCGTTGAATCTTCAAAAAGGAACACCTCCAATACCTACAAGTCTATGCAACTCGCACAAATGCGCAACAAAAAAGCGGCCACCCTCGAAAGGGTGACCGCTTGTCAAATGTTATTCCTGAGCCGCAGCGACTTTGAAGTCAAAGAGCGACTTAGAGGTGGGGCAAGACAGAGTGCAAATTTCTGAGCCATTCTCGAAAATGTCTGTTTCGGGAGCTACTTTGCCGTAGTTGCTGTCAACGAACACTACATGAGGACTTTCATCTCCCTCTTTGCGAGGCGCGAGGCTGGCACCAGCGTACCATTCCGTTTCGTCTTCGCCCTGCTCATCATAGAGACAGATGAAAGGAGCCGGAACATTGAGAGTCGGCATCATCAGCGAGCCAACCTGCATCTCATCGCTTTTGGCAGCCACGCAGATGTCAATAGGCGGGTTTCCGTTGCTGTAATCCCACTTGGGGTAAGACTGAGCTTTGATGGTGGTTTCCCCATCGTTCACTTCGATACCGAGCGCAACGATGTCAAACGTGATACCGAGCTTTTCCTTCAACTCTTCGGGCGTGATGGTCATAACGCGACCATATTCACCTTTGACAAAAAGGTTCATGGTTTACATCTCCTTCTTTTTAGTAGTCTTTGCATCAGCGTCCAGAATCTTCTTCAGAACGTCGTTGTAGTCTTCGTCCGCAAAGCGTCCGGTGTCCTCATCGGCTACAGGAGGCGTAAAAGAACCATCCTCTTCTGCGGCATCCTGCACAGCGTCAAAGACACCCAGAACGCCATCAAGCTGGTAAGCAAGATGGTGATAGCCTTCGGCTTCTGCTTTCGCAGCAAGGTCCACAAGCATCAGTTTCTGCTTGTAAAAGAGGTCCATGTCGAGATTCAGAAACTGATGCTTCTTCATGTCGATATGAGCTCTCTTATGAGGCGCTGCTTTGCATTCGTTCTCATCGTAGACCGTTGACCACCCGTGAGGCCAATTCTGCACCTTCAGCTCATAGCCCTTAGGCTCATAGATTGAGCGGATTTCTTTGAGGAGGTCCTTGTACTGCGCTTCAGTGGCAGAAATTCCCCTGCCCTGAGAGTAGTAATCCAAAGAAGCCTCAAAATGCTGACCATCGTGGGCGTAACCCGCCATGCAATCGGGACGATGAGGAAGCGTAGGAAAGAATGCCACGACTTCATCATTGATAACACGAAAAACAATAGTTAAAATCATTGGTTAGGTCCTTTCTTTGATAAAGGCTGAATTTGGAACAGGTCCCAAGTGTACTCGGTTACTTTTCCATCGTTAAAGATGTCATTGAGGTAACCGGTCACGAGCGGGCGGTCGTCATAGGGCTTTTTCGTTCTGAACGTGAGCCCAATGTCATCGAACTGGTCAGAATCCTTGAGCTTGATGTCTCCGCCGTATTCTTTCAAATAGGCGTACTCCATATCGAGTTTCATCTCATCCAGAATAGCGTTGAAGTTGTCATGTCGGGTCAAGATGAGAGAACCTGCTTCGGAATGCCTGATGACAATATACACGCTTGCCACCTCACATTCTAAAGACGCGCCAGTCGTAGGCAGGCTCATCAGCGCAGAAGGAAGCGGTAGCGACCGGACCGCCGTTGTCAGTGCTGTCCTCGCCGGAGATAACGGTGACATTGTAGTCTTCTGCTTCTCCATCCTCATCGTCTACATTATAAGTGTCAAAGATTTCTTCGTCAAATGTGTCGTTCACTTCCTGGACCACATCCTCTTTCATCGCTTCGTATGCGTCATCATAGGTATCATACGTGTCAAGTACATTCATGTAGCGGTCCTCGACATTTTTGAACAGGATGAATTTGCCGCCGGTGGTCACATTGAAGATAGCCCATTCGGTAATGCCGTCATCGCTGTAATTTGTAGCCGTAACAACCGGTCCTTTTTCATCGTCGAACGGGAAGGATGGGTCGGTATCGAATTCGAACGAATATTTATCCGCGTTTTCCGGCGTGAGGTCGTCTGCCGTGATAGAAAAGCCTTTGGTTTCTTTGATTTTTTTCGCCAAAGACTCTTTCATGGCCGCCAAAGCATCCTCGAAAGTCTCATGCTTGGAAAGAAGATTGATAGCGTCGCAGCGCTCGACCTTGAAAAGATAATACATTAGAATTTCCTCCTTAATAGATGATATTAGTAGACGTAGTTGCCGTTTTTGAGAGCGGTCTGAATAGCTCGAATCTCCTTGGCGTTCAGCTTATAGTTGCCAATCGGAGTGCAGCCGTTGCCGAGAAAATCAGAGTTGAACACCATGCAGGCTTCTCCCTTTTCGTTCAACTTGTAGAGAAAAGCGTTCTGCATGTTGGCGTTCATGGCGCGTTCGATGAGCGTGACATCGGGGACATCGCATGACGGCGCTTTGACCATCTGCCACACAGAGGTGTTCGGGTCGCAGTAGCCTGCCACATAGATATGTGGGTCGGCGTCCTGGCGAAGGTCACGCTTCTTCAGGGTAAGCAGTTCTCTTGCGTGCTTGCAGCTCAAGGCGTTGGTCAGCTCAGCGTTCAGCTCGCGGTTCAGCATGACGCAGAAGATGCGGTAGCCTGCTTCATCCAGCCCATCAAGTCCCACGACCGTAGAGTCAGATGGCTTAAAGGAAATCGTTTTGACATCCATATCTTTGGGCAGATAGAGCAGCGCGGTGATAAGGTATTCGTCGGCCCGTACATATTCTTTGAACATTAGACTTCTCCTTCACCTTTTTCATTCTGATTCATCAGGGAATCGATGGTTGCTGCGATGGTCTCGTTCTCCATCTGAGTCATGCGCTCAAACAGATGGGACCAGTCGATGGTTTCATAGACACGCTTGACAAACGCATCATAAGTGCCACTGGCCTTCATCATTTCGATTTCGGACTCATAGCAGCCGGACTCCTCAAGCATGAACTTGATATCATCCGATGGGTTGATTTTTACTGTTGCTTCGTACTCATTCATTTTGATTTTTCCTTTCTTTTATACGCAAAAAGGCGGGCCTCCCTATTTTGGGAAGTCCGCCTGAAGCGTAATGTTAAATGTGCGAAGGGCCTTATGCCTTTTCGATAATGTTATCTATCGTACATCACCTATTTTAGTCCGTTCGCACAAACATGCAACAAAAAGCCGCCACCCGATTGGGCAGCGGCTATGTATGGGATTAAATTTCGGCGCAGAACTCAGCGAGTCTTTGCCACAGCTGGTAATTGCTGTAACTCATGCGCACCTTATCGGGTACGCCGGAGACAAGATACCATTTATGAGCAGTAGCTTTGATGTGAGAGATACGTTGCTGCTCGCTGCGGGTAAAGGTCTGACTGAACAATCTGCGACGGCGACCGGAATTCCAACGGGAGCCTTCCATCGTCTCGCAAATCAGTGCATAGCACAAATCGTTCTGGGCCTCGTCATGCGTCAGTTCAATCATTACATTCATTATTGAGCACCTCTTTTCTCACGTGCAGTATGAAGCATGTCAATGGCACGTTCCAGAGAAGCGTCATCATCCGCTAAATAGCGGACCTGCTGGATAGAGCCGAGCTTCGGATACTCCGAAAGCACATACGTTCCAACAGGCTGTGTCACCGTGCCTTTGGCGTAGTCGATAGCCATGTTGTTGGCAGGAACAGCCAGACGACGGATGTGGTCGCATTCTTTGGCGTAGTTCAGTGGAGAGACGGTTCCGATGGGGGTTTTGCCATCAATTCCCGTGACAGTCACAAGGTATGCTTTGATGGTTTTTGCTTCGGAACAATCCTGCTCATCATAGTATTTGTAAGCCGTGTATGCCGGTGTGTTCCTTTTGATAACCTCAGATTCAAGCCCCATGTAGGTGCCGCATTCGCGGGCAAACCAGAGGAAAGTCTGATGGCGACCGGTCTTTGCGACTTCTTTTGCTGTCCGTTTGATACGCGCTTCATCGATTTTGTAATCTCGCGCGTAATGTTTGACGGTATTCTTCACGACTGCTTTTAGGTAGTCGCAGATATTGATATTATTCATAAAGGAAACCTCCCTATTAGTCCGCCATGACCTTGGAAACATCCATGTCATAGCGGTTGAACTTACTGATATAGTCAAAAACGGCATTTACCTGGGCCTTGGTTGCGGTACGAGCTTCATCCATATCGAGGAACGTATTGCCCATCGAAGGGTTCCGCACCGCAATCCAGCCGCGCTTGTACAGAAAATCAAGTCCTTTGCCGCTCCAATCGTATGCCATATCGAGAACTTCATGGTCAGAAAGACCAAATGCTTCTCGGTTGCGCAAGATGATGCGGCCAGCCAGGGCAGCATGCTCGCCAAACTCACAAGCATACCAAGTGCCGTCGGGAGCAATCAGGCCGTATTCGGTCAGGTCATGCTTCAGAGGAACATCATTGATATACCTACTATAGAGTCGCTGACGGCGTTCAACGGACTGTCCTTTTAAGTTCTCGTCAATCCAGTTTGAGAGTTTAGCCCAGAATCCGGTTTTGTAGAAATCCGGGGTGGACTCTTGTTCAGGAAGAATATCGCCATTGAATTCGGCCACGAGGTCGGGCCGATTCAGGAGCCAAGCACCATTATTGAAGGTATCGGTGTAACCCGTGTCCCCAATAACATAGTCCTTCACGCCGTCATAGCTGCCATCGATATAATCGCGCTCCACATCCCTACAGAACATATCATAATCAAAAGGCATAGCAAAACGGTCGAGATATTTCAGCGGATGCGCAATCATGTCTTCACGAACCTGATTTACCAGCATCTTGCGCTGAAGCTCTTCCACCTTCTGCCCTAACGGGCGAACCTTGCCATTGTCATCGACCAGCTCGAACTCATTGATTCCAACGAGCTTCTTTCTGCCCTCGATAATGTCCTGGCAAACATGCCGTTTTTCTTCTTCGCTGCCGCCTGCCATGCAGGAAAGCAACAGCTCTTCACATTTCTTATAGGACTTGTTCATGTTCCAGAACCAGTCTCTTGCTATGTTGGTGAGAAACTCACCATCAATAGCGAAATTAAGTTTTTCACTCATTGGCTTCTCCTTGTTTAAGCCTCTTCGCTGAAAATAGCGTCAATGCCGTCCAGAATATATTTGCATTGTTCGGTCATGGTCTTACCAGTGTCATCGGGAGCGTTCAGTTCTTCATTCGAAGAATAGAATTCAGCCTTCTCTTTCAGCCACTGGATGACCTCATTGCGATACTTCGCATCGAATAAATGCTCAGCAATATCTTCGATGCTTTCTACCCCTTCACAGTCATGGTACTCATAAGGGTCGTCCATGAGCCGGAAATGGTCCAGTGCATCAGCGATAACATACAGATTGAAATTACTTTGTTTCATACTATTCACCTCATTTTTAGCCGTTATCATACCAAAACTGCTCGCACTCTTCGTCGGTAAGAACAACACCGAAATACGCAACGCGCTTAACGGTAGTTTCCCATACGCGTACAGTGCGCTTCATGGGTTGAATGACCCACGAATGAGAGCGCCAAAGTCCGTCTTCAGACAATGCGTAGCCGGTAGCAATAGAGCACCGGCCTTGGTTCATGTTCCAAAGATTGGCGGAATTACAATGGCACTGACAATCCTGGCCTTTTCTAATATAGCTTCCACCATAAAAGAATTGGCCGCGACTGAGAATCTTCTGCGCATCTTCGTCAAACGCTGTCATGCAGACCTCATCCCCTCCGAAAGTGAGGATGCGGTCATGCAGTTTACGCATGGCGTCGAGCGTCTTCGGGTCGAAATGGGAGGTGCCGTTGTAGACCTGGTTCTTATTGACCCAAGCCTTCCACTTGTCTTCCATCGGATTCCAATGGATGGGATGTGTCATCTGGTCTGCTTCAATAATGAAGTGGTTTACGCGATTCCAAGACCCAGCCATTATTCTTCCTCCTCGTTCTTCAGCTCTTTGTCGATTTTGGCCTTCAGGGCAGCCCGCTGTTCGCCCTGCGGCTTGTAGCCGGAGAGCCCTTTGGCATCGAGCAGTTCATCAAACGCTGCAAGGAACTTAGAAGAATAGACTTCTGCGAGGAGCGGGAAGGAACAGAACCAGTTCTCCGCCTCGTCAATCAGACGCCAATACTCTTCACCGTAAAGCGCAGCAGCATTGTCGTCTTCCAGACGTTCACTTTCCTCATCTGCATCTGCACAAGGAATCACGACGTCGAGAGATTCGAGGTAATCCTCAAAGACCTCCACGACATTGTAGGAAACCTCGTGGATGGTTGGTGCATCCATGTTTGCAAAGTCCTTAAACATGACGCTGTCCCTCCTTCCCATTGATGGTTTTGAGCATATAGCCGCAGCACTGATTCAGTGCAACGATGCTGGCAACCAGAATGGCAATGTTGACTACGCTGAAAGACTGCGCGATAGCACTGATGCTCATAAGGATGAGCACAAAGAAGAACACGGCTGCTGTTTTAGCGATGGTATATTTCATTTTCATTTTTGGTATCTTCCTTCCTGCCCCATTACCGGAGCATATCGATGATTTTAGCGGCGAGTGCGTCATCCGTCACAAACTGATTGCGACCCATTGCACCAAGGCCAATGGAGGAATAATCCTGCATGTCGGCCGCGTAACGGACCAGGTTCTTGTCAGCCAGGGGCTGATAGATAGCCTTTTCAGTGTGAACAAAGACACATTTGCCATTTGTGGCATTGGCGATGTGACCAGAGCAGCCTACTTTCTTGCCATTCAAGGCAAGGTTATGTAGGTCATAGGTCAGCAACATATCGCCACTATCGGATTCAAGAGTTTTAAGTTGGTTGAGCAGTTTTCTGCTCAAGTATGCACTTTTTGCCATTGTTATTACCTCACGTTCATGCGAAATATTTGTAAGCGGCGTTCAGACGAGCCTGATACAGATTCAGAGTCGTAAGGTTACCGCAGTAGATTTTGCAAGCAGAGATAGGGACATTGGTCCCTGCTTCCATGTGGGAGAAAAACATAGCTAAGCTATCCTCTACGCTTTCACTACTGGTCAGAGTCTCATACACAGGGTAAGAATACCGTGCTGCTTTGCTGTATTTGCTCTGCAGCTCATGTACAAAGAACTGAACCTGACCTTCTACAGAGCTTGCATCAAGCCCTGCAGAGTAGCACCAGTTAAGAAGGTCCGTCTTACGGCTATAGGTCCACTGAAGCAGGCCATAACCACCGTCGTTCGGATTCTCAGCCGTAGTGCGTAAATTACTTTCCTTCACCATGCAGCCCATCACCGCAGCAGTACCGGCCTTAGAAAGACCGGCGTTGCGCAGCGCGGTGTAGATGGCATACTCGTTCTCGGAAAAGTTCTGTGGGATAGGCTCTTCTTCCGGCTCATCCACAGCTTCTGCCTCTATCGATTCTTCACTTGCGGAAGCCTCTTCCGCAGCGGTTTCGTTGGTGGCAGGAACAGTGAATGGAGTAGCAGAATAGCCATCCAGTACGCGCATCTCCATGAGGGAATCGATGTAGACGACCTCCGGCTCAGACTGCGGCTCTGGTTCGGTAGCAAAACTATCAGCATACGCCGGGACGCTAAAGAACCAAACGATGCAGCTGATAATGGTCAGGACGCACATAGCGATGGCAGAATAGCCGACAATCTTCTTTTGGGATTCGTTCATAGTCATTGGTATTACACTCCTTAAAATGTGCCCTTCTTGAGGATTGAAATTTGTTCTTGGAAACGTCTGTTTGGTTACTCCTTACACCTCGTTCACGACAACCGAAAGATAGCCACTGTTTGCAAGATAGCGGTGCGCGGCATCATAGGCATCGGCCAGGCTGGGTGCTTCCACATACCCGATAAAATCGGAGCAGATGCACATGCCGGAGATACCTGGGTTGCCCGCGTAGATGGCGTAGCGATGCTTTGTGTTAAATATGTTGGACAGGATACTCATAGCGAACCTCCTCGCTGTTAAAAGGGTTGATGACGGATTCTGCAAACAAAAAAGGCAGGCCCACCACGAATGGTGAGTCTGCCTAATTGAATACAGAACTGTGAATGTACGACCGAGAATTTCTCGGATGATGAGATGTTATCTATCGTACATCCTTTATTCTATTCGGTTCGCAAGGATGTGCAAGTGAAAGACAAGTTACAGGTCATACCACCAGGGAATGAGTCGCTCCGGCTTCGGCTGCTCGATTTTCTGCCAGGGCGTTTCTTGTTTGCCATGAACGGTCTCTTCCAGGCGCTGTGCGCACTCAGGACAAAGAGACCCAGCAGGCATATCCCATAGCGGAGTGGTAATGAGCTTACCGCAACAATCGCAGCGTTTTCCTTCTTCTACCTCAGCTACTTCACGCATGAAGTTAATGGTCTCTGCATCTCCGGTAAACACCAAAGGAACCTGACCGAGTTCTGCATCAGAATGGACGATTCTCGGCAGAGTATAGGACGTACTGAAATTCCAAGGAATGGAGGATTCCCGAAAGATTTCAGGAAGAACATTCGTTGCGCTGCGCGGCATTGTCGTGAGATTCGAGTAGCTTTTGTCCTCCGTCAGGTCAACTTCCGGCATAACTCAGTTCTCCCCTTTCAAGACCTTGAAAGCAGTACGAACCCTATCGAAGAATCCCTTCTTTGAAGCGGACTTACGCTCACGTTGCCGATACAGACCATTCATCGAATCATCCAGATTGTTGAGCTGGTCATTCAACTCGCGGATGCTCTCCGGGGTAGAGAACTTCTTGATAATGTCTCGGTTCGCTTTTTCTTGAACCGTGGCAACCATCTTGTCAAGTGTCAAGTCGCAGTATTCATCGACCCAGTCGCCAATGAAATAGAAGCGCTCAACAATGGTGTGGGTGGCAGCATCCTGGAAAGTTCCGAACAGAATCGGGTCTTTTTCACGCTTGACGGCTTCCACGCGTCGCTCTTCCCGTCGAGTATAATCGGTAAATACGACATACATTTTGTCGAATATACCTTTGCACTTTTCGATTCTGTCAATGATTTCTGTCGGTATCCGCCGCTGATAGTTCTCCAGCTCGACAATTTTGATGACTTTATTATCTACCATGTGGATGAAGTCATCGACATCACTCTTGTAGACAAAGGTGTCAATGCCAACATCGAGCAGCTTCTTCTCACGGGTAATATTGTCGATATGGAATAGCAACTTCTTTTGGGCCGCGATTTGCCCGGAGCGCTGATACTCGTCCAGCAAGGTAAGACAGTTTTCGTATAATTTGGAAAGGCCAGCTTCCGTCATAACCTGTTTGCGGCTTTTGACCTGAGCAAAATACTCGGCTGGCGAAATAGTAGTGTTGTTATTCACGACACACCTCCGATAATTTTCTTTAATTTTGTTCCAACCACTTCTTGGTTAGGAATAGAATCTTTTCTTGAAATGCAGGATTTGGGTAAGCAGGTGTATCAGACCAGACCGAATTAGAGATAATGGGATAGTTCCACCATTCTTCATCGTGAGGAAAGCGCCGTTTTTCGATGGTCGCATCTACCAGCCAGCGCTTTTCTATACGTAAGGGCTCGGAATATTCGGTCAGCCAGCACTCGTGAGTAATCTCTGCGTCCCAGACATATTGGGAAACTTTCCGTTCATCAAAAAATGCCGAGTTGTTACACTCGGCACAATAGGTTCTGATAATAAACGGAAGCTGGAAATCCTTCTTCCATGCTTGCTTTGCGCCTGCCCTTTTGACTTCAGCAAGCAGAAATGGAATCGTGATACCAGTTACAGTGATTCCGGTCAAGCAGTCATCAAGAGATTGCCCAACACAGATTCGTGGAACGCTTTGGTCTTCTCCCTGCATCAAATTTTGAGGGACTTGGGGTATTACCTTGTCTGGTAACGTACCTTCATCCGTCATCAAATGATAGAGAAGCATGGCTTATTTCCCCTTTCGCGGTTTACGGAATGGGTCAAGGTCGCCAGGACGGTAATCATGTCGGACATAAGCCTGGATGTCTTCATCCGACAGTTTTTCAAAGATGTTTAGCCAGCACTGGGCGTTGATTTTCATGTCGCCGCCCATCGTCATGGCCCTGTCGCACTGGACAAGGTCAAAGTGAAAGTCGTTTTTGTAACGGCATTTTTCAGCCGCTTTTGCAAATCGTGTGAACGAACTCAAGTTCTTTACCCTCCTTCAAAGGTCTGAATAAAATAAAAAGAGCAGACCCTCAAATCGAGAGTCTGCTCATGCGGTTGCATAAGAGATTATGAATCGTTAGTGTGGTCGAACGATGTGGTATCTATCATGCAATTTCTATTCTATTCAGTTCGCACGCCTGTGCAAGGAGGTTTTTAGTTTAGTGGTGATGATTGAGTCGTTCTTCTGCTTCATCCCAACGTCTACGTTGCTCCTCTTCTTCTTGTTGCTTTCTTACATAATTGGAATATTCATCCATGCCACGTTTGTACTCTTTCTCATGGCAAATTTGTTCTGGCGTCTTAAATTTATCTGGAATGAGAAATGTCAGCGTTGGAACGCCCATGAAGGCCAAGAACAGGAACCAAGCAAGGAAAAAGACGAATGCTTTGTAAGCCAGCAGGATTGTAAAAGCAGCGATAGCACCGTACACAAGGACTTTCACATAAGTTGGCTTTGTGTCAAGTTTAGCCTTTGCTTTTTTAAGCCAAGCTCTAAAGTCAGAAACCATTTTCTGGATTTCTTCTTTGATGTCGATGTTCTCCGGCGCTTCTGGATGATTATATTTCTTTTGATTTGCCATGATTTTCACCTCATGGCGACATTATACCATGAATTTGTAGAAATGAGAAGACGGCAGAAAGAAAAAGCTCCCGGAATAATTCCGAGAGCTACGCTTTAGATAGTTTCGACGAGTATTAGGGGCTCTTTCGTTACGCGAATCATCGTGGGCTTTGATGACCTACGGTTCTCTTCAAGGACCTTGACCATCTCATAGGAGAGCTTCGCCTGCCAGCAAGTATCTTCACTGGCTACGCTTAAATCGAGCGATGGAACGAGGCAGCTACGCAACTGCTGCAAGCCTTGCTGTACCTTACAGCACTGGGTATTATCCGTCAATAGGATGTCGGAGATGCGACTGAACTTGCCAAGCATAATGTGAGAGTAGTCATCGAGTAATTGTCTTAATGAATATCGACTGCTATCAGAAAACTCTGCCATAAAGCGAAAGCGTTCTCTGGGAGCATCGAAAGGCGTGGCAAGGTTTACTGGACGCATACTTTTGATTCCGAGCTGAATATCATCAGCTGCAAGGGACATTGCAGGCTGCTCAATATTGAAGTATGTCTCAGGTAATTCTTCTCTTACAGTAAGGGTTGCAGCCTGGCTTACGCTATAGGCCGTAGCCACATCTTCCAATATGGCATCTATATCGCCACTATACAACTTTATCATAGATGCGCAGGCTGTACGAAGCAAGTCTGCTTGCTTTTCGGTCATATATAGGCGGTACATAGTGTTTACTTCCTTCTATTGGTGGCTTTTATTCACCATTTCTGATTTGTCTGAGGCACTGGTCTGCAGTTAAAACGAGCCGCTTACTGATTGGAATGCGTAAGTAGCGAACGTCAAGGTCACGAAGTCCGAAACGAACTCTGTCCAGCGCATCGGCATCTTTCAGGATGTTGTAAAGGAGCAACGCTTTTTGCTTATCTTCTATACGAGTATCAGAATCCAGCGCTTTCTTTGCTTTCTTATCGTCGATGCAATGGTACTGAATTTGGAACTCGACAACAGGGTCCGAATGATTTTCCTTGTAAATCGCAGTGCTGTATTCCCCGTGCTTCGGGTCTTCATCTCCGTTCTGGCGGCCAATGTCATGGAACGTGATAGCCTGCATCAGCTGAGCTACGTCATCTTCTTCCAGCACAAGTTCCTCGTTTTCGATAATCAGGAGTGCCAAAAGGAGAACGCGAATGGAGTGAAGTACAGAGTGGTCTTGAGGAACTGCCTCATATCTGTACAATAAATTGACCGTTTCGCGCCACCGGTAGAAGCAATCGAGGTCATCGTCTGTCAGAACGGAGAGAGCTTCAACAGGCGGTATTTGTACATAAGAAGACGTATCTATGCCATAGATGCCTTCGGGGAATACCAGAACTTCTTTCTCGTTACGCCTATCCAACATAAACAAGATGTCTTGCTTTTTCACTTTAGCAGATACCACGCGGGCATAGCCGTCCGACTGGCGGCAAGCAAAGAAGTAGGCCACGCGGATGTCTGTTGTCCATGAAAATGCTTTATTATAGGGAGCACTGGCTTCTGCCTCTCCGCGATAGATGGTTACTTCATCCGGTAGCTTGTGGAGTGACTTGCGGAACTTGCGCTGAGTAGATGCTCCCATCCCTTTGGTGACTTTCTCCATTTCTTCCTTAGAAAACCAGGCACCACCAAAATCAACTTCTTCATAGACTGAAAAGAAGGTTGTGAACATTTCTTCGGATGGCTCATTTCGATTTACATATTCCCGAAGTACATCCGTAGCGAGGTATCCGCCAAGATTCGAAATATAAAGAGTAAGTTTGTCACCATGCAGGTTTTTGTAATAGTCACAGTGTTTCAGAATACGCTGGCAAAATGTTTCGTCATCTTCGCCAGCTGGCATCGCCAAGCGTTGGTTTCCGTAGATGTTGAGAGACACTACAATGGGATAAGGCGGATTGTCCATATCCACATAGTACATGGAAGAATACGGAGACTTAGCATAGAAGATTTTATCAGCAGGCAAAGTATACTTGGCTTCCCACTCGGACAGGGTGAAGCCTACATCGTAGCCGTCTTCGCGAAGAGCTTCAGCGTCCGATTCCGTCTGCACTTTTGTGATGCAGACGAATTCGCTCAGCTTCACCATGTTGATTTCTCTTAAAAGTCCATTGATGTTCATAAACAACCCCTGAAGACGCATTGCTATTTATTATACATTGTCGTGATTCTTGTGGCAAGTATATGGGCAAAGAAATGTGTTGTACTATTTTTGCGGCCAAGTGCTGACCGTAACGTACTGCCATGACTGTGGAGCGCGCTTTACGCCAAAATCTGACAGTTGCATGTTGATGGCATACGGTTCTGTTACCTTCCAGCCGTAGAGAGTACCGACATTGTTCTCGTAATTGAGCAACTGTTCAAAGGTAAGGCAGCTCTTCTCGACAAACTGAGCAGTCATTGCGAGCAATTTCGAGCTGGCAATGCAATCCGGGAACTCGCGTAAGCAGTCGAGCTTTTCGATGTCATTGCAGATAAAAGCGGCCGTGATACGACCTGCACCGCCGTTGGCCTTCGTTTCATAGCAGAAAACCACAAAGGGATGGCTGATTTCCCAAGGCATCGTTTTGCGAACTTCCATGACCTTGTCGCCTGCCATGATTTTATCGAGCCATTCCTTTTTGATACTCAGAAGAATCGCTTTGCCGTTGTTAATTTCGAGTGCGTGCTGAATGGGATTCATAGTGCTCCTCCGGGGGTTGTGTTCCTTGAACTTTTCGCACAGTGGCAAGTTCTACTTCGCGTTTTCCTTCAGGTAAAACGAATGTGGGTTCAATCCAGCGAACTTCCAAACGGGTCCGTCCTTCTCCAACCCAGTAGTGGTGCCAGTGGGCGCGACGAACATGCGGGCGAACGGAACGCCCTGTTCCTACTGCGTTCTTGTGCTTTTCGTATTCTGCTGTCGTCGTAGAAAGCTGCTTTTCAAAACTCTTGCCGATGATATAGCCAACATTGTAGGTCTTAACATTGACCTTCTTAGGTTTCGTGCCGGGCTTAGAGACGAGAACTGGACGCTTTTCTTTCGGAATCTTGACCTCTTTGATTTCAGCGTTCTTGGAAGCAAGATAATAGGCGGCAGAAACTGCTATGCGCAGATATGGTTCCATCTTAGCGTTATAGTTTTGCGTCTTTTCAAGCTCTTCCTCGCTCATAGATGCGCCCGGTACTGTAGAAATGGTTGTTGCACCGACTGTAGCTGTGTTGTTCTCGTTCTGGAACGACTGCTCGTATGCGTCGTTGCTGCGGCGGAAAGATTCAATCAGCTTCTTGCCGTTCAGACACCAGTGCATAACTTGGCAGAGTTCGATGTTGTCGAAGTCTGGATTTGCTTTGAATGGAACGAGCAGGAAGAGCGTATCGGTGTCGTTGGGACCGTGTGAGTCGTCGAATTCGATATGTACGAACATGGCATCATGGGGGAAATCTGACGGAAGATTCATCACGAAATCTCTATACGGCAGACGCATCATAATATCAGAGTATATTGGAGCGTCTTCTGTTTCCGCCAGCATCTTCAGAAACGCAGGTGCGAAGTTGTATACGGTCTTGGCGAATCGCCAATAGTTGGTGGCATACGCCATTGAAAACTGTGCGGCGAGCTCGCCGTCCATCGCGTCAGCAACAAGCTGCCCATTTTTTACGAGCTTGTGCCCAAGAGGAATGAACTCCGCTGCATAGTAGTCGAAGCCTTTGCCAAGGAGCTTGTCTGCACCAGAATAGATAAGGAACTGGTTGCTCTGTTCAGCGTACCAGAGAGCACTATTTACAATGATGTTGTTCATGGCGCTACCTCTCAATACCAATACAGCTTAATGGTTCCGTCTACAAAAAGGATTTGACTGTATTCTTCCCCGTCGAGGACAATATAGCGGTCATCGTCATGTTTACGCGCACCAGTACAGTGGACCATCTTATCGTTGATTGCCGGGATGGTCGGTGCTTCTGCCAGAACAAGCTGTCCACGCATAGAGCAGATGTCCAGAAATGAAATGATATGGTTGCCCATCCCGATTACCTCCTTGATGGACTATAGTGCGCGGATACCCGCTACACCCTGAGCGCGAAGGAAAGGCTCGCCTGTCACTTTCAGAACAGTGTTGTCCCCTTTTCCATACGCATAACGGATTACTTTCAGCATCTCGTAAGAGAGCTTGCTGTTGTAGGCAAGGCCTGGATTGGAAATCCCGAAATTTCCGTTCCAGCCAACCCTCAACGCTTTGAGCTGAGGAATTAGCAGCTCTCTGGCTTCTATGACACCGACTCCACCCCAGCGAGCATCATGGTATGCTTGCAGACGAATTTCATCGGAACCATAACTGGTTGCAATATCTAAGGATTCATAGATGATTCCGAACTGCCCCATTAGGATGCGAGAATAGACATCAAGGATGTCAGCCGCCTGAAGCCAGCCTGCTTCGTCCGTTTCAATGAGCCTTGTATATGGATTTTCGTCTTTTACCTCCGACTTTATATCCACAGCAGAAAGAGCTGCGTCCAGAATCTTTCTTGCTGCCTTTTGCATGGTAGGAACCGGTCCTGTGACCATGACTTCAGTCAAAATTGTATAGGCGTTTTCAATGTCTGCTTTCTTCGCACCATAAGTCTCACCGACTTCTTTGCAGATAGACGAAAAGTCATTGCCGTAGAACACTTGCATGACCTGCATGATGCGTACAAACAATTTGTACTGTTTTTCTGTAAATTGAATGAACATACGCCGAAAACTCCTTTGCGTTACAGTATTATTTTACCATGAAACATAGCCACTTACAAACATGCAGCCGAAACCGTAACAGAATGTACACAAATAATTATCTTGAATCCAGTATAGCATAATCTGACGAAATGGCAACAAAAAATGCCGCACACCAAAGTGTACGGCGTTGGCGCTTGTGGTAGGATTTGAACCTACGAGCAGTTTCCTACTTCCGGTTTTCTGGACCGGCTCCTTCAGCCTCTCGGACACACAAGCAAATGGCGCAGAGGGTGAGGCTCGAACTCACATGCCGCTTTCGCGACGGCAGCTTAGCAAGCTGCTGCACTACCTATTGTGCGACCACTGCATAAAGCACCCACATTTTTCTTGCGTATTAAATTTGATAGAACTAACGTAGGTGCGTGTTGGTGACCCCTGGCAGACTCGAACTGCCGACTCCACATTGAGAGTGTGGTGACTTAGGCCAACTTGTCGAAGGGGCCTTATGGTGTGCCGGACTGGATTCGAACCAGTGAACCGTAACGGAGCGGTTTTACAGACCGTTAGCTTTAACCTCTTGCATACCGACACATAGAATGAGGCATTAAACCTCACTGGTGCTCCCGGCTGGAGTCGAACCAGCTGCACGCGGCTCTTCAGACCGCTGCTCTACCAGGTGAGCTACAGAAGCATGGTGACCGAAATGGGGCTTGAACCCATAACCTCAAGCGTGAAGGGCTTGCGACTTAACCAATTCGTCAATTCGGCCATGTTATGCCGCGCCCGGCGGCTGAGAATTTAAGCGATAACGAGAATATCGTCAATTTTAGTATCCAACATCGCGGCTAAAATCACGAGGTTGTCGATAGTAGGAAGAGCCGCACCAGCTTGCCACTTAGCGACGGCCTGCGGAGTAACGCCGAGGGCATCCGCCATATCTTTAACCTTGATGCCCGCCGCTTTGCGGAGCGTTTTGATGTTGGCACCAGTTTGCTGGATGTCTATAGTAGGAATCGTCATTTGTTTGCTGCCTTTCTTTATGCAGGCAACAAAAAAGCTGCCTGCCGAAATCTCGACAAGCAGCTATGACATGCAGTTATCGTTTAGAAGACGCACCGCATCTGCGCACTGACTGTGTTGGCCTGTCGAGGAGTATGGGAAATAAAGCTGCGTTCATAGGAACTGAACTCAGATTCATAACTATACTCGGCAAACGACATAGCGTTGACAGTGTTGCACAGCATATTGGGTATCTCCTTTCTCGTTTCGTTCTGACTCTATTATAGCACGTTTACATAGAAACGCAATCAACTTGTGGTTTACTTTTTACTGCACCATTTGGCCGTATCGGGAATGTATATGGCATCTACTCCCTCTTGTTTTGGGCTGGAAGGATTTTCCCTGGTCCCCGGCAGCAGGGTTCCTCGTGCTGCCCTGAATTTGGTGCGATAGCCTGCGCCTTGATGCAGTACACGTTCTGAGCCGAGTAATTTGTCGTTCATGGTATACTCCTTTCAAAAGCAATAATGAGCATGCACCTTTTGAGTACATACTCACCGTTGGCAGGGGTAACACGACTCGAACATGCAACACGCGGTTTTGGAGACCGCTGCTCTACCACTTGAGCTATACCCCTATATAGATGCTCCGGCTGGGATTTGAACCCAGAGTAGAACGGGACTTAAAACCGTCGCGTTTGCCAATTTCGCCACTGGAGCATGGATAGCAGTTGTCGTACTGCTGGACGTGGTGCTCTCGGTGGGAGTTGAACCCACACTCCATGAATGGAACCAGACTCTGAATCTGGCGCGTCTGCCTATTCCACCACTAGAGCTTAAATGGTGTCCAAGGTAGGAATCGAACCCACAGTAAATACTGGTTCCTTAAACCAGCGCGTCTGCCAGTTGTGCCACTTGGACATAGTGACAATTGACGTACTGCCGAACGTGGTACTCCCCGAGGGATTTGAACCCTCAAAAATGTGCGGTTTGAGCGCACCGTGTCTGCCATTCCACCAGAGGAGCTTATGGCGGGCGTAGCAGGGCTTGAACCTGCGACACACGGGTTAACGGCCCGCTGCTCTGCCTACTGAGCTATACACCCAAAGAAGTGACAGATGACGCTCTGCCGGGCGTGGTGCGCTCGCGGGAAGTCGAATCCCGAACCTGCCGATTAAAAGTCGGCTACTCTGCCAGTTGAGATACGAGCACTTGTTGCGCATCTACCGTGCCTTGCTTTGGGAGCACTGTCTTTGTGAATCTCACTTCCGATGCGCCTGAAAGTGATAGGTGGCCGAGGATGGTCGAGTTGAACGACCAATGTCAGAGCCAAAATCTGATGCCTTACCGTTTGGCAAATCCTCGATGTATACAATATGTATATTTGATACACTTTAATAAGCCTGCCCGGAGCATCTTCCGGTGGCATCAAAATGGACTGGATTTGATTTTCTGCATAGAAAAAGCACCCATCAGGCGTTGTGCGTCTGACAGGTGCTCATATCGTGCAGAGTACGGAAAACGGCCGATACTCGGATGGTTTTATACTACCATCACTGCACTATGATTCACACAAACAGACAGCACAAAGTTGCCGAGGAGGTACAAATTGCTCCACAGCTCTTGCCACTTATTCTGTTTGTTCATCATAGTAGCGAACATCGGTGTGTTCTCCTTTCCTAAAATCTCATTATCTTTATTATACACACTGTAATACACAAAGTCAATAGCTAAATTGCAAAAAGTCTAAGAAAAAGGCCCGCCGATTTCTCGACGAGCCTCAAGTTCGGGCTTGGCTAAATAGCCTGCAACGCTATTAGTTATGCCCCAACTGTTCCTGATGGTTTAGTCAGCAGCTTCCTCGACAACGATAGCTTCGACTTCGGTCTCTTTGGGCAGAGTGGCATCTTCCTGCTTGACACCCTCAGAGTCAGACTCTTCAGCATCTTCAGCCGGAACATCGGATTCTGCCGTATCGGCGGGAAGCTCCTCACTTACGGCCGGGGTTTCTGCTTCCACAGGGGTCTCAACCTCGGCGTCGGAAGGGTTTACACTTGCCAGAGACTGGCTTGCAATGCGGGGGATGGACTCGGTCTTGGTCTCGCCGCAGACAGAGCAGGTGTAGGTCTTAACGCCCTCATGGTCAGCGGTAGGCTCAACGGTCACAACACCGTTATCCCAACTGTGGTTGTTGGTCTTAGGCAGAGTCTCGATGAGTTCGGAATAACCGCAGCGGTCGCAGACGTAATCGGTATGACCGTCTTCCTTGCAGGTAGCGGGAGTGGTGTGCAGAGAACCGTTATGGCCCAGTGCGTTGGTGTAGTTGTCGGTAAAGGACTTGGAATCGTCTTCGTTGCACTTATGGTAGGTGTAACCCTGCTCAGTGCAAGTAGGCTCGACAACTGTCACGGTAAAGGTGTACTTGGTGGCGAGGATTTCCTCGGTTTTGGTTGCACCACAGACGGTGCAGGTGTAGGTACGGATACCGCTCTCGTCGTGAGTCGGCTCTTTGGTAACAACGCCTTCGTCCCAAGTATGACCCGTGGCATAAAGAGTATAGGTCATAGTGTGCGTCGGGTCGTTTTTGCAAGTCCGAGTCAGAGAACCATCCTCGGTGCAAGTTGCCTGCTTGGTGACAACGCCATCATCCCAATCATGGCCGGTGGCAGGAATCGGAGCAGTCTTAGTCTCATTGCAGCCGTCCACGGTGCAGTAGAAAGTGCGAACGCCGTCTTCCTCGCAAGTCGGCAGCTTGGTCACTTCATTGCGGCCCCAAACGTGGCCCAGCTGAGGGATAGTTTCGGTGTAGGTGTCACCGCAGTTCTTGCAGGTGTAGGTGCGGATGCCGCTGGTGGTCTGCGTAGGCTCCTTGGTCACAACACCTTCATCGTAGTCATGGCCGGTCGCAGGAACTTCCTCGGTCTTGGTCTTACCGCAGAGGGTGCAGGTAAAGGCCTTCTCACCTGCTTCAGTGCAGGTAGGAGCCTTAGTGATTTCGCCATCGTTCCACTGATGGTCTTCGGTAACAGGCAGGGTGCTGATGTGCTGGGTATCGCCGCAGCGCTCGCAGACATTGTCTACACTGCCCTCGTCCTTGCAGGTGGCAGGGGTCGTGACTTCCTTGTAGTCGTGGCCCAGAGCGTCGGTATAGCTGTCCTTGTAGGACATGGAGGCATCCTCATTGCACTCGTGCAGGGTGTAACCCTGTTCAGTGCAGGTGGGGGCAACCACAGTGTCGGTGTAGGTGTAACCCTTGGCAGGGATGACCTCGGTGTAGGTATGGGTCGGGTCATTCTTGCAGGTATAGGTCATTTCGCCGTTCTCGGTATAGGTCGGCTCTTTCGTGACCTTGCCCTCGTTCCAATCATGGCCGATAGCGGGAATTGCTTCAGTGTAAGTATGGCTTGCGTCATGCTTGCAGGTAAAGGTCTTGACGCCATCCTCGGTGCAAGTGGCAGCCGTAGTGATGACACCATCATCCCACTCATGGCCCAGAGCGGCAATTTCCTCGGTCTGAGTCTCGGTGCAGCCGTCGTTCAGGCACTTGAAAGTCTTGACGCCAGGCTGGTCGCAGGTGGGCTCGGTGGTAACAGTACCCTCGTCCCACTTGTGACCCAGTGCCGGGATAACCTCGGTCTTGGTCTCACCATCGCGGGAGCAGGTGTAGGTCATAGTACCGTCGGCCGTGCAGGTGGCGGCAACCGTGACAACGCCCTCGTTCCAGTCGTGGCCCAGAGCATCGGTGAAGTCGCGCTTCTCGGTCAGGCTCTCGTCCTGGTCGCAGATGTACACGGTGTAGCCCTGCTCAGTGCAGGTGGGAGCAACTGTCTCACCCTTGTGCCAGGTCTTCTCCAGAACAGGAATGTCCTCGGTGTAGGAGTCACCGCAAACGGTACAGGTAAAGGTCTTGACGCCCTTCTCATAGATAGTCGGAGCCTTGGTGACAACACCCTCGTCATAGCTGTGGGGCAGCTTGGCGGTGTAGTCAGCCTTGTAAGTCAGACCCGGAACCTCGTTGCACTCATAGATGGTATAGCCTTCGCTGGTGCAGGTTGCCGGAACGACTTCCTTGATATGGTAGGTCTTGTTCAGCGCAGGAATCTCTTCGGTACGGGTCTCGCCGCAGTCCTTGCACTTGAAGGTCTTGATACCGTTCTCGGTGTAGGTAGCCGCCTTGGTAATGACGCCGTTATCCCAGTTGTGGCCCTTGGGAGCGGTGTAGTTGTCGTTATAGTTCATGCCGCCCCACTCGTTGCAGATATGCTCGTCATACCCGCCGGTGGTGCAGGAAGCCTCATGGTGGCGAACAACAAAGGTGTAGGTAGGCTCAGCTTTCTTTTCTTCGGCTGCGGCCGGGGCTGCACTGGCCTGCTGAACGGGTGCCTTGGTCTGAGTCTTGCTGGTGCTGTAGGTCGGCTTCTTGGAGGAAGAGACATTTGCCTGGTCAGAAGAGGCGGAGCTGCTGACAGAAGAATCAGCAGTCTCATCCTTCGCGGCGTCCTGCTTAGTATCCTCAGGCTTCGTCTCAGAGTCAGACGTGGCGGCAGAGCTGGCCGTATCCTCACTCGTGGCGGGAGCCTCGGTCGGAGCCGGTTCAGACTGGCTGGTAGTGAATTCAGAAGATGCAACATTGCTTTCGTTTTTAGCGCCACAGCCGGTAGCGGAAACCGCCACTGCTGCTGCCATCGCAAAAGCCATGATACTCTTCGCGAGTTTGGTTTTCTTACGCATGGTTTACTCTCCTTAGCGTGTTTTAAATGTTGCTTTTCGAGCAGAAAACAGTCGATTTTTAACGTGCGTTCGTGTTTCCGTTCACTGTCTACATTATACCAAAATCCGGCATCAATTGAAATTTTGTGCCCTGATGCTTTACAAATTATTCATATTTGAAGTGCGTTCCGGCTTCCAGTTGATGACGGTCGTCAGTATTGACTGTATCTCCTTTCCCTCGTAGAGCGAGAGCTTGTTTAGAGCATGACGCACCAGAGTGTCATGGTCGGCGACACTCATATCTAGTGGTATAGTGATGGTAACAGTGCCAGAAAGCGGAGTGAGGATGATAGGAGTGTTGTTTCTGAACTTTTTCTCATCTTTCGCCAGCCAGCCGTTTGTCAGAAGATAATCATACAAAGCATACGGATTCACAGCCGTCACAGAAACACGACCATCCAGCATCTTGTAAGCCCGCAAATACTTGGTTTCTCGAAGCAAGTCTTTCTGGGTCAGCGGATATGGCAGCCTGGTAAGGTGCATGTTGCTGCGTAAATCACTCAGTTTGACTTTAGTAGCAACCGGATTCTGACGGATATGCCAGATGTATTCGGCGTAGCTCATTCCCTTCCGGCGGGTCAACACATTTACCGCGTCTGCCACCTCTTTCGGGAATTCTGCCCGGACGTCATCCATTGTAATGGTTGTATCCTCGACAGTGTCGTGCAGGTACGCAACAGCTTCGGCTACCGGGTCATCGTTCACCCCCTTAGCAACCACCGAGACATGTGCGATAAAGTAGTCTTCCCCTGCTTTGTCCTTCTGCCCCGCATGGGCTTCTACCGCCCAGCGTTTGGCTTTTTCGACCATCTTGGTCAGTTCTAATTCGGTCATACAAAACTCCTCATAAAACAAGAAAAGCCGGGATTGACCCGGCAAAATCATGGCGGACGGGGTGGGATTCGAACCCACGGACACTTGCGGCATCGCTGGTTTTCAAGACCAGTTCCATAGGCCACTCGGACACCCGACCATGTAGTAAGATGTTAGCCGCAGTTGTCCCCCTGCGTTGCCCGTCGTCCGCCCCGTGGAGGCCATCTTTATGGACGACTGACGGAGTTTTGCTCCGTCTATACCGCAGCCGCTTTCGCCACACGGTATGATTATTACGGCTTGCTTGCGCATCCTGTTCTATCGGCGTGTCCGCCGTAGCGCGGCAAGATGAACAATGCTCGTGGTGTAGTTTTACCCGAAAAGGAGACTTCGGAGGCCCCGCGCTATTTCATCATGGAACTTAACTAACGACACAAGAGTATTAGCCACAGATGTATCTGTGTTGCCCGTCATCCACCTCGTGGAGGTTGCTCTTTTGGACGACTGACGAGGGTGTGCGCCTCGCCAATGCCGCAGCCGGTTTCGCCACTCGGCACTGCATTTTTTCGGCTTGACGATGCCCTGTGTAAATCGCTTGTCCAAGCGGCGCGGACAAGGCATTCGTCTTCGTGGTCATAGTTAAGGAGTTCCGCGCAAATGACCGTACTGCGAATCAACAACAGTACAATGCACGCCCAGAGACAGCCGCAGGAAGCGGCATGTTGCTGGTGGTGGAAATAGAGGGATTCGAACCCTCGACCCCCTGCTTGCAAAGCAGGTGCTCTCCCAGCTGAGCTATATCCCCATGATGGCGGGGCATCCCCGCCGGACAGTTTTAGGTGTACTGGAAGTCGCCGTACTGCTTGACCTCGCGCTCCAGGTGGAGCGGAATGGTCTTGGTGCTTCGCTGCGTGATGTCGCTACGTGCCACCAGAGTCTCGCTTACGCCTGCCGCCTGAAGAACTTCAAACAGATTGGACGGTCCTGTACCAGCATAGCCCGCCGTCAGTCCGTTGACACGCATTGTAAACCCATGCAGACGCGGTGCCAGGCCGGAGATGAAGTCGAGCTCAACAACGACCTCGTCACTCTTATCGTTCACACGTTTGACTGAGATAGCACGGATGTTCTGGCTTCCGAAGGTCTCAATCAGTTTCTTGGCTGCCGCTGCGGTTTCAATCGTGGATGTACCTTCTACATTGATAATTGCCTGCTCCATTGGAATCATCTCCTTTCTACTTAGAGTTGTCATGCGCTGTAGCAGATAACGCTCTGCCCTGCGAGGCTTTACGTTGTCCATTCGTGTTCGGTTCCGGCTACGACGACTTCCGTAAGGACTTAGCCAACCGCCAACAGGTGCATGCCCCCGTTGGAAGCTTCTTGGGCGGATTCTCAAAGAGCGCGTCGCCCAATCGGACCGTGGAGCTTAGTGGCAGATTCGAACTGCCCGCCTGCACATTACGAGTGTGCCGCTCTGCCTAATGAGCTAACCAAGCATGGCAGGATGTTTTATGCTTGTTATCATCCCAAATCAGGGCAGCCAACCCTGCATCAAGCACCATTCGACAGCCACGCCGACGGATTCTGTATTGTACCCTCTCCGCTGTTTTCTGGTCTCATTCGCGACTGATACCGGGACTCTCGGATACTATCAGGCACAGCACCTGTTTGCCGATTCTTTTTGAGGCTGTCCATTGGCATTCGGACAGCGGACCACAAGTGGACCATGCTCGCTTTATTTAGTGTCGTGCGTACGGTGACAGCGACGGTGGAGCGGGCAGCGGGATTCATTTCTATTCACGCCACCCATGTGGGCAGCGACAATTGCTATACCCCGCGTGGTGGGTCGCGTCTGGCTTTCGCTTTTGCGGCCTTTATTTTGCTTCGCTGTTTATGTACCCAAACCAGCAGCTTTCGCAGCCAGCGAACCCCGCGCACCCTTCCTCGTACACGTCATTCCATGGCGGACATCTGAAATTCTTTTCAAAGACTTTTACCATGTTCTTTTTGATATCTTCCACGGGTCCGCTGAACTTCATTCCTTTTGTCAATTCTTCAAAAACCGTCATTTTTCTTTCCCTCCTTCTCGCCGCGTGGAGGCTACCAGCGTAGGGATATTGGAGGAGTATATCGGGGTCGAACCGACGTTATCTGCTTGGAGGGCAGAGGTATTAACCGTTATACGAATACTCCACAAGATTGCGGGTGAACCCTCATTTAGCCCCGCCATGATGTTCGTTTAGGAGGTAGTCGGCCCCGAACGCCATCTTTACACCACCTGACAATCTTGCGAATCTCATCGCTGACTATGCGTGAGAATCCAAGAAAGCGCTTGGGTGTTGGTCAACTTCAAATCTTAGAGCCCTACCGTTACTTCCCTGTCAATTCGGGCGAACGGTTTTCGATGGGCTGAGTTTGTAAGACTGCGGCTCACTTACCAGCTGCCGTGCAGCAGTCTCGCCTGTAACGGCTGTGTCGCGTCTGGCTGCGCCCCGGCTTTACGGGGATGCTCGTACGTCTGCATGCTTGATGGGGCGGGATTTGTTGTTTCCGAACCGTAGTTCGAGAGGAAGCACTCGCCCACACAACTTCCTGGCCTTTAGGGATACCGCTCACGTCGGGAGCCGTGATGCGATTCCCAAGATTGAAAACTTAGCCATGTCGCGGGTATTGACCGCAACGATGTTGCCCACTGCTCACCACGAGGAGGTTGTTTTCTGAGCAGTAACGCGGATTGTGTGAACCAGTCCGCGCAAGCAGCTTCCGCGTATTCCCTGCTGCTCGAGGGGGTTCGTTGAGCGTCCGCTGACGCCGTACCCCGGAGGGAACGTCCAAAGGCGTTTTGCAGTACGGAAAAGTTCGGTTTAGAGCCATGAACTGGGCCAAGGACTGCTTACCTTGTCTGGTTTGCCCTCCAGATTGGGTTGAGAGCATTCGTCAGCGACTGTAGAAATCGTTGTCCACCACCCGCCGCGTGGAGGCTGTCTCATGGGTGGCTGGGCTCGTCGGATGTTTCCGGCGTGCCCAGATAGGCGCTACCTATCGTGTCGTTCTAAGGCGGGAGCTGCCCGCCATCAGGTTTACCTGTGCATCGGATTATCCCTTTCACTTATGCGGCCTGTCGGACGTAATTAGTGCATAGGCGTTCTCCTTTGTTCAGATTTTGACATCGGACGCGGTAATTACTGCATCGGAGTGCCCTCCCTGTTAGATTTCGACCTGTTTAACGTCCGTGTCAGGACGTGTTCTGGATGGGTGGTGTCACACCACCGTGTTCCGTGCTTACGCGTCGCACCTGTACTCCACTATTACGCCTTATCGCGCGATTGACGTGTTCCCTTGTACTACACCCAGTGGCGACTCGTGCCGGACTCGAACCGGCGACCTCCAGCGTGACAGGCTGGCGTTCTAACCATCTGAACTAACGAGCCATATATGACCGATTTAGCGTCGCGGCCGAGACGATGGATACGGGGATGGGACTTGAACCCACAACCACCAGCGTATGAGGCTGGTAAGCTACCATTGCTATACCCCGTGTCAATAACAAGACATTGGCCGCAAGAACCTTCAAAACTTGCGTTGTCCATCCCTCGCCACGCGGAGGCTGTCTTGTGAGGGATTCTCGGAGATTGCGCAAGGATGTGTAGAACTATACTGGTGTAGTATGATGTGCTGCAAGCAGCTACAATGCACATTCTCCGAGGTTGTTATTACCGTCTATCAAGTGAGGGTATGTAGCACTATAGTAGTTGTGATGTGTGTCGGGATGACACTTACAACACTTGATATTCGGTATATGGCGGGTCGTACAGGGCTCGAACCTGTGACATCTTGATTAACAGTCAAGCGCTCTGCCGACTGAGCTAACGACCCAGAAATAAGACATTTGCCACGGGGAGCTCAATACCCGTGTTACCGTCACCGCCGCGAGGAGGCTGTCTTATGGTGACATAGCCCGCAAGATGTGTGTATAGCATCGTATCAAGAAGTTACGATTCATCAAGCGGGATTTTGGATTTCAACGGAGGAACGATGAAAACCAATGGAGCTTCCGGTGGGACTCGAACCCACAACCTACTGATTACAAGACAGTTGCTCCGCCTGTTGAGCCACAGAAGCATGGTAGTCGCAAGGAGTAAAACCTTGACGACTAATGTATTATTTAGTATATGCGGTTCGCACGATTCGGCAATACAGATTATTTGAAGCACATTCTATATTTTGCGAATCTGCAAGTCACTGACATCTGCAATGTCTCGGTTTTCTTTCGTGACATCCTTTACCGCGCGTTTCTTTGACCAGAGAACACTCAGGACGCGATTGCGAAGGTTGTCGTCCTCGATAGTGGATGTCACTTTTACGATTTCTGACTCGCTCAAGTAGACTGTTCCACCCTGCTGAATCATGGTCGGATACCCGTTATCACTTCTCAGGACCTTTTTATCAAGGCTATCGTAGGCGTATATCGCGTCGATAAGAAGTTCGGCCGCGATTCCGTCCAGCTGTTCTTCCGTGATACCCTGGAAGACGAGCCAGCGGCGCATGAACGAGTCATCCGGGATACTGTCACTGTAAAGAGAGAACAGAGGAGATACCAGTTTGTTGCTCGAATAGCGCTCATGCTCTTCATCGACATTCAGGTTGTCCTGCCAAAGCTTCAGCATCAAGCCGTCGCCGTAGTAGACGAACGTGTCGTGAAAGAACCCGGACGAGCACACCTTGATATGGTCGATGTTCGCAACTTCCTCACGGTGGCAGAGTACAAAACGCGTGCCTTCACTCTTGCCGTAGGTCTCATCGTCCCACTTGACCGTGACCCGTTCCAGCACAAACCTGTCGTTGAGGAGCTTCAGAACTGCTTTGATGGGAAATACTCGCCAGTCCATCAGATGTTTCTCCATTCCTTTGCTATCGGGTCGTACTCGGCCACTTCTTTTTTCGTAACCTTACCGTCCTTTTTATACAGCGTGACGCGCTGGATATAGTTGGCGGCATTGGTATCAAGTCGGCGCATGGCCTCAGCGGCGGAGTTTGTCGTAGTGACACCATGATAAGACCCACCGGAACCCATGACATCCAGCTCATAGTAACCGGTCTCGTAGTAGACCGCCACATCCTGTTCGTCGGGGGAGGCTGCGTCCAGGATGACCTTTGCGGTATCCTTGCCGCCGCCTGTATAGGAGTTGCGGATGATGCGAGCGCCACGGTCATTTCCCTGCTGTTCATAGGCTTCGGCAATGAACTCAACGTAGGTCTTGAACTTCTGTTCGTCACTGTCTCGATGCGCTTCAATGAGCTTTCCGAGCGTAACCACACCAACAACATTCATTGCTTTTGCTCCTCTCTTGAACTGTCTATATTATACCATTTTTCGAGTTCCGACTCGTACTGTGTAGGCCAATGATTCATAGATTCTTAACAAACTTACGCGTTTTTACAGGAATGAATCTGTAATGACCAGTCTCATCTTGTTCGACTCTCCATTTCCACATGTGGCCTTGCATCTGTTCAGAATAGAGCATCTGGTCGGCTGGTAAAAGGAGCCCTATGCCGTAGTATTTTGTGAAAGGTCTTCTCTTTTCGTGGTTCTCAGCAGCACGAGGAAAGGGGCGCTTCTCCCGTTTTAATTCATATCCGGCATCGAGCAGTTCTGTGGCATAGAGCGCCGCATTCACCCGATGAAATACATATAGCATTTGGGTGCTTGAGAAGTAATAGAAGATACAGTTGGCGTTTTTATAAAGCCACCCATCTGAGTGATGGAGCGTTGACTCATTGGTGACAGGATTGCAGTTGATGACATTACCATTTTCATCAAATAGATAGGAGTCAACGGCCTGTTCCAGGAAGATGTTGCCGGTAGTGTATGTATCTGTTTTAGCATCGAGCGTTACCGTGCGGCCATCTTTGCGATGAATCAGGAAGTCAATATCCTGTTCTTGATACGTTTTGATGCTTCTCACATCTTCGTAGCTCTCAAAGCTCAACCTTCCCAATTCGCAGCTCTTTTTTACGTAGTCAATTGCCACCCGTTCTCCGAGTTTTCCGACCGCAAGCTGGTCTTTCATGTTATAAGCCAAGAAGTATCACCTCCGCACTTTGCGGCAGGCGGGGCACTTAGGACCATACTTGCATACGGTAAAGAGCAACGGCGTCCATTCTCCGTCCTTGCCATAGCCGCAATCGGGACATACCAAAGCAATGCGTTCACCGCTTCCGGCGGTCAGTTCATCGGGCCGAAACTTATTGGCGGTCGGATGCCACATAGCTGCAATCTGAGGGTATCCAACGCTGATGATAGGCTTCGTCGTGCATTTACGAATCCGCTTCATTCTGCTATGAGAAGTCCTTAATCTGGCGCATTGCGGACAGCCGGTATGATTCACGCCACTACCGCAAGCGAAAGCCAGGAGCGGATGCCACTCGCCATTTTGACCATAGCCGCAGGTCTTGCAGACAAGATAGACATGCAGACCGCTGCCGGATGTGATTTGGTCGGGCTTAATGGTATTTAGTGTTGGATGCCACTGTTCGGCAATTTCAGGATGAACTGTGGCTACATCATTCACGCCTTTGACCACGATTCGTCCAGCACAAACCGGACAGCCGCCTCTTGTACGACAGACAGAAGAAAGCACCGGCCGCCATTCCCCATTTTCGCCGTATCCACACCGAGGACAAATCAAGGCAATGCGACGACCGCTTCCGCACGTGATTTCATCAGGACCACAGTCATTGGCAGTCGGGTGCCACATGGCAGCAATTTCAGGATGTTCCTCTGCCACTGTGCCACGGGGTTCATAGAACTTAATCTCAAATTCACGCATCCTGGCCCTCCTTTTCCTGTTGTTCGATGACCCAACTCACAATATGGTCCGTGCAAGCTTTCGTTACATTGCTGGGCGTATAATTGTGGTCAATGTGAGAGAGCAGGTCTTCAATTTCTTTCTTGCTCGCTGTATAGCCAACCGAAATGAAGAACTTCTCGCATAAGTCATGCGCAGACTGAGTATCCAGCATGCGAACACGATGAAGGAAGCTGAACCGACGGAACAGTGCAGCGTCAAGCTGGTCTTCCCTGTTTGTGGTTCCGATAAGGATAACGTCATTGGGCAGCCGGTCAAGTTCCTGCATCAGAGCAATCGTCACGCGGCTCATCTCTGCTACATCGTCTCTGCCGCCGCGCTTCATACCGATAGCATCGATTTCGTCGAGGCACAACACACAGGGGCTGCGTCTGGCATAGTCAAAGACCAGGCCAATGTTCTGCTGTGTCTTGCCAAGAGCCGAGCTGATAAGACCGGAAAATTTGAGATATACGAACGGTAGGTCTGCTTTGTGGGCAATGTATCTTGCCAGTTCTGTTTTACCAGTCCCAGGCTCACCGCTCAGGAGCAAAGAACTGGTATAGTGAACGCCCATTTCTTTGAGTTTGAGAGAAGCCTTTCTCGTTTTGAGAATCTTTTCAATGACCGCTTCCTCCGATTCACGAATGAGAAACCTCTGTTCTGGAAAATCGGATACATCTTCTGCCACCAAAAGACCCTGCATGTTGAACGGCAATTCAATGAATCGCGGCTCAACATTATTGAGTTTTGCCAGGCAGTTCGCCTTGAACTGCTCATCTTTCGCAGCGGTGATACTGTTCAGAATGATTTTTGCTTGCATCTGTGCTTTGCGAATGTCGCCTTCTGCTACATAGCGAAGGAGCATGCGGTTGTTATCATTCATGGTTTATTTACCTCTATAAATGAAAAGACCCACCAAACGGCAGGTCTTGATTCTTTGTTATTTATTTGCAAAGTAGGTGTCTGTGTCAGCTCTCGCGGCTCTCGCCTCAATATCAGCTTCGTTCAGATACCGAACGCTTTTGAATGTGTAGTTGGTATCGCCCTTTGTGCGAACATAGATGCCGCGCTTTGCGTATGTCAGTCCAGGCGTCATATCGCTGTCAGCTGTAGTCAGCAGTTTGATAATCTGATGCTCACCTGCATCATCAACCACGCAAAGACTCACATCCGCATTGCCGTCACATGGGTAATCTTCCGGCAGCTTCACTTCGTAATCCACCACTACGAGTTCCGGGTTTTCGATGCCATCTCGCAGCTTATCAAGAGCTGATTCTTCAGTTCGCAGTACAGAAAGAGAATTACTGAGCGCAATGGTGTTGCTGATGTAATCTTCATTTTCTGTTTCGGTAGTGATTTTAGTGATGCGCATTTCAATGTCATGCCATCGCCCATCGGTCAAAGAGCCATTTGAAACTGTTCCCCAGTCGCCGAGAGCGATAAGGTTATTGTTCTCGCCTCGCACCGGTTCTGTTTCCATACTGGTTTGAGCTGGAAGGCCTAGCGTTTCGCTGCTTTCAGCCGTTGCCACAGGGAAATCGGCGGGCAGCGTGCTGACGGGATAGCAGGCAGTCAAGGCAACAGCAAGCGCCGGAATAATCAAAAGCAGCTTTCTCATTGTTCCTTCGCCGCCTTCTTTGTTTTCTTTCTTCCCCTTTTACGGTGGATTCCAGCTTTGTGCATGATGTCGTATCCACATGTGGTACAGAAACCATACTCCTTAGCAAGTGCCTGAATTGACTTCTGCGGGTTCTCTCTGACTGCTTGGATATACCGTTCCTCTCTTTTCAGGCGTTCTTTCTTTGCCTTTGTCATCACATCAGAATCCCGCTGGCAGGTATATTTCGGGTCTACCTGCTTGATGACGCTATAAATCGTTGCGCGGTTCATGTTGTATTCTTTCGCCAGCTCAACGGCCGTTACACCCTTGCTGTACTTGCGAGCGATTTCTTTGTCTCGTTGTTTCTTCCATTTGTGGAAGTCCATAGAGCGTTCGTTACGACTCTCTTCACGAGATACTCTATAGCAGATATGGGTTGATACATGATGCTTTGCGGCTGCGTCTTTGATAGACATACCACTCTTCAAGTCCTCGACAATGAGTCGATTCCTTTCTGCCATTGCTTCTCTATCAATCAATGTTCTGTCCTCCTTGCATATAAAAAAGCAGGCCCTTAAAAGAACCTGCTTTAGTGGTCGTCAATGCACTTTTTGGTCTACAATACTCAGTTTACTCAATTCGCACAAACGTGCAAGAAGGCAACATAAAACGGTTTTATTTCCATTCCATATATGGAATATGTGCCAACATAAGCAAGCACACTTCAAGATTTGCTTCGATGTAGCGAGCAATTGTGTCGAATCGTTGATTCAGACTCAATGACTCAAAAGTGTAGCCGGATTCAGAAAGAAGCATTTCCTCGCTGCTTGTATACAAAACATTGAGCATTGCCGTCAATGCTTGCAGAATTTCCGTATCGCAGTTCTTCTTTGTGAAGAAGAAATATCGTGTTGAGTTCCCATCGGTGATGCCGATTTTGCCTTCATAGTCATCAAAATTTGCAAGGTCACCAAATAGGCTGCAAGCAATATAGCCAAGCTTTTCTTCAACCGGCACAGTGACCCACAAAGGATAACGCTCGTTTGGCTGAAAATCAGTCTTGCCACAGTTATACTCCCACTCGATGAAAGTACGAATACTGATAACTTCTCCGTACGGCGTAATAATTTTGACGTTTTCCAATTTACTCACCTCACTTGTGCGTCACATGACTTTATTGTATTCAATTCGCAATGAAAAGCAAAAAGAGGGGCCGCCTGACGGCAGTCCCTCTTATGCAATGTGATTAGTATTTTCCGGCTTGTACACCTGGAATGGCTTCGATTTTCTTGAGGATGTTCTCGAAGTTGTGCATGACATACGACGAGATTTCGCACATCTTCTCCTCGTGGTTCAGGGTGTCGAATTTGGCAAAAGCGCCGTTTTCCTCATAAGCAGCTTTCACCTCTGCGTAAACACGCTTGAAAACATTCGCGCTTTCGATGGCAACCTTGTCAGCGTAAAACGGGCACCAAACTTCTTTGGTAGTGTTGGCGGTCTTGATGAGGATAGGTTCTCCCCTGTCATCACCATTGCCCAGCATCTGGAACAGGGACATAGACATGGCCTGCATCTTCTGGGAAGGAGTCAACTCCTCCCATTTGGTGCCGGGTTCAGCAATCTTGCAACTGTTGAACTTGGCGTATGCACAGCCGGTCTCGGCCTGGTAGTTTTTGTCGCGAGTCTCCGTGTAAAGAAACTCGGCGACATCTTTGGTCGGCATGGATTTGCTCATCAGAATAACAGTTTTGCTCATGGTGGTATTCTCCTTTTTGAAAAATTACATCGTCGGACTTTGCGGCAGCCACTGCTGCGGATAAGCACGAAGCAGATTCTTAGGCACGCAATCGCTCAGCGCAGAGTTCTCAGCAAGCGCCATGTCGATGATGTAGTAATCATCACCGTTGCGCATCACGTCAACGCTCCACTGCCCTGTCAGCTCTACGTGCGGAATAACCATCTTCAGCTCATCCAAAACATTCTGGACACTCTCCTGGTAGCGCTTCTCCAGCACATCCTCGTGCATCTGGTAGATGACGTAGTCGTGCCGTTCCTGTGGACTGCTCACTTCCTGGAATTTCCCCTTCATCACATCGCTGCGCCAGTAGGGACTCACTCCGAGAATCGTCTTGGTATCAAAGTCCACGAATACACGATATTCAGTGTGCAGCGGCAGACCGTTATAGATAGTCAGGTTTCCTTCCTTGTCCTTAACGTACTCCCTCACGACCCACTCGTTGGTCGTATTTGCCCCGTAGAAGCAATGCCCATTGCCGGGTGCTGCCATAGAGCAGGTCAGATGGTTCAAAAACAAGAAATACTCGCCCATCTCACGGACCTCTTGAGGTTCATGGACATGGGCATTGCGGAACTCGTACTTGGAAGAGTACGTGCCGGTTTTGATGAAGTAGTCGCCATCATCGTCCAGATGGAAGATTCTCTTGCAGTAACGATTCACAATCGCTTTCGTCACGGGATTAAGCGTCTCAAAGCCGAGTCTCGTGAGTTGGAGCATCGTGATGGGCACATGCAAGAGTTTTGTCTCCGGCACCTTGAAGAACTTGTTGCCGTCCAAGGCAGCAACCAGTGGCGGCAGCCAGTAGCTCATTGTGTTCGGATTCATTTCAAGCATCTGATATGTGATGTCATCGAGGTCCAGAATGTCGAGGCCCTGGCGGAACATGTGATACTGCATCGCTTTGTTTCGGTCGCTTCTCGCATCGAGATACGCCTTGTAGTGGCTGAGAAGCACCTTGTAAGACGGCTCCGAAATGTCAATCTTCATCAGATTGCCGGTCAGTTGTGGCCGAAGTTCTTCCGGGAACTTCTGGAGGTCTTCGTTCGTTACCGGCGGAAGGATATGCTGGTTTGCGGAATATCGAACGTAGTAACCACCGCGTTTCGGCTCATAGATGTACAGTCTGGTGTCATCCATCAGCTCGGCAACGATTTGGTCAATGAGATTGTCCAGCTCTTTCGTAAAAGGCACGCTCTTATCGAGCATTGCCTTTACGGTTGCGGTATCCCACTGGAGAAGATTGTCAGACAGTGTCCCACTTTCCAGCACTTGGGTTTTGTAGACATCCTCAAAGGTTTTAAGAGCATCAGGGCTTGTTTTCAGCATCGATGCAAGCTCTTCATAGGAAAACGGCTCATTTTCTTTCTTAGATAGCATTGCACCGATTTGAGCAAGCATGTCATTGAACTGAGCCATCAGTAGCCCTCCTCATCGGAAATCTCATCTGCCGTCAGGTCTTCGTTGAAGTCCACGGTCAAATCAGCAACCGGCGCGTCCAGCTTTTTAAGGCCGAACGACTCATAGAAGCCATCAGGAATCTCGGCCGCATCACCCCAGTTGAAGTAGCCACTGTTGAGTCGCAGCGTCTTTTTGCCTTCTTCGGTATCCAGATAAGACTTTACGGCGTTGCGTACTTGCGTGAGAACGTCATACGCTTTTTCAGAGTCATACTCAAACTGCAACATGGTCGTCTCGGTGCTGAATGGGCCGATGATTTCGTTTGCTGCGATAGTAAAAATTTTAGTCATGGTAAATACACTCCTTTGTTTTGACGCAAAAAGAGCGGGCCTCCCGCGTGGGAAGTCCGCTCTTCAAGCGAAATTGTGAATACGAAGGGCAAGTCGCCTTTTCGATTATGTTATCTATCGTACACTTTTATCTTACGCAATTCGCATATTTTGACAACCGAGTGCTTTTGTTGGATGAATGACTGGATACGAGTGGCATCGTCATATTCGAGATGAAGGGTCGCGTTTACCATATTAGTAATAGATTGGATTGGTTATTGGATAGAATTGGATAGATTTTGTATTGCTATGAGTTAATATCTAATCAAGAACGGAACAGTTGATACCCT